GTCCTTGTGACCGATGCTCTCCGTCATGATGTGCGACATTTCGTGCAGCGCGATGAACATGAGCGTGTTGGAGTCAATGAGCTTGCCGCCCTCCTTCGTGGTGTTCAGGCAGAACGCCAGCTTCTCGCCCTTGTTCTCGCTGTAAGCGGTGAACTCGCTGGTGGGCAGCGTTTCGCAGATTTGCTGCGGGTCAAATTTTGCGACCAAGCGCCGCACGTTGTCCTGGTCGGGGTACGTCTTCTCCATGTACTCCGCCAGTTTCTTCATGTTCACGGTGCACTGCGCCAGCAAGTCCGCCGCCATGACCAGCTTGGCGCGCTCGCGCACGCAGTACTTGTTGCCGTCCACGTCGGACACTACGCACTTGAGTTGGAAGGAGTCGGAGCTCTGGTACACGCGAATGCATATCACGGCAATGAGTGCAATCAATATGTATCCTAAAATGTTGAAGTTCATTTACATATTATAAACATGTCATTTTATAATTTGCCGCACATTTCGGGTCATTTGGATCATTTGGATCATTTGGATCATTTGGAACCCTTGTAGACAAGCCCGCATTCGTCGCGCGTTTCCCACACCCCGCAAATGGCGAGGGTGGTGTCGGTGGTCTGTGACGCGATGGAATGAACCGGGCGACGCGTTTCCCCCAGTTGCAGCACGTACTTCGCCAGAATGGCGCTTTCCACGTGGACCAATGACGCCACCGGCGTGTCCGACAGCACGAATCCCACGCTGTTCAACGAAATGTGGTTGGTGGAGTAGGTGATGCGAGAGAATTTACTGTTGTTATTGATGTGGTTGTGGGTGTTGCTGTTGTTGCTGTTGTTGCTGTTCTCGCACTGAGTCGGGCCAAAGTGCACGTGCCGATGATCAAACTTGTCCGCGTAAATAAAAAAACTCATTGTCTCTTAATATTTGAATTGCAATGTGTTTAAATAAATACCGTTGTTATGTGTATTGACGTCCTGCATGAAACCCGTGAAGGATACGCATTTTGAAAGCTACGTGGAGGCGGCGCGCACAACGCCGCTGCACCCGAAGCTGAAAACCATTTACGCAACGGCGTTTCCGTCCAGCATGAACCACCTGCGCAACCTCATTTTTTACGGACCGAGTGGGACGGGCAAGTACAGCCAGGTGCTCGCGTGCATCAGCAAATACAGCCCCACCCACCTCAAATACGAGAAGCGGTTGTCAATTGTGTGCAACAAGGAAACCCAGACCATAAAAATGAGCGACGTTCATTTTGAAATTGACATGTCGCTGCTGGGCTGCACGTCCAAGCTGCTGTGGGCCGAGATGCACAGCCAGATCATGGATGTGGTCAGCGCGCGAACCGACCCGGTGGGAATCATCGTGTGCAAATACTTTCACAACGTGCACAGCGAGTTGCTGGAAACGTTTTACAGCTACATGCACATGCCGCACCACGCCAGCATCCGGCTGAAGTACATCTTGATCACGGAGCACATCGGCTTCATTCCGAGCAACATTTTGAACAGCTGCCAGGTGGTTCCCGTTGCGCGGCCAACGTCCGCCATGTACAAGCGGGTCACGAACACCACCGTGACCAATCCCGCCGCCGTCACCAACATTCAAGCCCTGAAATGGGGGGGCGAACAAACGAAAGACCCGAAAGACCCGAAAGACCCGAAAGAAGCGCAAGAGCTCTTTGACAACCTGGTGCAGTACATTTGCAACATGGATCAAATCCGGTTCGGACAAATGAGGGAATTGTTGTACGACATTCTGATTTACGATTTTGACATCCACGAATGCGCGTGGCACCTCGTGTCCGAGTTGAAAAAACGCAACATGCTACGGGATGACAACATGTCCGCGGTGTTGATTCAAACCCATAAGTTTTTGCAGTATTACAACAACAACTATCGCCCCATCTACCACCTGGAAAACTTTGTGTTCATGTTGATAAAAACGATGTGCGAAAACACAATAAATCATCCACCAATACCCACATAAACACAAACCACAAACACACAGTACCCACAACGCGTAAACCACAAAGCGTAAAGCACAAAGCAAATGAACCCGAAAGATGCCCGCGAAGTTTTAGGAGTGTCGCGTGACTGTTCGTCTGCGGAATTAAACAAGCGCTACCGCATTCTAGCGTTGCGGCTGCACCCGGACAAAAATGGCAACACGCCGGAAGCGACCGCCGCATTCCAAGAGCTGAATGCCGCGTATCGCATGCTGTTGCTGTCCGATAAGCCGAATGCGTCCGATAAGCACAATGCGTCCGATAAGCCGAATGCGTCCGATAAGCACAATGCGTCCGACAAGTCCGACGACGACAACGAGGATGGGATGGAGGAGACCGCAACGTACTCGGATATTTTCATGCATTTTATCAAATCTCTCTTTCGGAAGACAGGACATTTCAAAAAAGAGGAAACCGGACCCATCCTGTTCAACTTGTTGCACCGCATTGTGCACGATTATGCGTCGGTTTCCGTCCACGCGGCGCTGGATTCGCTGGATCCGTCGGTGCTGTTTCAACTGTACGAAACGTTGGAGCAGTACAATGCAGCGATCCGCATGGACTCCCGCATTTTTGAGGAAGTCACCCGCATCCTACGAGAGAAAATGCAGAAAAATAACATCATCATTTTGAAGCCCTCTCTCAAGGACGTGATTCAAAATAACATTTCGGTGCTGAAGGTGGAGGGGCACACCTTTTATGTGCCGCTTTGGCACAGCGAGTTGCACTACCGCATTGACCCCGACCCGACCAATGCGGACGCGGACGCGGACGCGGACAGCGGCAAGCAGCTCGTCGTGAAATGCATGCCCGACCTGCCGCCGCACATGTCCATTGATGCCAACAACGAGCTGCACGTGGACGTGCGCGCGGACATCAAGGAGCTGCTGAACAGCAGCGGCGAAGCGCTGCGCATCCCGCTGTACGATTCGGAATGTTTGGAGCTTCCGGTGAGAGACTTGCGCATTGTTGCGCGGCAAACGCTGCAGCTTCCGAACCATAAGCACGGCATTTCCCTCATTTGCGCAACCGACATTTACGAGGCGAGGAGCAAGGCGCCGATTTGCGTGCACGTGCACCTGGTTTGAATCATGGAATCATGGGATGACGTGGTCCGATGCGGCGCAGAAGCACTTTGCAAACGTGAACACCACGTACTGCACCACGTGATCCATGTTGCACTCGTTCGCGTGCATCACGTTTTCCAAATGGGTGAGCAGCTCGTGCGTCACGAGTTCGGGGTGTCGCCGTATGACGTGATTCGCGTACGTTTTTATCATGTGCTTGCGGTCCAGGTTGCACCGGTGGCTCATGCGTTTGAGCCCGTCGCACACGGCCCGAACGTGCTCGGCGCTGGTGCCTTTTTTTAAGTCGGCGGTGAGTTCGTCCCAGTTGGCGTCGGTTGCGATGGCAACGGCGAGGTTGCCGTGGTACACGTCCTGGTTGGTTTGCATGTAGTTGATCATGCTGCGGATGTCGGAGTTGAACTGCTTTTGAATGGCAACGATGGTTGCGTCGGACAGGTTGAGCCCTTCGCTCGCGCCGACCTTGCGCATGAAGTGGAGGATGTCCTGCACGGGCAGCTGGTTGAACCGCAGACGGACGAACTCGGTTTGCAGCGCTTCGTCAATTCGGCTGATGTAGTTGCAGATGAGGCAAAACCGCACGTTGTGCTGGGAATGGTCGTAGCCGTTGAGCAAGTGGCGCAGCGCGGTTTGCGCGTTTTTGGTCATGTAATCCACTTCGTCCAGAATGACGAACTTGATGCCGGCCCCGAAGAGGGACTGCGTCGTGACAAACCCGTTGATTTGGTTGCGAATGATGTCAATGCCGCGCTCGTCGGAGGCGTTCAAGTGGATCATGAACCCGCTGTTGGTGTGCTGCATGGTGGATTGCTGGTACTTGTTCACGAGGTTTATGATGGTGGTGGTTTTACCCGTGCCGGGGGGGCCGTAAAACAGGAGGTTGGGGAAGTGCCCCGTTGCGATGATGTTGCGCATGAGGAGCTTGTTCAGCGGGTCCAGCACAATGTCGTCAAAATTGGTTGGCCTGTATTTTTCCACCCAAGGGGTTGACGCGGTTGCGTTGGTTGCGTTGGTTGCGTTGGTTGCGTTGGTTGCGTTTGTTCCATTCATTCAAATGGTTATGGTTATGTATGCGTGTGATCAAGTATTCAACCATTTGAACGTATTTTTATATTGATATTTGTGTAAACCAAACATTGCAGTAAAAATTGATAATTAAAATGACTTGCACAATTTAGAAGCAACATTGCTGTCAATTCAATGCAATCAAATCAGTCTGGATATTTAGAAATGGCGATTGGCCCCATGTTTTCGGGGAAGACCACGTGGCTCACCAATTTGCACAAGCAGTGCACCTTTTGCAACATGCGCGTGGTGGTGGTTAATTTTGCGGGCGACACGCGATACGCGGCGGTCGGAGACGCGCTCCTTTCCACACACGACCGCACCATGATTCCTTGCATCATGTGCTCCACCATTGAAGAGCTGGAAACGCGTCACGCCGACGAAGTGGCCGAAGCCGACGTGCTGCTCATCAACGAAGGCCAGTTCTTCGGCGACATCATGCGCGTCTTGCGGTTTGTGGACGCGGGCAAGCGCGTTTACACGTGCGGTCTGGACGGAGACTTTGAAAAAAAACGCATCGGCGCATTTCTGGACTTGATTCCGCACTGCGACAAGGTTTGCAAGTTGACGTCGCTGTGCAGCATTTGCCGCAACGGGAAGGAGGCGATTTTCAGCTTCAGAACCACCGCCGAAACCGACCAAATTGTGATTGGCAGCGACAATTACATTCCGCTGTGTCGCGCATGCTACACCACCCAAACCGAGAAAAAATATAACAAAACAACTTAAAATGGATTGCGTATTTCATACATAATAAGTTTGCGCATTTCTTCATTTTTTAGTTTGCAATGCCTTCCAGAAGAGCAAAAGCCCCGGCCCCGGCCATACCCATACCCATCGTCAATGATGCCATACCCATAGCCAATGATGTCATACCCATCGTCAATGATGCCATACCCATAGCCAATGATGCCATTGCGGTTAAACCCATTGCAAAAAAACGATCGCGCAAAGCACCGGTTGTACCAGTTGTAGAAGTTGTGCCAGTTGCATCAGTTGTAGAAGAAGAAGTGGTTGCATCAGTTGCATCAGTTGCATCAGTTGCATCAGTTGCATCAGTTGCATCACTAGAAGCACCGGCGGACAAACCGATCACAAAAAAACGCGGGAGAAAGCCCAAAGGCGGAAAACTGATCCAAAATTTGACCAACGACAATGTGGTGGTGTCAATGGTTCCCAACATCATACTGCATTTGAAATGCGGGGCTGCCGACATTGACTCCTCCATAATCCACAATTACAAAGAGGGCGACGTGGTTTCGTTCAATGTGATGGACAACAAGGGGGCCGATTTGCACGATTTGTATCATTCGGACAACGAATTGAAACCCAATAACGCGTTGATGGGAAACAACGCATACAATTATTTGAACGACACTGCTTCGGACGACGATTGCGACGAGGGTGGCAACACGACCACAAAAACCATCATGAAAAAACTGAACCACCTCAAAATTTCGTTCCACATGAGCGACTTGTTTCAGACAGTTGGCGCGGCTCCGCGCCGGTCGTGCTGTTTTTGGGACACGTGTGAATTTGACACGCCGCCCGTGTACTTGCCCAAGTGCATTTCAAACAATGGCGGGTACGTGGTGTATGCCTGTTTTTGCAGCCCGGAGTGCGCGCTGGCTTACCTCATGAACGAGCGCATTGACACGTCGGTCAAGTTTGAGCGCTGCCAAATGTTGAACGCCATGCACGGAAAGGTGAACGTCAGCATTAAACCGGCGCCGAACCCGCATTACACGCTGGGCAAATTTTACGGGAATCTCTCCATTCAAGAATACCGGATGCTGTTCAAGAGCGAGCAAATTGTGTACGTGGTCAGCAAACCCCTGACGCACATTTTACCTGAAATTTACGAAGAAAACAACGACTTCATGCTGAACAACAAAAGCATACCCACAAACAATTACAAGCTGAAAAAGAAGACGAGCGCGTTTGGTTGAATGGCGTGTCATGGCATGACGCCAACAAAAAAATAAAATTGAATGCAATGGGGTCGCATTGCATCCAACACATACAATGAATAGTCGCAATGTCGTGCACCGCAACACTGTCCACGCACCAACGCCATGTGTTGCAAAAATTACTCACGAGAGAATCTCAAATTGTGGATCAATGCAACGCGCACCTGTCCCAGTTTTCACACGTCATGAATGAGTTGCAGTGCATTCTGCATGCTTCCTCCGATCTGGATGAACGCGCACTCAAATGCGACGAATTCATTCGCTCATGCGCGCGATTGGAATGCAATGCGTGGTCCAATCACGACCCAGTTCCCAGCGCGACGGTTCAAACCGCAATGAACTGCAACTGCATCTGCATGCAGGCCGCGTGTTTTCGCGTATTGTACAAATGGACCCCGCAGTTGGACCGGTTGCGGATGAAACTCTTGAAAATCAAAAACATGTGCGCGAGACCGAGAGCAAATGAGGGGGTTGAAATGTGCACGCGCATTGAAAAAACCGTGCGAAAAATTCTAAACCTAAAGACGGCTTCTCATCATTCCCATCATTCTCAATGAGTCCGATTCATTGTCATCAAGGAGGTTGAGTAAGGTAAGTATGCCGTATGGGTCTCTTATTTCACATACGTTGTGTTTGCGTGCCTCTATTTTTTCGTTGATGTCCTGAATTGCGGCATTATGATTGTTGTCATTGTCATCATTGTTGGATTGCATTGTTGTATTTGTATTCTGGTGGTAAATATTGTATTGTTTTTATTTTAATTTCTCTCGTTAAATGTATAATCAATCCAATCCAATCCAATCCAAATCCAATTTCAACAAATGTCTGAACGAGGGCTAACCATGGTGATGCATTCCGTTGTGATCGGCGTGGCCTTGTACGCAATCATGACGCTGTTTTTGAAGCAGTCTCCCGCGATAGCAGAAAACCGCAGCATCCTCGTTGCGGCGTGCGTGCTCATTTACATGATTGTGTTTGGGCACGGGCTGCCCGGCAGCATCAACTCGCAGCTTTAGATTCATACCATTAGAAAATAATTTCATCTAAAGTGAATAAAATTATTTTTACTAGCCCGACTCGTTGACGTCTTCGTAATCCAGCGCGCCCCCGTCGTCCGCCTCACCGTAGTCGTCGTCTGCTGGTAGTGCGCGCAGGCTGTATTCCTCCGCTTCCATTTGGTCCGCCTCGCGCTCGGCATCCCCGTCCAAGAAAATTTCGCGCTGCATGTCGGAGACGAAGTCGCGCCGGCTCAGTTGCCGTTCTTTGCTCAGCTGCTGCTCCATTTCCTCGCGCTCGCGGTCGTACGTGTCGCCCACGTACTGGCGCAACCCTTTCTGCATGCCCACGTTCCAGTCGCCCATGCGGTGGTCCTTGAAAAACTTTTCGGTTTCGCGCTGGTCCTTTGTCATGTTGTCAAAGCCCTCCACGATGAGCTCCTTCTCCTTGTCCTTGGTGCGGCGCACGCGCTCCTTGATGGTGTCGGCGTTCATGTCTGTCGCCGCGCGCTCGTCGTCCACGATGTCGGCGTACGCGAACAGCAGCTCCACGATGGTTTTGCCGACGACGGTGCGATCCATTTGCATGAACTGCACTTCTTCAACAAGCCCCTCGGCCGCGGCTTCTTCGGCGCGCAGCGTGGCAGCAACCATCGCGTCCTCTTCCACCGGCACCGTTTCCTCAATGATGACGCCCTCGTAATCCACCATGCGCGTGTGTTCCGCGAGGAGCTCTAAGAAAAAGTATTTGTACAGCAGGTGCACGGTGCGGTTGTCGAACACGGAGAACGTGGTTGTTTGGTTTGTTTGTTTTGCCCCTTGCTGCGGGGCGATTTCCGCAAAGAACGGGACCACGCTCATGAAGCGCATGAGGTCGCGCACCCGGCGCTGCAGTTCGGCGAGAAGGGACGCGAGCTGCCGGTCGCCGTAAAATTTGTACAGGCCCGCGCACGTGCGGGCAATAATGTTGCGCACGTCCTCGCGGTGCACGGTGCTGAGTTCCCAGTGCGCCGGCACCCGGATGCTGTTGGCATCGCGCTGCACTTGATGGCATATCATGCCCGGAAACACGCGTGCCAGGCTGTGCATGCAGTTTTTCGTGAACTGGACCGCGCGGTTCAGGGTGACGTCGTCGGGTTCAATGACGCTGCCGCGTTTTTGGGGGGCAAAGTCCATGAGCGTGCCGAACACGGCCTTCAACTTGGTGCGCTGCTTTGCAAAGTTCGGCACGCGGGCTTTATTGGCGTCCAAGAATGATCCGATTTGGGCCCAGCGGTCGTCGCACAAGTTGCTCAAATACGATTTGAACTCGCGCATTTCGGGGGTTTCTTCGGACAGCGCCAGGTCGTACGTGTCCATGATGCCCAGCACGTGCGTCTGCAGCGCGTCCGGTATAATGGCGATCCCGCTCTTTGATTGCTTTGCTTGCAGCTCGGCAATCATGTCGCGCAGTTGCTGGTCGGACGACCACGCCGGTTTATCCAGCTGCACGGGCAGCACGTTGTGGGAACACACGGCCTGCATCAGTTGCATGAAGGCGTCGCGCGTGAAATTGACGCCGCGGCGCTTCAACCGCTCAATTTGCGTGGTGACCGGGTCGGACGCGCTGAACTCGTCGGGCGCGGGCTTGTTCAAGCAAAAGAGCTGCAGCTGCGGCGGAACGGGGCGCAGGTTGCTGTAGTTGCAGAACGCAATGAACGCCATGTAAATGGTGCGCTCGTCAAACTGCGGCGGCAGCGCGGGAAACGCCGCCTTGCTTGATTGGGGGTCGTACAGCGTGGCTGCCTGCCCCAGCCGCACGATGCGGTCAATGACGGCCTGCGTCTTCGCGGCGTCGTCGTCGCATTCTCGGATGCCCGGGCGCTGGCGCACGAAAAAGTCCAGCGTGGTGCTGTCCCCGCCCTCTAAGCAGCACGCGTTCTGCAGGAACGGCACACCGCCCTCGGTCTGCGGCCGCAGCAGCAGCTGCGTTCGGTACTTGCTCACCACTTCCTGCACCAGCTGCTGGATGCCGAGGGAGAAGTACATGACCTTGGCGCGCAGCACCCCGAGCTGTTCAGTTTGTTCCGACTTGCCGCGTCGCAAGTTCTCGTCCAGCTGTTCCATGAACTGCGGCGACACCATGTTGGTGGTGGGGTTCACGACGCCGCCCAGCGGCGGCAGAAACGTGGTCATGCGCCGAATGTCCAGCTCCACGGGCACGAGCTCGTCCGCGTGCTCTTTCAGGTACTCGCGCTTGAGCGCCAGCAAGTCGCCGATTTCGCCGTTGGTCACCACGTACTTGTTCATGAAGAGCTTGATTTTGTCGGCAATGCCGGCTTCCTTCATGTCCTTGATCGCGCTCCACGGCTCCACGGACTTGCTCTTCAGCTGGTAGGCAATGCAGGCCACGTAGCGAATGCCGCTCATGTCCTCCTCGCCGAGCAGCGGGTAGCCGAGGAAGGACCGCACGCACCCGGGCTGCGTTTTGTTGGTCTTCAGCGACGGAACGGCGGTTTGAACGGCCACCGTCAAAAAAGTGAGCGCGTACAGCAGCAGCGACTGGTGCAGCGACTCCTTGAACGTGGGCAAGCGTTTTTTCTCCTTCTCAAAGTACGCTTGGGCCGCGCGGTTGTATTGCTCCTCCGACTTCAGGGTGGCGTTCAGCGTGGCCATGGTCTTCTCCACGATGAACTCGCGCAGGGAACCCAAGTCCACGTGCAAGTAGTTGCCCATGGACGTGACGACGTTGGAAATCATGACGGCGCGCGGGTTGTCGTACTTCTTGGGGACCGTGGATTTTGCGCTTGTTGCCGTCAATGCGCCCTCGCCCTCGCCCTCGTCCTCGTCCAATGCGCCGCGGAAGTCACTGCCCTCCTCCGTGGCCGATTCCAGGTGCATGATGACGTAGCCGCTGTGCTTGTCCACCACGGCGTTGCCTTCGTCGCTGATCTCGCCCTGCTCCCGGCACACGGTGCGCAGCACGGACTGGTACGATGCAGTAGTGGAAGCAGACGTGGCCGTGGAAGCCATGAACGCCGCCGCCAGTCGGCGCAAGAAGCCGGGCAGCAGCTTCACGTCGGTTTTCACGCAGTACAGCCAGTGCGGGTCCTCGCTGAGGCGCTCGTTGGCGCCGCGCGTGTAGCGCTCCGCGAAATTCAGGACGTCCGCGCTGCGTTTGACGATGTCGGACTGCCCCAAAATGATGGTTTTCAACCGCTCGTACGGCGACTGCAGAATGTCCTGGAAGTCGTCGGCGCTCACTTGGTGCCGCAGCTGCGCGTCGTTGTATTTCGTCATGCGCGCGTACTTCATGTGGCGCAAGCGCGGCAGCACGGTGTCGTAGTAATTCAGCTTGCCCGTGATGCGCTGCACGGTGCGCTCGCGGCTCTCGTTCACGCTGGCCTTGAATTCCGCGTTCATTTCGTCCAGCAGCCCCTCCTTCACGGCATCGGCCGCCAGGTTGTAATCCATGCACGTCTGCTCCACGGTGAAGCACTTGTCCTGCACGTTGCAGAAAAAGGCCGGGTCGTGCATGCTCACGCCCGTCGGGATGTTGGTGTCGCGAATCCACCGCTTGTTCTTGCGCACGTAGTACAGGCTGCGGTTGGTGCCGTCCGCGTTGTCCATCTCAATGACCGCGTATTGCCCGTCTTGCACGGGGCGCTCCCCCAGCAGCATGGCATCCGCCTCCACGCCCGCCTGGCGGTCGTCCGGCACCTTGAGTTCGCGCTTGATTTCCTCCTTGAGAAACAGGATGAACTCTTCGCGCGGCATCTCCTGCTGCTGCGACGCGTACTTTGTGATGAAGTCGTACGCGGTGCGGTCAAACTTGCGGTCAAACGCGATGTCCGCGCCGTTGTCGTCCTCCAGCTCGTCCGAGTCGGCCAAGTACTGTTTGGCAATCACGATGTTGGCGCACTTGTTGGCGCCCTCCTCTTCCGCCTTGCGCTGCTTGAACTTGGCGGTCTGCTGGTTCAGCAGCGCCGCGAAATCAAAGTTCGTGATCAAATCCAAGTTCAGCCGGGCAATCGCGCACGTGTAGAGTCGCGCGTTGTCCGCCACGAGCATGCGGTGCAACAACTCGGACGGGGTCAAGGACCGGCGCAACCGGAGCTCCGCGTCGGCCGCGTCCGCGCGCTGAAACGCGGTGTCGCCCGCAATGTTGTACTGCTCCTTGGAAAAGCCGTACGTTTCAAACACGCCGCTTCCAGCCGCTTCGGCGTCTTTTTCTTGATCCGCTTGGTGCGCTTGGTGCGCGTTGCCGCTCACGAGCAAGTTGTACATGACCGACATTCCCAAATAAATGACGCCGTAGTTGTGGGTGCGCACCTTGTCGGACTGGGCCTTGAGCAGCGCGTAGTTGCGCTTGTGGTCGCGAATGCGCTCGCGCAAGAACGCCACCATGTCGGTGTACTGGCGGTGCGTCAAGTCGCGGTGGTACACCATGAAGGGTTCCAAATAATTCACGATTTCGGACAGGGTCAGGCTGCCCACGAGGTGCTTCTTGACGAGATCAAACAGGACGCGGGTGCGGGGCACCACAATGCGCAAGTACTCCGCGAACCGATCGGCGTCCGTGATGTCGCTGCTGAACACGTACTCCTTGATGTCCTTCAAAAAGTCGCGCGAGTTGAACGCAATGTGCTCGTCCAAGTCGTCAATGGTGCGCGTGCTGACGCGCGTGGTCTTGCGCAGCAGCTGCCAGTAGTTCAAGTTGTGCTGGTTCAGCAACGACTTGTCCAGCACGTTGATGGTGTGCAGGTTGATGCGCGAAAACGACACGGCCGGTTCGGGCAGCATGACAAACGACTTCAGCGTGAGCGAGTCGGCGGGCGTCATGGGCACCACGCTGGCCGTCATGCGATTCGCGCTCATGGACGTGGCATTCAAGTGCGTGAGCCCCAGGTTGTAGCGCTGCATGACGAACCGCCGGGTCTTCAACTCCTCGCCCGCCACAACCGACGACTTGAGGTCGCCCAAATTGTCAATGACGGCTTCCAAATTGTCGCGCACGGCTTGCGTCACCATGTAATCGTCCTCGTATTCGGGTGGCGCAAACGGCGTGAACTGCCGCGCGCTCAACTTCTGCATGTACGCCGCGTGCGAATCGCCGCCGCTCTTGTACGCCGCGTGCAACTCGGACTGGTCGGCCAATGCGGCGGCCATGCGGATTTGTATGACGTCCTCGGTTGAAGCCGAGAGCGAGACAGACGCTCCACCCCCCTCTGCGACGCCGGCTTCTTCGTTCACGTACGTCTTCTTGCGGCAGGCCGCCACCGGCAGAATCCAGTACAAGCGCTGGTTCATTTTGCGCAGCGCGTCAATGAGCGGGCGGTGGTCCGGGCCGTGCGTCAGCGGCACGTGCGCGTTCCCGCTGCGGTCAAACGTGGAAAACTGCTCGCGCAGCTGCTTGAACCGGGTGATCAGCGTGTGGATGCCGTTCAACACGGAGTCGGTGCGCTGGGTGGCGGGCACGCCGGACAGGAGCGCGTTCAACAAGTCGTTGGTTTGCGACTCCAGCGTGTAGCGCTTGCGCTCGGTGGGCACGTCCACCATGAAGGAAAACTCTTGCACGGCTTGCGAAGCCATGATTTCGTCGGCGTCGTGCAGCATCTCTGCAATGGCGTTGCGCACTTGTGGAACCGCCACCGACACGGTTTGTACGGGGGGGACCAGCCCGTCGTCAAACGCTTCCACATTCGCTTCCTCTGCTGCTGCTTCTGTTGCTTCCACATTCGCTTCCTCTGCTGCTGCTGTTGCCACTGTGGAAGGCGGCGGCCGTATGTTGATGCGTTCAATTGGCAAGTGTTCCGGCAGCCCCTTGAACCCGAAATCAATGTAGATGACTTCGTTGTCGGGCGCGGTGGTGAGTTCAATCATGTCTTCGCCGTCTTCTAAATTGGAGATGCGCCCGGTGATGACGGTGGGGTGCTCGCCGCCAAAGTAAATGTCCACCCACGTGTTTGTAATTAAACCGTTTTGGCGCGCGTACCCCGGCTCGGGCGCGTGGTCCAAAATATTGATGTTGAAAATGGACTCGTCGGAGAAGGACCCCGTTTCCGGGTCAATGGTGAGCGTGCGCAGCAGCATTGTCTCGGCATCAATGAGCCGAAGCTTGGTTTCGTCCAAATAGTCAATCACATACACGCGGTTGTTCAAATCCTGGTTTTTAGCCTCTATTTGAATAATGTCGCCCAGCTTTAAAGAATGCACATGTTCTTTTCGGGCTTGAGGATGAGACATTGTATATATATATACATTAGTTTTAATTTTATTATGATTTACACCAATCTTATACATCGTAAAACAACTCCAAAAAAACACAAGGCAGGTCGTCAAGGACGTCGTCAAAAAAAGGTGGCCGCACAATGCGCCAATAATGCATTTATGAATTTATGAAATGAAGTTAAAGACATTCACGTTAAGAATAATAGATTAAATCAAGTTTAGATCACACAATGCCTTGGACTCACGATTTGAAGTGCGCCGGACCTGACATTTTGCGCGCGTTCAGTCTCATGTTTCACGACCCCGAAAGTGCCGAACTGCAATCCCTGTTGAAAGGAATGAAGTTGACGAACAAGAAATGGAAGAGCGGCGGCAACGTGCATTCCATCCTGAAATACACCACGCGGTCGTTGAACCACGACGAGCTGCAAACGCTCGGGCTTCTGCGTTCCGTTGTTTTGGATCAGCACGGTAAGATCCTGGCGTATTCGCCGCCCAAATGCATTGTCCCTTCACTCAATACCAACAATAACAACGACAACAACAACAACAACAACAACATCCTGGTGGAAGAGCTAGTGGAGGGCACGATGATCAACGTGTTTTATCATAAGCCAAACGGCCAAGAAGAAGGCGCGGACTGGGACCTGGCCACAAAGAGCTGCGTGGGCGGAAACATCGTGTTCCACTCGGTTGAAGCAAATGAATCCATGCAAGAACAAAAGAAAACGTTTCGCCGCATGTTCTTGGAGTGCATGAACGAAGCCGGGTTGGAGTTTGACGCGCTGCAAAGGGATTGCTGCTACAGCTTTGTGATGCAGCACCCGAACAACCACATTGTGCGCCAAATTAGGGCACCCACACTGTACCTGATTGCCGTGTACAAGGTCGACAACGAGAACCTGGTGGTGGAGGAGCAGTGCCGCGACGAGCACTTGGCCCGAATCAACAGCAACAACCACAACAACAACAACCACAACAACAACAACAACAACAACAACGAAAAAACCTTGGTGCGGCTGCCGCTCCAATTCACCGACGTTGATTTGCGCGTGTTGCAGGACATATACACGTCCGCGAATGCGCCGTACGATTTCCCGGGACTGGTTTGCCGCGAGCTCAGCACGGGCGCGCGCTTCAAGTTTCGCAACCCGAACTACGAACTCGCCAAGAACCTGCGCGGCAGCGAGGCCAAGCTGCTGTTCCAGGGCCTGTCGTTGCGGCAGCAGGGCAAAGCGAATGAATACGGTGAGAAGGTCCAGGCTCAGCTGCACGCTTACGCGACCCAGCTGTTTGAGACCTATATCGGGTGCTACGTGAAAAAGGATCGGCCTTTTCCCGCCGAATTCAAAACGCACATGTTCCAGCTGCATCAGATGTATAAAGAAAAGAAGGAGCGCATCACGCTGGAGAAAACGGTTGCCTACGTGAACGGGCTTAATCCGTCGCAGCAAATGTACGCGCTAACGAAAAAGAACGCATAATGAATCTTCATTTTTGAATCATTAATATTTGGCAAAGCATTTATTGTCAAATATTTCAAAAAAATATTGACATCGTGAAAAATAAAAAACAATGAAATTTTTAATTTTTGGTTTGGTTTATTGCGCATCAAATATTAAAATACTAAAGACGGTGGGGGGTCAAAGGGGGGCGAAGCCCCCTTAACGGTGGATCTGCGAAATCAGGGATTCAAACACGGCCGCCGAATCGCGCGCGGCTGCAATCAGATACGTGTGCACAATGTCCACATCCGTCGGCGCACAGAATGCCATGCGGATCATGCTGTGCGTGTCGTGCGGGTGGTTTTTGCGGAACCCGCAAAACGAAACCGTCTTGCTGCCCTCGTAATGGTTCGTGTGAAGGAAGTATTCAATGCACTTGCCCAGCGTGTAGTCCTCGTTTTGCATCGTGACATCGTACCCGTTGCTGAGCGTGGTATCGGACGGCGCCACATCCACGTCGCCGCTGGCATTCTCAATATCATTTATTAGCTTTTTGCATTTTTCAACGAGGAGCATGCACGACTTGGTCACAATCTCCACGTTGGAATACACCCCCACGGATTCAACGATGAAGTCAAAACTGTTCGGGTGCGTGTATCGCTGCGCCTCCATGGAGAACCAGTTCTTTTTTTCAAATGCAATGGTTGCGGCGTCGTTGCCGTCGCGCTCTAAAATCTTTGCGCATTCGGCCCACACCTTTTCGGCTGCTTCCACATTGGGGGTCGTGCAATACGCACACGTGCTGACCACATTGTACATGCCGTCCATGCGCGCCGTGCCCACGCCGATTTCGGCAGTCAACGCCAGGCGCTCGCCTTCCACGAATTGCGTGAGCCTCGGCATTAGCCGCGCGATCAGAATGTAGCCGCCCGTGATTGCATCGGGCGGGAAGATGCGCCGAACGACGGACTCGCTCAGCTCCTTCCCCGTTTTCACGTTCACAATGCGGAAGTCCTTGGTGGTGACGTATGCGGTTGCGGTGCCCGTGTTTTGAATGTCTAGTGCCACGCGGTAGTCTTCCACGTTGAAGTGCTCAAAATCGGGGTCGTTGGCCTTGAGGTGGATGGGAATGCAGCCCATGCGCTGCTTAATAATTTCATTGTTCAGGCGTGTGGTGTTGGTCGTAATTTCCACGCGGTTCTCGGCGTGCGGTAGCGTGCGGAAACAGTAGGTGGGAATGTCGGCCAGGATGGTGCGCCTAACGGCATTCGCCAAACTCACGTTGATTTGACTGACGGTGAACTTGAGGGTGCCGTCGTGGTCCACGAACGATTCAATGACGGGATTCGGCATCTTCTGTATATATGTAACTAATGTATTGGGGTTGTCTGTAATACATTAATGGCTCATTATTTATAAATCAATTTTTATGACTAATATTTATTATATGCAGGGCATGGCCTCCACGGCTTTAACGCAATAAAAATTAAATAAATTAGCGCCTTCGGGTCGTGCGCTTCTTGTGACTGCGCTTCTTGTTACTGCGCTTTTTATGACTGCGCTTCTTATGACTGCGCTTCTTATGACGATATCCGCCGATGTATGGGTTGTTTTTTACGGCCACTTCAAATGCTGGATCTAAATCTGCAACATAAATTTTTTCCCTTTTATACATATCACTGTCCATGTAATGAACACCTGGACTAAAATGATCCCATATTCTCTGCATGGAATCGTCGCTAGTTGAATATGTCTTGTCAGTTTCCATGTTTTTTACAGTAACTTTACCATCTTCATTCATAATTGAAAACTTAACCATGTTTATATATACTCTAAATATTTTATTTTTTAATTATGTTTATATATACTATAAATATTTTATTTTTTAATTCCCAAATTGGAGGTTTAAGGGGCGCAAAGGCACGTCTCGCCAAGGCACGACTCGTCGTGCCGAGCCGTTGTGTGCCGAGCCGTTGTGTGCCGAGCCGTTGTGTGCCGAGCCGTTGTGTGCTTGGCACCGCATGTCCCCTTTAAGGGAGGGGTGCGGGGCGCAATGCTTGGCACGTAGTTCCCCGGTCCGTAGGTTTTCTGATCTAGTTGGACGACGGCAGCGGCGCCAAGCACAGCTTAATCTCTCCCAGGCTGGCCACGTAGTACTTGACCACCAGCGGCAGGTCGTTCTCCAGATACATCTCAATCTGGCTGCACAGGTTGGTGCACTTGATGAAATAGCCCAAGTTTTTCAGCGAGAATTCGCCCTGAATGATTTTATTGGAGTCCTGCTTTTGGATGAACTCCATGCTGCCGTCGGTTTCCACGCGCCGAATCTCCGCCGTGGCAAACTGCCCCGAGCACCGGAAAATGAGCTCGTTGCCCACCGACTTGATCTCCAGCTTCTCCGAAATGCACGACATGTCGCGAATGATTTTCTGGAAATCGGAGGATGGCAGGTTGATGACGGACGAAAACACCACGTTGGGCTCAATGAACTCCTCGGGGTCGGGCTCAATGAGCCGCAGCTTCTGCGTCTTGCACTGCTTAATGTCGCCGTTTTCAAACTTCAGGCCGAGGAACGACACAATTCCATCGTTGTAATCCTTCTTCTCAATGTAGAGCGTCAGCGTGTCGTCGTTGTCTATGGAATTAATCAGCTTGAACAAGTGGAACATGTTGACGCCAATGATGATTTTTTCCATGTGGCACTCGTAGTGCTCAAAATTCTCCGCACCCAGAAACAGGTGCGCCAGCATGGTGTGCGACTTGTCCATGTTCACGATGCGGATGCCGTCCTTTTTGAACGTGATGTTGGTTTCAAGCAGGATGTCCTTTAGCGCCGTCATGAGCGTGCGAAAGGGCGCAATTTGCACGGTCTTAATGGTGAGCACGTTCTCGGCATAAGCATTGTTGGCATTGGCATTGGCATTAGCAGGTGCGTTCATTACACTACGATTTAAACAATATTCAACAATATTCTTTAAATGCTTATGCAACGATTGACTTAATTCATGTTTATAATAACACACCAATGTATTAAAATTTCAAATGTATCTCACTGGCATAATTATACTATTATTAATCGTATCTCAATTATTTAGTGCATGTGCCAATTACACGGGCCGAATTTTTAAATCCCAACATTACGGATTCAAGGGATTGTTGTGCATTTCCATAGTTGCGGCAATTTTATCAAACGTTGTCACGTTTTGCACCATGTATTTTTTGGGGAAATCCATAAATGTGTTGTTGCTACAGTGCATTTTAATTGTGAGCAGCGTGATTGCGGTTGCATTTGCAAATCATGTCGTTTTAAAGGAGCAGGTTGACATGGGGACTTACATCACGCTGTTTTCAATTGTGTTCATTTTAATCGTGCATGATTTCATGATGCGATAAGTTAGCCCATCAAGTGGTACTTGGAAATGACCATGGCGATCATGATGAGGACCATGGCGGCGTAGTCGTCCAGCGTGGTGGGCAGCTTCAGCCAGAACGCATTGGACAGCACTTGGCCCAAGAAATCAAACAAGAATGACGAGAGAGACACTTGAGCGGCTGAGAGGAACCAGTTGCCGATGCGGTTGGACGGAATAACGAACATCCACTCAATGGTGGCCCAAAACTCGGCGGTGAGAATCTTCTTAATTGTGCCGGCGTCTTTCATGCCCGGCGTGGTTTGCATGAACAGCGCTAAATCCATTGTCACCATGATGGCCAGATTTAGAAAAATCCAAAATACCAACAGACCGATGGAAAATTGATGCTTCATTTTAAAATGTTGACGTGCGTTGATATATATTATATATATATATTATATATCCCATTGTATATTATATATCTCAGTTATGTCTAGTCCTTATCCTTCGTCTGGGCCTTCTGCCGGGCCTTCTTCGGGCCCCTCTTCCGGTCCTTCGTCTGGTCCTTCGTCTGGCCCCTCTTCCGGGCCTTCGTCTGGGCCTTCGTCTGGGCCTTCGTCTGGTCCTTCGTCTGGGCCTTCTGCCGGTCCTTCGTCTGTGCCTTCTGCCGGGCCCTCATCATCTGATGCCGGCAAAACCCCGACAAATTATTTATTATGGTTAATAACATTTATTTGCGCACAGGCAGCATCCATGTGGGGACAGTTTTTCACCTTGAAATACCCCAACATGGGAATGTTTGCCGCCTACAAAATGGCCATCCCGTTTGCGTGGCTGGACTGGCTGTTCATGTCCATGGCTATCAACATCGGTGACAAGTACAAGCTGGTCACCCCCACCCAAGACACATTCACCCTCATCATGCTGCAATTCACCTCCATTCTCATCATCAACCACTTTTATTTGCACCAGCCGTTGTTTAGGAGCGACATCATTGCGTTCTTCATGATCCTGTTCGGCTTCGCCGTCAGTTTCAACAACATGATGTCTAAAGCGCTGGGTCGCCCGGTTCCCAGCGTGTCCCCGGCTCCTAGTGGTGGGCCGAGTGTTAGTGGAGGGCCTTCTAGTGCCCCTGGTCCTAGTCCAGCGCCCATCATCGCGCAAAAGGGCGACCGCAAGAAGGCCAAGCTGCTTAAGAAGATTTGGGGCGTGCAACCCACCAACGATTACTCGGCATTAACGCAGAACTGAACCAAAGGACACAGAACTGAACCAAAGGACGCAGAACTGAACCAAAGGACACAGAACTGAACCAAAGGACGCAGAACTGAACCAAAGGACGCAGAACTGAACGGATAATATTCATGTTATGGTTTAACCATGACATAAATTAAATCAATGATGTTGGCGCCGATACCGAAACCAGCGCCGCTGCGGGCAGTTACGGCCGATGGTGGGCATGTAAGTGTCCAAAATGCGATTAGCGCCTTCGGGACATGCACTTCTTCTTATTGCTTCGCTTATTACCACTTCGCTTATGACCGCTTCGCTTCTTATGCCCGCTACGCTTATGCCTGGTTCGCCTTCCTCCTTTAACCGGAATTGTATTGTCACCAATAACAGATTGGCCAGCATTGCCAGACTCTAAAAACTTTCGTTCTGCAATTGAATTTGCCCGTTCTGGGACAACAGACGATTCTGAAAGCAAGGGTTTAAATTTATCTCCAAAATCACCAATCATTTCTTTCCTCGCTTCAGTGTCAATCTGCACCTTCAATTCCGCATCTTTTAGGGATTTTTCTAGTTTGTCAATTGTTTTTAGTTTCGAGATTAACAAGTTCAAGTCAAGGTGTTGGATAAATTCATGACCGTCTGAACGGCCATCTATGTCTGACAAGATATCCAATATGGGAATAACCTGTTCATTTAAATATCTGCACACAATCATAAATTCGTAACGGTCCTTTGCGGTTTGCACCCAATTATGTATTTTTTCTATTAAATTTTTCAACATGAGTGGACTTCCTGCATCTCCAATAGTGATACTGAACGGCTCAACATCCGGGTTGAGTTTCTCTAGAAGAACATCTTTTGTTAAATTTTGTCTATCTAATGCGATAAGTTTTTCAACTATCTTTTTGAGATATGTCACGGAACCCATTAACTGAATGAACTCTTGCATCACATCAATGTAACCAAACCTTAGGTCACTTAAATTCAACAACACCGCCTTTGTGGGTTTGGTTACAAGATCATCCTGCATTAATCTGATTGGTCGGTAATTGATTGTTTTGCTTAAAAACTCCAAAGCCAATGGATGAATAGTTGCTTTAATTGCTTGAATTTTCTTCATTGTTTCATCCACAGATTTTCTTGAATCCGTCAGATAACTCGTCGTGGGGTTCCGTGTAATTGCACGTGCAAGACGAAAATTTGCCTTGTCCATTAGATGTACAAATGGTGTTGACATTGCTAATTGCTAATTGCTAATTGATGATTGTTTATATCATTACCAAATATTTTTATTCATTTAACATTTAACATTTTATGCATACAACTTCGTGGACGTCTCCTCTCCCGTCACGCGCTTAATGAACGAGTCGCCGTCCAGCAGCTCTTTCAAATTCTCCATGTGTTTGTCCCGGTGTCGGAACAAGAAATTCACGATGGCCGACATGGGCAGCTGCTTGTCCTTGATCGCCGCGTAAAACGCTTTGAACGCGTCCGTCGTGGCTTCCGCCGTGCCATAGTACTTGCTGCCAAGCATGTCGCGGAACAGCTTCTCAATCTCCGTCCGACTGGGGTAGTTCAGCTCCACGATCAAGTCCGTGCGCCCCTGACGCAGCAAAGCTGTGTCCAGCTTCTCGGGGTGGTTCGTCGTGATGAACACGATGAGCCCGTGCTTGAACAGCACGCCGTCCAGAATGTTGAGCAAGTTGCTGAACGTGAAGCTCGACGTCTCCACCGACGTGCGCTTCTCAAACAGGCAGTCAATGTCTTCCAGAAGCAGCACGGTCTTGGGGTCAATGTTGCGAAACGACCCCTGAATGGTCGCGTTGTCCATGTCGCGGCTGATGCTCATGATGCCCAGATTGTAGTGGATCTCGTTGCACAGCGCTTTGATCAAGCTCGTCTTGCCGCTGCCGGGCACCCCCGTCAACAGGTACGTCTTTTTGTACGGGATGCCGAACGCGTCGTACTCCGCCTCGCTCTTCAAAAATTCGCGAATGTCGGTCATGATGCGCTCCTTCACGCGCTCGTCCATGTACACCGTGTTCAGCCGGCGCACGGGGATGCGACTGTACGTGTTCCACTCGCTGTATTTGTTGGTCACGGAAATGCGCAGCTTCTCGTCGCTGGTGTTGTCAATCTCGCTGGCCAGCTTGTAAAACTCCACGAAGGACGCAGGGGTCGGCGTGCGCACCAGCAGTCGGCGAAAGTAGGTGATCCCGTCGCAGCTCGTGGCTCGCGTCTTGCATTCCTCGCGGAAGTCAATCTCAAACGCGTGCTTCTCAGCATTAGCATCAGTGAACACGTAGTCGTATTCACCGAGCCCAATGGTCATGAATAGGGAATTAAGCGGGTCGTGCTCCAAATTCTCTGCCCCAACCGCCACTGCATCCGCCACTGCATCCGCCAGTGCAGGCTCTTTTGATATCGCGATTTTCACTGCATCGCGTGACCGCATGTTGAAGTACTCGTGCACCTCCATGCGCACCTGGACCTCTGGGTTGGACCGCGTCTTCAATGCGGTCGCGTGCCGGAATAAATACGCCAGCACGCGGCTTTGGTAGTACTTCGGAATCTCGTGTTCGTAAGTCATGTGTATCGTTCGTTCGGTATTGTCTAGACCCATCATGCCTTTAAATGCATTCACAACAATCATTTACATTCTCATGGTACACAGCGCGGGATTATTCTGACACGACGTATCACCACCACTGCGTTTGCGAGTGCTTCGGCGAGCCTTACTGCGACCTCCGCCCCATAACATCGTTTGACATCCCCCTGGACACACCTGACCGCCACTGTGTTTGCGACCTCCTAAAAACGGGAGGCTGGTGACTTGGCCACCCTTACGACAAGTGCTTCGGCGAGCCTTACTGCAACTGCGACTGCTTCGGCGACCCATGATCATTAGTATTGTGTTGGGCGTGGTTTATACTACACGTGAAGAAAAATAAATTAATGGCATTAATTGCGTATTTTTTTTATCATCCTATAGCATCATATCATCTGAACCATGTCCCATCACGACGAATCGGGCGCAAACTACACGCCGTCCTTGGAATATTTCCTGCAAAGGAAGGGCGAAGAATGCGAGGCATGGTCCAAGCTCCATTTGATGTCTCATAAGAAGTTCAAAAAGAGAGAAACCATGTTTAATTTGCCGATTATTACAATCACCGCGTTCATTGGATTCGTGTCGGGTCTCAATTTAGAATACGAACACATTCACCTGATTCTCGGGGGGATGAGCCTGTACGCCAGTCTTCTCAAAAGCTATTTTTCGTATTTGAAAATCAGCCAGAAGAGCGAAAATCATCGCATTGCTTACATCCAATACGGGCAAATCGCGAACGAGATTCGCGTGGAACTCGCGCTGGAACCGATGATGCGGAAATCCATTAGCGGGTTGATTGATTTGATACGCATCAAAATGAAGAATTTGATTGAAGTATCCGAAATTGTGGACAATTCCATTATTGACGCGTATATCTCACAACTAGAAAAAACCAAGCAACCCAATGTGATGCATTGGTTCGCACGGGAACGAACCACCGCCGAACCCAATGATGATGGCGCACTTGGGCAACCGCACGTTTTGAAACTGGCCAACCGGGTTGAATCGTATGTGGACATTGAAAACAAGGTCATGCGGTTGCCCAATGCCGGGCGCAGCATGTCATCACAAGTTGACACCAAGGCAACTGCATCCGACGAATCGGGATTCAGCGAATGTTATTCCAACGCGGAATTGGACTCAGAAACGAGTGATGCCGTTTCGGGGATCATGGTGTAAATTGTGTATGTGCATGTGATTTGGTATTTTTCTTGAATTTCTCTCTGATTTGAAATTCAAGAAACTGTTTTTAACCCAACATGATGGAAACAAAGGCCTTTGCGGTCGTGCCTTTGCGGTCGTGCCTTTACGGTCATGCCTTTGCGGTCGTGCCTTTGCGGTCGTGCCTTTGCGGTCGTGCCTTTGCGGTCGTGCCTTTGAACGTTCCCTGAAGAGGAGGGGTGCGGGGAACTACGTTCCCCGGGACTCAGTATTCAGGCGTGTGCTTTTTAAACAGGCAGCCGTGCGGAGTTATGCCGACCACTTCGCTGATGATCGCCGCGTTCTGAAACTTGCAGTTCGCCAGCCATATTTTCACGATGCAGAAATTCTTTTTGGGGGAAATGGTGATGCCGTTCACCACCGGCAACGCCGTCTTGTTGGACGAAATGCTGTTGCCCACCAACACATACGTGAGCTGGCGCCAGCAATCCGACACGTCCTTGTTGCTGACCTTGTACGAGAAACAACCGCCATTCCGGTTTCTAACATCCTCCCATATCGGCGTGATGCCCTCCCTCATCAAAAACAACATGCAGTTCATGACCAGTTTTGGCGGCAACATCTCGGTCACACTGACCGCTTGTTCCACCGTGTTGAAATCATACAGCTTGATGTAACTCTTCAACGTCCAATCGGTGTCATGCGGCAGATGGCACCACAGCGTCCAACCACTGGAAAGCGCATGGTGCTGATGTGGTTGTGGTTGCTGCTGCTGTGATTGTGATTGTTGTTGCTGTTGTTGCTGTTGTTGTGGTTGCTGTTGTTGTGGTTGGGAGGAGGGAGATGGGGATGAAGATTCCTTCATGTTGTGTCTCTCAATATAAATTAACCAAATAAACTTTTTAAATTGATTTGATTTATATTAGTTTTATTTTACGCTGATTTGAGTTGTTGATTTAAAACGTTTGTTCCATTAACGAAACACCATTCGGCCGCGGCATGAGGTTGTAATTTGCCTTGATTGCTGTACTCTTGCATGGTGCGACTGCAGTTGTTGAATGTACGTGACCAACCACTGAGGCACTCTTAAGCGCAACCGTTGCAGCTGCAGCAAATAAGTTTGAACCCATTGTGGCAAGACGAATGGTTTAACGGGCGCAACAGGTACAGGCACAGGCACAGGCACAACAGGTGCGGGTACAGGTGCGGGTACAGGCACAACAGGCGCAAGAAAAACCCCGTCCTCAAGGTTGAGGGGGGTCCCGCTAGTCAAGCTCGTGATTTGCGTGAATCGCCCCACCCGCTCCCGGCAGCACACGTCCTTCAGCAGATGCTTCCACTTATAAGACGATGCAGGGTTGGCCTTGAGGGATGCAATCAGCGAATGCGTGAGCGCCCCCGCGGCTTGTCCGCCCAAATACGCGTCGGCGCTGGTTTGCGTGTCCTGGCACCCGCTGATGCAGTACACTTCCCCCGCGGTCTTCGCGTGCCGCTTGAACTCGTAACTGGTTTGGCGCAGCGCCCATGCGTTCGGATCATACGCGGACGGGGCGGGCGCAGCCGCATTCAGCAAGTAACTGGTGTCGTCAAACTTGTAGCGCAGGTCGCACCCGGTGCCGCTGTGGCACATGTCCAGTACAATGTAGAGCCGCACACCGGCAGGCACGCGCTCCGCAAGAGATGCACGCACCACGTCGTCGCTAATGAGGCCGGCCTGGTTGTAATCCAGCGGACAAATGCAGGAATCCGCGCCGCTCTCTTCGTCCCCGTTCAAATCGCGCTGCAGCGAACCGTGTCCCGAGTAGTGGAACCACAGCTCGTCGCCGGCGCGCACGCCTTGCAGCAGTTCGCCGAACGCTGCCAAAATGTTGGCCCGCGTGGGTTTGCGGGCTGCCACGTCGCTTAACACGATGCACGATGCGGAAGAATAGCCCCGGGCGGACTGCAAATGCGCCGCCACGTTATCAATGTCGTTGATGCACCCGCGCAACTCGGCACTGGTGCCGACATAGTTGATTCCAATCAGCAAAGCTCGTTTCATATAGATGCAATTATGATACATCCATATATAATATTTTTTTCAAACACTAATGGAATACTAAAAATAATATTTCGATCATTGTATATGTGCATAGATAAATAATAATACCATGTTCAAAAACATCGCAAGATTTGGCAACACGGGAGACTATTTGCCGCTGTTCAACGGCGTGCTGTTCACCGACCTGGTCGTGATTGCATTATTGAATGCAGGGGCAATCAACTCGCGGGTTTTGCGAAAGTGGTACACCGACTACAATTTGTCGGCGGTCATTGCAGACGTGTTGATCATTTTGATTGGGCTCATCATTGTTAGAGCCGTTTACTACCACGTTTTTGCCGAGTTTTCAATTTGGAAGTTCATACTTCTCGCTGTGGTTGTGCAGTTCACGCACGACGTGCTGTTTTATGCGTTTTTCAAAAGCACCCCCCGCGGAATGAACCGCATGTTGGACACGTTCAAAGACTATGCCAACGAGGTGTCGTTTAAGGCACTTCTTGCCGACGGCGGCATGATGATTCTGGCATCGCTGGTTGCGTCCTATCTTGCGGGCAAAAGTTTGAACGCCAACATAATTGTCATGATTGCGTTGGTGTACGTGCTGCCCTACCTGCTCTACAATTGAGACCTTAATGCGAGATATGAACCGAATCATGGTCGTCGTACAATAATCGGATGCAGTAGTCGTCGTCTTGTTCAAACCCGTCGGAAACGCACGGATATTCTTCCAGTTTGTACGCGGCCATGTTTGCAAACCGGTAACTCAGCGGGTTGCTGGGTCGCGAGTACAGGTTCGTTTTAGATACGTAGAACAATGACACCGCCTTGATTTTACCGTTTACGGTCAGATTGTGCGTGTCGCGCCGCAAGATGTAGGTGTCGTTGCTGCGCACGTGATGCGCGTAATTCAGCACCATGAGTTCGGTCATGTGCAGTCTCAGCATGTCCTTGTATTCGGTTTTCAAAAGCATGGCGTACATGCGCTGCAATGATTGCGCGACATCCATGAAATTCCTTATAGTTTTTGAATATATGTTTTTATATGCAAAATAAAATCATATATTGTAAATTGTGAAGAACCTAAACCAGCCCGGAATCCTGCACTTCAAACCCCGAAACGGAAACATGCAAGTAGTTGTGCGGGTGCAGGGTGTGCAAAGCCGCCGCGTGGTCCACGCATTTTATCATGTAGATGCAGGTGTTGACGCCGTCCGAACCATGGCTGGTGCTGATTTTGACGCCGTGATTCTTCAGCATGAACCATTTCACAAACGCCGGGTCCAGTAACTTGTTTCCCGCGACGTAAAAATTGTCCGGGCTCGCCAAATTCAGATCGTAGTCTTTTCCCTCGTGCTGCAGCACAACTTCCATCATGCGGTGATCCACCGGCACAAATTTGCGATCATGGAAATGAACGCCGAGAGAATCCCGCGGAAATCCGTCGTACTTCATCACGTATGCGCCTTCCTTTTTTGAATCATTCCCTAAATGCGCAGCAGTTGGAACCCGGCTCAACATGAAATCAAACTGCATTGAATGATTCTCAATTCGTGACAACAATTCAGAAATGTCTTCATCTTCTTCCTCTGACTCGTCTTTCTGTGACTCGTCTTTCTGTGACTCGTCTTCCTCTGACTCGTCTTCCTCTGACTCGTCTTCATGTGATTCGTCTTCCTGTGACTCGTCTTCATGTGATTCGTCTTCATGTGATTCGTCTTCCTGTGACTCGTCTTCATTTGCGTCATTGGGTTTTGATTTTGTTTCTGGTTCTGGGGTTGATTCTGTTTCTGGTTCCGGTTCTGAAGATTCTGATTCTGGTTTTGAATCTGGGTTCGGTTCTGTGTCACAAAGATGCACGTTGATTACGTCTTCGTCCACGACATCCGACACCGCGCGATTTCTTCGCGGGCATGACGGTTCCGTAAAGCGTGCATCCAATTCGTGCACGAACGCAAACACGGACGAATAGACCGACGTTTCCACGCCATCCCTCACGACCCGGATCAAATCTTCGGTCACGGCAACGTCTTCCGTTGCGGTTGCTGTGTCGGACAACAACACCGTGCGCAGACCGGGCAACACGTATTTGGTAACAACGCGCTTGGCGCGCGTGAATGTGGAAACACAGCCCCACCCAAGGGTGACGGCGATGTCGACCCAGTTCTCGGCAGTGAATGTCTTGTACAAGTACAGACCCGTGCCCAGCGCAAACAGGGTGTACATCTGGACGGAAATTACGGAAATCAGCTCTTGCTCCGTGCATCCAATCAGTTTACCGGACGCATCGTAGGTGCTTGCCACACAGTTCATTTTTTAGATGTTGGTGGAGATAGTCACTATTGAAAAAACACGTTTATATCGTTTCAATATAAAATAAATATTGTAATACACACACACACACACACAATGCAAATGTTATTGGCACCCGGGTGGATTGGATACTCCGCACTGATTAACCCAAGTATTTAACATAGCGTCATTGTATGTTGCCATGCCACTCAAGCCATAAGGGCTGCATTTATTTGAACCCGCCGGGTCAATGCACAAATCCCCGTTGGGTTGCCAACCTCCCATGCATTGACCTTTTTGAGCATTGGCAGAAGTCCAACACAACGGCGCAGGAGTGAGCGTAGTAGTGGGCGTAGTAGTGGGCGCAGGAGTGGGCGCAGCAGTGGCTGCAAGCATTGCACTAAGCTTTTTGGGTTTTTTGATGTGATGCGGAACCGGCATCACCGAATGGCAATTGTTTCCGTATTGGTTTGCCCTTGCGGTTACGCCATCATCGCAGCACCCTAATGGGGTGGTGGCGCATCCTCCATCAGGACCAGGGCTAGGACCAGGGCTAGGACCAGGACTAGGGCTAGGGCTAGGACCAGGACTAGGGCTAGGACCAGGGGTAGGGCCAGGGCAGTTGGGGTCCTGTTCGCAGTCGGCAATTGACGTGTATATGCCGTTCGGGTCTTTATGGCAGGATGGCCGCCTTCCAGCCGCCATTGGCGTGCACGAATACTTTGTTTGGCCAGGACCAGGGTTAGGACCAGGCGGAACAGGGCTAGGCCCAGGCGGATAATGGTGTCCGTGGTGATGATGATGATGGGGTGGGGCCGGCTGAGGGCCTGGTCCCGGCTGAGGGCCTGGACCCGAACCGTAGCAGTTGGACCCGAACACGTTGCTGGCCGTTACGCCGTCGGGGCAGCACCCGAATTCGGTTCCCGCGCATCCGCCCACATCTTGTGGATTGTAAGGGGTTGGTTTCGGTTTGTGGCGGCGACGCGGATCCGGTTGTGACTGGTTTTTCCCTTTGGACGGATTCAGCCCAAACACGTAGAGCAGGATGGCGGTGACATACGTCATCATGATGAAGGGGATGAACACGATGAACCACGAGAGCATGGTGAGGCCGCCGATGCACAGCTGATTCAGCAGAATGGTGAAAATGGTCATTACAATCACTTTCAAAAACGCGGTGTTTTGCTGCCCCCTAAATAAATCAATAATGATCTGGATTACGGAAAACCCCAGATAAAGCACCGCCGGGGGGCACAATGAATCTATGATCATTTTGTAAAAAGAACAAAAGAAGCAAGAGAATCAATATAATATGTGCACACATATTATTTTGAAAAAATGCATAATCCAATGCATGTCACCTCAACACAACTCAACAACTCAATACAATCTACTTTATTTTTTTGATCCCGACTTGGGTTTTTTGATCATTTTTGCAACTCCGTTGCTGAATGTGCCGACAATTTCACCGACTTCCTCGTTTTCATACTGGTAAATGTCGCCGTTGGTTTCATCATTGGTCACGTATGTTTTTCCTTTAATCTCTACCTCAAACAACTCAAGCTCTTCCTCTTCCTCTTCCTCTTCCTCTTCCTCTTGCTCTTCTTCTTGCTCTTCTTCTTTGACATCTTCTTCTTCTTTGACATCTTCTGCTTCTTCTTCCTCTTCTTCTTTAACATCTTCTTCTTCTTTGACATCTTCTGCTTCTTCTGCTTCTTGTTCTTCTTCTTCTTCTTCAACATGTTCTTCTTCTTCTTCTTCTTCTTCCTCTTCTTCAACATGTACTTGTTCCTCATATGCTTGCGCTGCTTCTTCCTCTTCTTCAACATGTACTTGTTCCTCATCTGCTTGCGCTGCTTCTTCCTCTTCTTCAACATGTGCTTCTTCCTCTTCTTCAACATGTACTTGTTCCTCTTCTTCTTGCGCTTCTTCTTCTTGCGCTTCTTGTTCCTCTTCCTCTTCTTCTTCTTGCGCTGCTTCTTGTTCCTCTTCTTCTTGAACCGAGTTGATGTACTCTGCGATGGAATCTAAATTCGGCGCATCAACCGGTGAAACGTCAATGATTTCCAAGTGGATTTGTTCGTCATCAATATCAGTGACTTGGTTAGAAGAATCAACAGTAGCAGTAGCAGTAGCAGTAGCAGTAGCAGTAGCAGTAGCAGTAGCAGTAGCCGTAGCCGTGCCTTCGTTTTCTTTGCATTTGCACATGCTTCGTTGTTCCAAGAGCATTTTCACAAACGGGATTTGAAGCACGGCTTCATGTGTTTCTTTGAATAACTGATAATCCGCCAACATGTGCGACACCTTGGGTTCCAATGATTGGCGCAATTCATCTAACAAAATGGTGACCAATGTGGACGTGGTTGTTGCGGCTGTCATTGCAGGGGTAAAACTACATGAATGCTCTGCCATTTGTTTAATATGGTTTACAATACATTTTAAATGCGGGGTTGACAAATAAGGTTATGTGAAAACGTAATAAATATATAATACCCGTGTATACTAAATCAATCAATCCAATAAAACTCAAATGTGCAAGATTAGTTTAGCCATGTACCACCGAATGAGTTCCAATGAGGACAAGCTTAGAATGCGCCCCGATTTTCATGTTACATCGGTGCCGAACACTTATTCTGCGCATGCAGCCACCGCTGAATCCAACGCTGAATCCAACGCCAACGCCAAACGCATGACCCACTCTAGTAAGTTGTCATTTTCTGCCGAGTTTGATGGTCCGACGCATTACACCACAACCTACAATAAAACCACGCAGCCGTGCAAATACAATGATTCCGGATACGAAACCACGCTCGTTGATTATAAATGCGTTAAATCGGAATCGTCCGTGAATTTGTTGGTTAAAATGTTTGTTGACAACGGGTTTAACCGATTTGCGGGGCAAACCGCACTCAGAAAATTATTTAAACTGCTAAATGTCACGGGAAATGGCGCCATCACTCATTCCGAATTAAAAAAATCGTTGAATTTGATTGGAATATGGGTGCAAAATGAATCCGATTACACCACCTTTTACAACATGATGGCGTGCGAGCCGGACAATCTCATAACATACATGTCGTTCAAAACGTTCATGGATGCACAATGCGAGTTTACGACAATGATCCACCAATAGACACGCGCGCACGCGCATCAACAATGCAAAAAAAAAAGCAATTAAAAACAATGATAATGATAATTATATAATTTATACACCCAATTATATAATACGCACATCCATACAATGACTCTGCCACCGCACTTGCAACACTTGCAGCACTTGCAACACTTGCAGGGCGAAGAACTGAAAACCGCCGTTCAGAAAGAATATTTTGAGCAGGCCGTTGCATTCATTGTCAGACAAACCGATTACGATGAAACGACGGCGGTTGAACGGCTGAACGAATTGAAGGATCCGGTCAAAGTGGTTGCAGATTATTTGGGGGTGAAGACTAGACCATCCCCACAGGGGCAAACCAAAAATCAAATGAAATACGGAGAGATTCGCAAATTCATGGATTTTGGATCACGGCAGTACAGACTACAACAAGCACAACAGCAACATCAGCAACAAGCACAACAGCAACATCAACAACAGCAACATCAGCAACAACAGCGACAGCAGCAAGCACAGCAGCAGCAGCAGCAGCAGCAAGCAATAGATCATAATGGACCTGCGGTCCCTTAAAGGGATGCAAGGGATCATAAGGGACAGCATGTCCCTTAAAGGGATGCAAGGGATCATAAGGGACAGCATGTCCCTTAAAGGGATGCAAGGGATCATAAGGGACGGCACGTCTCTTACCCTTAAACACTCCAACTCGCGTAATCCGTGCTGAAACTGCGTCCAGCAAACGACAGCGCCGGGTCTTGGGGTTTCGGCGTTTCAATCGTGACTGGCTGGTAGCACAGCTCGGGGGGCTTCAGTATGAACGCGCAGCCGGCCTTGTCGAACTCGGCATTGTATGCATCCAAGTTCGCGTCGTCCAATTGCGGCATCATGCCAATGAGCGCACACCCCATGCTTTTCGCCACGTTGAAATTCACATTAGTGGTAAACGGCGCGTCGGGAAACACGAGGCTCATGTTTTTCTTATTGTGCTCAATTAAATCCGTCATGTTGCCCGTGTTTTTGACGCCCATTTCATAGTCCAGCTTATGCAGAAACGGGGAGTTGGTGCCAATGTTGATGTATTGGTTCAAACACTCGCCGGTTTGAACCTTGGTGGTCGGGTCGGTTGTGCAATTGTGGTTTACAATTTGGTTTGAAACGTCCACTATGATGACGACTTTGCCCTTGAAATTTCCAACTGGTTCTTTGCCCAAATTGTGGCCGCCGAATTCGTAGTTGTATTCGGGTCCAAGGGTGGGAAACGTTTTAATGCCATCAATGATCCCCTTTATGAAACTGGGAGCGGTGTTGCTGCTTTTGATGCGCAAGTTGATCAACAATGGGTCCTCCTTGTTGGGCGCTTGCGTAAATGCGTATGAGTTAATTGTCCGGCACACGTCTGCAAACGGCAAATGGTTGAACGTTTCCATATGGTAAAAATTCTTTTTGTTGGTGGAAGCCGCCACAACGGGTTGGTCATTGACGCTGTAAATTTCAAAATCCAGGCAACGGTAGCCTTGCAAAATGGCATACTGTAGTGCAATCAAATCCACGTAATTGTTTTTCCAATCGCCTAAACAGCAGCAGTTCAGCGCCGTTTTGACGTAAAAGTTGCGCAACGGCTGTTTCAAATCCGCGTCTTTGATTTTTTGCAACTGAGTCGCGGTTTGAACTGTGTTGATTGAACCTAGCTCGGTCTTCTGCAACGTGAAATCTCGGACGAAGGTGTAGACCACGACCGCAACCACGAGCAACAATGCAACCAGCCCCCATAATGAAACATCTTTACTGAAATCTGATAAATTGGCGGATAAATTTGTGCCAGATAGTATCTCACTTGGTGAAGCAAAATTATCACGGAATTTTGAAAACATTGTTGCCATTTTACTCTGGTTGGGGTTCTCGCCGGGATTTGCTTGTTGCTCAGACATTGTTTGCAAATACAAATGTGAATACAAATATAAACACAAATAACGGATATTATATTATCCTCATAAAAAATAATACAACCTTAATATAAAATGACGGGCGGTCTACTAAACATTGTGTCGTATGGCAATCAGAACGTGATTCTAAATTCCAACCCCAAAAAGTCGTTTTTTAAGACCACGTACGCCAAGTACACCAATTTCGGCCTTCAAAAGTTCCGAATTGATTTCACGGGGCAGCGCAACCTGCGCATGAGCGAGGAATCCCGGTTCACGTTCACCGTCCCCCGCTATGCCGAGCTTATAATGGACACCTACCTCGTGGTGACGCTGCCCACCATTTGGAGCCCGATTTACCCGCCCATTTCATGCGGCGACGCCTGGCGCCCCTACGAGTTCCGCTGGATTGAAAATCTGGGCACGCAAATGATCAAGGAAATCACATTTTCCGTGGGCGGCCAACTCCTGCAGCGCATGACGGGCAAGTACTTGCTGGCGCAGATCCAGCGCGACTTGAACGGCACCAAGCGCTTCCTCTACGACACCATGACCGGCAACACCGCGGAGCTGAACGACCCCGCGAACTTTTCGGGGCGCCGAGGCACGTACCCCAACGTGTACTTCAACACGAGCCAGCAGGGCCCAGAGCCCTCCATTCGCGGGCGCAAGATTTACATCCCGCTCAATGCGTGGTTCTGCAACAACAGCCGCACCGCGTTCCCGCTGGTGGCGCTGCAGTACAACGAGCTGCAGATTGACGTGGTCATGCGCCCCGTGCGCGACCTCTTTGTCACGCGCGACATCAACTACGCGCCGCAGACCACCGGATCGCTGACCCCTGCTCAAGTCGCCCAGGCGCCCTTCATTCAGCCCAACTTCAACGAGCAGCAGTACCAGTTTTACCGCTTCCTGCAGCCGCCGCCCGCGGCCGACATCAGCACGTCCGACGTCTACGCCGACAAGCGCACGGACTGGAACGCCGACGTGCACCTGTTGTCCACGTACTGCTTCCTGTCGGCGGAGGAGTCGCGCGTGTTTGCGTCGCAGGAGCAGAAGTACTTGCTTAAGTCCGCGTACGAGTGGGACTTCAAGAACATCACGGGCAGCCACCGCGTGGAGCTGCAGAACACGATGGGCATGGTGGCGACGTGGATGTTCCTGTTTCAGCGCAGCGACATCAACCTGCGCAACCAGTGGAGCAACTACACGAACTGGCCCTACGCCAATGTGATTCCCGACGACGTGACGCCGGCGCCCACCACCGGATACCCGTTCTCCAATTGCCCCATCATCACGCCCACCGTACTCAATTTGAATGGTCTTTTAATCGCTGCTGGTGGTGTCATTGTTGTTCCAACAAATTCCCTAAAATTTTTTGCAATTACTCAGACCATAACGATCACATATGATTCAAATAACTACATAAAAGGAACCATTACGCACATCTTTGGAAACAACATTGAATTTTCAACTGTACCACCAGTAGTCGCTCAGTCCCCTCAGCCAATTTTTCAATACGGTGTGGTCACCATTACCACCAATGTCGTGCCCAGCACAATCGGGCCGGGTGCGGAACCGGACGGCACGCCATCCGGGCTCTTCATCACGCAGGACTACAACGTGGAGAACCAGCGCGAGATTCTGCAGCAGCTCGGCATTCTGCTGAACGGGTCTTATCGTGAGAACCGGCTGGAATCAGGCGTTTATAACTACGTGGAGAAATACATCCGCACCGCGGGGTCCGCGCCGTTCGGGCTCTACATTTACAACTTCGGCCTGGATGCCGACAACGACACGTACCAGCCCAGCGGCGCCATCAACATGAGCAAGTTCTCCACCATTGAGCTGGAATTCAGCACGTATGTGCCGCCGCTGGACCCGAGTGCCAACTTTTACACGATTTGCGACCCCAATTCAGACCCCAGCGTGCCCATCGGCGTGAACAAACCGCAGTGGCGCATTTACCAATACAACTACGACCTGACCGTGTTGGAGGAGAGGTACAACGTGCTCACGTTCATCGGCGGCAACTGCGCGCTCATGTATGCGAGATAATGCATTTAGCAATAATTCGCGAAATAATATTATAATAAATTAGTATTATAATAATTAGGTGACCCCCATCACAATGACGATCACGCTGAAACACATCAAAACCAGGGCCCGTCGTTCCGCATCCGCATCCGCATCCGCAGGAGATGGATTTGATTACCCGTCGTCTAATTTGGGCGACTACTTCATTTTGATTCTGGAAATATTGGCGGGGTTCCTTGTGTTTTGTTGGATTGCAACGTCCAACTATTTGAATACGAAATTCATTGACACCAATGCCACGTATCCGATCGGTAAAGAGAAGACCGTCATTGCACAAATAGATGCCGATCCGCTTCAGAATCCTGGCAAGTTCAGCAAGCTTGAAAATTTTGGATTGCCAAAACAATCAAAGGTAACACAAACGGTTTACGATGATGTTAATCCGTACGCCACCCGGTTCACTCCGGGGCCAATCGACATGAGCAACGACACTGAGATAAATGAAAAAGTGGGTTTACAGTGGTGGTTGGAACGCACCCAACAATCCTCCTATCAACTGGGTGGCTTAATTTTGCACAAAGTATTTGATGGATTGAAAGGGTTCACGGACAAAATTGACGAGAGTGACAAACCCAGCAGCACAATGGCCGCACGCATATTTACATCCATACTTCGCATATTGTTTGATATTCTCTCGGTCATCCTGTTTATGTCATTTTTCGGATTGGTATTTGGCATGTGGATTCCGGGCTGGTTGGGCGGTTTAACTGCGTTCATGCCTTTGACGTACTACTCTAATTGGAAATTTCTAAAATCAGCATTCATATTGTTTTGGACATTTGTGTTGATGTGCCTTGGTGGGTGGGTGGTAACCATATTTCCTGTCATTTGGCAGTTTTTCTATTTGATTTATCTCGTGTATGTGAAACAATTGCGCGATGATCCTGGGCGGTTCGGAACCGAATTCTTGAAACGAATGCAAAGTCTCGTTTATATTTACGTGCTCATTGCATTGATCATTGCGTTTGCTTCCAGCGAATTGCCGAATCCCACAAAAATCACGGTGGGGATTGTGTCGGCAATTGCAATTGCAATACACGCTTTGCTTTAATGAAATGCGCCATGTCCCATTATGCGCCATGTCCCATTATGCGCCATGTCCCATTATGCGCCATGTCCCATTATGCGCCATTCGTTATTGTGATATCACACGGATATCATAATAAACACACCTCCCCCACAACATTCATTATTACATACGTTCAATGACGCAAATGCCGTTGGTCAGCGTGTGCACGCCCACGTTCAACCGCCGTCCGTTCATTCCCGCCATGTTGCAGTGTTTCGCTCATCAAACCTATCCCAAGGACCGCATGGAGTGGGTCATCATTGACGACGGCACGGACCCGATTGAAGACCTCGTGTCGCAGCATCCCTGCATCAAGTACTTCCGGCTTGAAGAAAAGATTTCTCTCGGTAAAAAACGCAACATGATGCACGAAAAGGCGCGCGGCGACATCATCGTCTACATGGACGACGACGACTACTACCCGCCCGACCGCGTGTCGCATGCGGTCGCCACGCTGCTGGACCACCGAAAACGGAAAACGGGCATCAAGCTCGCGGGCAGCAGCGAAATGTGCATTTATTTCAAATCCGGGGAACGTAGTTCCCCGCACCCCTCCTCCGAACCTTTCCCTTTAGACCCTTCAGACCCTTCAGACCCACCAAATCCCCGGTCCGGTCAAATGGTGCAGTTTGGCCCCTACGGTCCCAATCACGCCACCGCCGCCACGTTTGCGTTCTGGAAGGAGCTGCTCACCGACCTGAATCTGGCATACGACGAGACGGCGTGCCTGGCCGAAGAGCGCGCGTTTTTGCGCGGCTACACCGTGCCCATGGCGCAGCTGGACCCCATGAAGGTCATTCTCGTGTTTTCGCACGAGCACAACACGTTTGACAAGCGCACGCTGCTTGTAAACTTGGGCAAACCAAACTCCGGCATGCGCGTCAGCGCGAAGGCGGTCGCCGATTTTGTAAAGGAGCCCGACCTGCTGCGGTTCTACATGCACGACGTGGATGCCGCCTTGTGCGCGTACGACCCCGGCCATCCGTCCATGAAACCTGATGTTATACAACAAATCCGAGAGAAATTACAGAAAAATCACCAACCCCCTCAACCTCAAGAAGCAATTTTAAAAGCCGTCATCACATTCAAGGCGCCGAACGCGATTAGTCGCAGCATGACCGTGGAGGAGTTGATTCAAACCGTGCAATCGCAGGCCGAAAAACTGGAAAAGATGCGAGAAATGTGCAACAAAAAACTCCGCGAGAATTCGGAGCTGCTTGCCACCATTCAGGACCGGGACGAGGTTATCGCCGCGCATTTGGAGACCATTGAACGTCAAGGCGCGCTGCTGGATCATGAACGCAATTCGCGCTAATCACGCCGCTAATCACGATGTCATCACGTTTCCCCGTCGTCGTCTTGCACCATCTCGCTGGGATACGTGCACTTGTCCAGGTAGCGCTGCATGCGCTGCACATCCAGCTTCGTGATTTCAAAGTCGTCAATGATGTCCTGCGTTTGTTGGTCGCAGCTCTCGCTGGCAAACACCCGCGAGAAAAACGCAAACAAGTCCTTCTTGTCCATCCCGAATTTTTGGCACATCATTTGGATGAACATTGCATTGTTGTATTCGGTGCTGTATTTGGTGAGCACTTTCGTGAACCGCACTTCGGACGGGTTGAACTTCGGGCACGGATCAAAGCGGTCGTGGTACAGCTTGTTGTTGAAAAAGGTTTTAACGAGCGAGCTCATTTCATTGAACTGCCAAATTTGTTTTTGAAACGTGATGCGGTCAATGTAGTCCGCAAAACAAATGTTGTCCAGCGCTTCCTTGTAAAAGGAAAACGCGTCGCGCTGGTGCGGCAGTTTGGCCAGCGCGTCCACCACGTTTTCGTGCCACAGCAGCCCGACGATGGTGCGGTCCGTCTCGTTCATCATCGCGGAATGGTCCATTAATTTGCACGGCGCGTTTATCAGTTTCTTGACAATGGTTTTGCTGTCTTCGTTGTTGGCCTTCGGCTGGAAAATGGTTTGAATCAGCGCGTTGTTGTGGGCCCCCGTGGCGTGGTTGTTGTTGAAAATTCCGCAAATGATGGAAATTTTGCGAAGGTCGCCCTGAATGAACCGGGCCACGTGCTTGTGCAGAGTGGCGTCCGAGGAATGCAGCGCCGACTTCAGAACCACGCTCACTTGGTCAAGGGTCGGCATCGGCAGGTCAAACGTAACGCACACCTTCATGAGCTCCCGAATTTTTTTGTCCATGTGGTGGTTGCCAATGCATATGATGGGGTTCATGGTCACGTCCTCCAGGCGCTGCTTCTTCGTTTTTTTCGGGCGCATGAGTTTGATGAGCGTGTTGATGCCGCCCTTGTCGCCGCTGTTCATGCCGTCAATTTCGTCCATCACGATGGCAATGCGCCTCGGCTTGCGCTGAAACATGGAGAGCACGCTGTGTTCGCTCATGTTGTGCTTGGTGATCAAGTCTATGATGGACTTGTTGCGGATGTCGCCCGTGTCGTACTTCACAATGTCGTAATCCAGCGATTTAAGCAACCGCACGACAAATTCGGTTTTCCCAACTCCGGGGTTTCCGTACACGTAGATGCCCCGGCGGATGGTGAGATCCGTTTTTTTCGTCTGAAACTCGTGCAACGCGGCCGTCATGGCCGCCGCAATGCCTTCCCGCCCCATCACGGCATTATAATTCAAGGGCTCATTGGGGGGTGGCGCAACCACGATCACTTCATTTTTTTTGGATTTGATCCGCGATGTCATTAAGAGAGGAGGTTGCATTATGAGCGATCATTGTGTTTAATACAAAATCAACCGCAAAAATAAAAAACACATTGTATTGTATATTGTATTGCACATTGCACATTAAACTAAACCATGGATCAGGATGGCTCCGGTTCCGGCTCCGGATTGAATTTTCAGCGCATTGTCATCATCATCGCAATCATCATGCTCATTGGCGCCATGGTGTTCATCGGGTACGCGCTTTACAGCCAGTCCAGCGCATCGGGCGCATGGCCGCCTGAAATCCCCAAATGTCCCGATTTTTGGACGGTGGGTTCCGACGGAACCACCTGCACTAAACCAGACCCACCCGTGAACTGCGAATACAACGGCATTCCCGCTGGAACGCAAGGCATGCCCGCATGTCCCGCTTGATTACAACGATAATGAACGATACAACATAAAAATAATTATATGTGTATAATTCAATAACTTATACACACAATACACACAATACACACAATACACACCCAACCCATTTGATGCACGGTTCGGCTTATTCCAGCAATGCAAACAATGCTAATGCAAGAAAACCCCACACTTCAGCGAACGGCCGCATTGACATTTTGGGCCCCACCGTGGAGCAGCAGTTCGCCATGTACGACAAAATCCCGAATTCTAGCAAGTGCTCGTCGTTTCACGACGCCATGATCGGCAACTGGGAGAACACCGCGCTCAGCGACGCATTTTTTAGCACGGGCAACATGGAGATCGTGCAAAACGCGCTGCGCAACGGCGTGCACGCCATGTCCAACGGGGCGTACTTGATCGGCCCGCAAGACTGCGACAACCTGAAAATGATCATGCGCAGCGTGTTTCTGCAAAGCGCCATGAATTTGGCGCACGACATCCCGGGCCAAATCGCCGCGCTCAACAAAATCGTGGTGAACATGTTTGTCCCGAAGCTGTACAGCGAAGCGCGCTCCTACATTCAATACAAGCGTGATGCCAGCACCATGTACAAACCCATTGACCGCCCCATTTATTCCGCCGAAAACGACAAAACGCTGGAACTTAAGCCGTGGTTCTAACCGGGGAACTACGTTCCCCGCACCCCTCCTCCTCAGAAAACCTACGGACCGGGGAACTACGTGCCAAGCATTGCGTCCCGTAAACCCTCCTCCTCATAAAATGTGACCGGGTTGTGACATGTGACCCGGATGAGAAGGGAAAGGTTCGGAAAACCGTAGGTTTTCCCGAGTCTAGTGTATGAAATTAAACACGTAATACATCAGCCCTCCGATTGCAAGGTCGGCCATAAATACGCTGAACAAATGCATCAATCGCCCGTAATGCACGTGCATGTCCGCGCTTTCTGGAAAGCGGTGTTTCCATAACACTTTCAATTCTTCAATGAATTCATACATGGCAAATCCTGCAACCACGATGAGCGCATTTTTCAATGCACCCAACATTAAATGATGATGTGGCTTCATTGTTTGCAAAATTCAAATTCTAAAGTATAACTCTATTTTATTTTATTTATGTTTCATGCATTTGGAAAATAAAATAAAAAATTGAATTACTTTCGGTCAACCACCCCCAATCACAATCCCAATCACAGCATCAACCATGCCGTTGTCTCGTGCAGAACTCTTCCGGAAATCTTCAAATCGTAATTACGAATTTGAGAGATATTTGATATCGTCCGAACCCCAGCAAAGCCCGATCATTAATCTGGACAGCACCCATGCGTATGTCATCATCCTGCCCCTCTCCTACTTTGTTTCAACCCGTGGAATAAGATCCAAGGGCAAGGCGGATTCCATGCCCTACGAAAGTTTCCGCATCGTGAATGTGCAGCACCGCGGCGGCAACGCGCACTCTTTGGTGCTCATTAAGAGCCGCGCCATCACGACCAACCCGTATAACATTGCCATCTTTGAATCCAACGGGCGCAACGGCTTCTGCGGCATTCGCATCGTGGACGACCATGGCAGTAAACCCGTGAATGTCACCAAGGCTTATACCACCATCTCCCCCGAATACAACATCAATTACGGCTCAGACACGCACAATCCCGGGTATTGCGGCATTTACAGCATCATCTGCATGGTGGCGTTTCGCCATTACCGCAGCAAGACCGGCGCCCTGTGGCTCGCAAAATGGACCAAACTGCTGGTGCATATGAGCCGCTGCATTGACCGCAACGCCGGCTGCCTCGGTGTGGAACTCGCCGCGCGCGTCCAGGAAATCATCGCCACCACACCGGTGCATGGTTGCGCCGAACGCGAAATCGCCGCAGCCATTCGGACCTGTCTTTCGTCAAAACATGAAACCATGCGCTCATTGGTTCTTTGAACAATTGCAAATGAGAGAAATTTACTGTAAAATGAACTTCAATACTTCAATACTTCAATACTTCAATACACTTCAATAAAAATATGTTTATTGAATTTCTCTCGTTCACAAATATACAAACAACACAATCCATTTATCACATGAATCACACGACATCACCACACGCCTAGTTAGACCTTTTTAGGTTTAACAACCATCTTCTTTGCGCCTGTGCTGCCGCCTGCCTTTGGACCCACAGCCACTTCTGCGGCAACGCGTTTCTCCTCCTGTTTCACGTATTCGGCGCGCAGCTCCGCCAAATCGGCCAGCCACAGCTGTTCAATGCCGGTGCCTTGTAGCGCGGCATGATGCGCATCTTTCTGCCCCTTCTCTTTCAGCAGCTTCTGCACGTTTTCCTCGCTCACGCTGTCCATCGGCAGCTTCAACAAGTACTTGTACTGCTCGTCGCCTTCCACATGGTCGTAGCTCTTGGACTGCAGCATGGCCATCAGTTCATCCCCGCGCTTGCGCCGCAAGTCAATGCTGCCGTCCAGCAGTTCCTGGATGTAGCGCGCCTTATTTCCGAGAATGCGGAGTTCCGCCGCCATCGCCGCCAGCTGGTGCGTCTTGCGCTTCCCATACAGTTCCAGTCGTGTCACATAGTAGTCGCGCACAATGTCGCGCACGTTGCCGTACTTCTTCAGCTGATCCTGGCTGTCAAACAGGTGCATGTTGCTGGTGGATTCAGTCGTGTAGAGCTTCAGCAGCTTTTCAATCGCGGTGCAACAGCCGTGGTCCACGATTGCCTGATTTGTAAGGTCAGCCGTGGCTGGAAACGTGATCGTGAAATCCACCACCGTGTCCGTGCTCATGTCCACGTAGTCTTTGATTGCGTTGGTCTCAATGAGCGACTCCAAGTGCTTCTTGAAATCTTCCGTCCAATAACCAACCGGGAGTTCAGTCACGCGCACCTGCTTCTTCGCGGCATCCACGGTATGAATACCGCGAATCAGGAACTTACCAGGAGAGGCGAGTGGCGCAATTGTGCCCTTGAACCCGCGGTAATACGGCTCAATTGCGCCCCACTCTGCCTCCGGCTTTTTGTGAAGCATGGCTTGAATGTGGTCAATGATTTGCAGCGGATTGTGGCACATGATGTCCGTGCTGAACCCCGTGCCGATGCCTTTCGTGCCGTTCACTAGAACCATCGGCACAATCGGCGCGTAAAAGGTGGGCTCCACCATCTGGCCGTCGTCGTCCAGATACTCTAATATGGCGTCGTCTTCCGCGCGGTAAATGAGCCGTGTGATTGCATTGAGCTGCGTGAAGATGTATCTTTCACTAGCAGAATCTTTCCCTCCGGCTAACCTGCAACCAAACTGACCATTGGGCTCAAACAAGTTGATGTTGTTGCTGCCGACGAAGTTCTGCGCCATGCCGACAATGGCCCCGTTCAAGCTGGCCTCGCCGTGGTGATACCCGGAGTGCTCCGACACGTAGCCGCTGAACTGCGCCACCTTGATTTCCGTCTTGAGTCCGCCCTTCTTGAACGCCGCAAACAGGATTTTGCGCAGCGAGATTTTCAGGCCGTCCATGCCGTTTGCAATGGATCGCTGGTTGTCGTAGATGGAGAAGTGCTTCATCTCGCGCGTCATGAAGTCCTCGTACGACACGTGCTTGTGGCTGGTGTCCAGATGGTCGGCGCGATTGTAGGACGACAGCCACTCCTTGCGGTCATCGGCGCGCTTCTTGTTGAACACGAGATCAATCGCGTCGTCGCTCGGCTCGCCCGTATAAGCGAAATCCACGATCTTCTTGTGCTCAAAGTACTCGCGGAATTCGCGCCCGGTGCTGGTGCCCAGACCCTTGTAGTACTTGACATTCCAGGTGCTCACGTCCACAGGTCCGCTTGCATTACCGCTTGCATTACCGATTGCATTACCGCTTGCATTACCGCTTTTCCACGCCTCAAACTCGCCCTCGTTATAAAACACACGCTCTTGTTGTCCCTTGCGCGCCTTCAGAATCGGCGTGTTCATGAACCCGATGAACCCGGGGATGTGCGTCAGGGTGGGCCACTCGCTCTGAAACAGGTTGATGCCGAGTCCCTTGATGTGCGACCCGTCCAAATCCTGGTCCGTCATGAACAGCACCTTGCCGTATCGCAGCCGTTTGGCCACGTCTTCCGCCGTGTAGTCGCGCCCGTTCTCCAGTCCCAGGATGCGCTTGATTTCCGCGATTTCCGTGTTTTCCGCAATGCGCTTCACCGCCTCGCCGCGCACGTTCATGAACTTGCCCTTCACTGGATACACGCCGATCGTGTTGCGGTCCTCCTTGCTCAGGCCCGACACAATCCCCGCCTTGGCCGAATCTCCCTCGCAAAAGATGATGGTGCACTGCCCCGACTTCTCCGTGCCCGCGAAATTGGCGTCAATGAGTTTCGGGATGCCGCGAATGGTGCGCGTCTTGGCGCCGTCTGTCTTCTTCGCCGCCTTCGCCTCTTTCACTTCCGTCAGAGCGCAGGCCGCATCCATCACACCCATCTTCGCCACCTTTTCCACGAACTCGTCGCTCACGGTGCAAGCCGACCCGAAATTCGCGCTCGTCGTCGTCAGCTCGTCCTTCGTCTGGCTGGAAAACGCGGGGTTCTCCACGTCGCAGCGCAAGAAGAGCGTCAGCTGCTCTTTGATCGTCGCCGGCTTCACGTCCACCTTCTTCTTGAGCTTGATAAACGCCGCCAACTTGCGCAGCAGCTGGCCCATGACGTACTCCACGTGCTTGCCGCCCTTGGACGTGCAAATGCCGTTCACGAACGACACGTGACCGAACTCGTCCGTGTTGGTCAGGCACACGGCGTATTCCCAGCGTTCTGAGGGCGCTTCGTACACGCGCTTGACCTCGGGGCGAATGTAGAGGCCAATGTATTGCTTGAAATCCTTCACTGGAACAACGGCACCGTTGTACTTGACGCGGATGCTGCGGTCCGTCACGGCGGCGATGTCGTACACGCGCTTCATGAAGAGAGCCGTCATGTCGGGACTGAGACCGGCAATGCCAAGGCGCGCGTAATCGGGGCGGAACGAGATGCGCGTGTAAGGCTTCTTGCTGGAGCATTTCGTGATTTTGGGTGCGCAAATCTCGGTCAGATTCGCCTTGAATTCTTGAACATATTTGAGCCCGCGCACGTGGTCCACGGTTTCCACGGAGCCCCACGTGGACCACACGAGCACGAGCTTGAATCCGAAACCGTTCTTCCCGCCGACGATTTTTTCCTTCTTGTCTTCCGCATAATTGGTGGAGGTGCGCAGATGCCCGAAAATCATCTCGGGGATCCACATCTTGTGCTCGGGGTGCTGCGCGATGTCAATGCCGTTGCCGTCATTCGTCATAGTAATTGTGCCAGTCGCGGCATCCACTTCCACTTCAATGCACGTCACGGGAAGCGCATCGGGTTTGCCGTCCTTGATTGCCTGTGCTTGGCGAATGACATGGTCGCGCATGTTCACGAGCCCCTCGTCCACCAACTTGTAGAGCGCGGGGATGTGCGTGAAGGTCGCCAGGCCGATAGTCGTCTCTGTGCCAGTCGCTGCGCTTATTCCTGAGTTCATTATTGTCGTGTATTCGGTGCACTCGGTGAGCTGAATGGAGCCAATGTAGGTGTCGGGCTTCTTGAGAATGTGCTCCAAGTCCGTCATTTTCTGATACTTGCTTGATAGAGATGTTGATTCGGTGGATGAAGTCATTATTGTCTGATTGTCTGATTGTCTGATTGTCTTATTGTCTGTCCTATATGAAATAAAGGGATGCATGACAACCATTTATTCGCTTTAAGTAAATTCAATTTTTTGTTTTATTACGATTGACCAGCTGCTGGACGATTGTGTGATCCATGCTTGGAGACAGGATTTTTAGTAGAATGAGACACCTTTCCCTCCATAATGCCTTCAAACCTCTTTTTTGCAGCTTGTGATTTGCTTATTCCACTACGCCGAGATGGTTTAATTGGGGCTTGTCCTTGTGCCGCCAATGCCTTAACTCTATCCAATATTTTTTGTAACTCGGGATTGATGACAGCAGGGGCATCAAGGGCATTAGTAGAACTGGGTGTTTTGGGAACGCCGCCTCTGCGAGTTCGGCTTACACGATGCCGACGATGGTGTGTTTTTGCCATTTTGTGTGTTTGAATTTATTATGCATTGCATAAACATTTTATTTTTCATCGTCGTTTGACTGTTTTGTTTCGTTTGGATGCCCTTTTTTTGGTTTGGCGTTTACCGCCTTTTGATTGGGGTGGTTGTTGTGGTTGTTGTGGTTGTTGTCGCCGTGCATTCCGTCTCTCGGTTATACGCTGCAATCTACTTTCAACTTGATCGCGCAGCTCGGAAATAAATGCATGCAACGCGCGGCGAGCCTGCGGGGACCTGCAACCAAATCTTCTAAATTCGCGCGAATATGACCGTGTCACATTAGCAGACCCACTAATTCGTTGGGGCCTTTGCAAAATTTGGTCCAGTTGTTGCAGTCGTCTTCTCAACACGGTTTCATTGTTTGCTTGTTCAACTGAATCAATTAAACGAACCAAACGGCGCATTTGATTGGGGTTACAATTTCGTAAAATTGCATTCAGTTGTCGCGTTCGTTGCATTTGGTCATTTCGCTGCATTTGTTGCATTTGTGCGTTCACCCCGGGCATTACCACTGCTGGCAAATGAGCGATATCATTCCGTGTTAATTCTGGATTTGTTTCTCGGATCCCTTGAATATAAGAATTCGCGATAACAGCACGAATCAGGTCTACTTCAGTGCCCTGCGGGCCCTGCAGCAAATATGATAAATCATCGTCTGCTTGCGAGTTCTCCGACATACGATCACCATCGTCGCCAAATGGGAGGGGCACATTCTGCCCAAAATTCGCAACTCTAACTGGTCCGCGTATCCTACGCATATGCGCAGGTAAATCGGGGCCAGATGGTGGCACAATATCTGGAAGATTAAGGTCTAGTCCAGCAATTCCAGGTGAGCCAGTGCTAGGTGATACTCTAGGTGGTCCAGGTGATCTAGGTGATCTAGGTGTATCGTCACCATAATCTTCATCCGGTTCTGTCATTTTTGTGTTAAAAATATTTATGTATACCTGTAATAAATATAAATATAATTAATTAATACAATGTCGGGCTACAATTATTATTCGCTAAAGAAGTGTCGGTGCTATCAGCCGATCAACAAGAAGTTGGTGGAAACGGGGAGCGGCGGCGAAGTTGTGTCCATCGTGGTCAACTTCAAAGTGTTTAGCACCATTATTCGCACCGCCACGGCGCAACGCAACGATTCGTTCACGCAAGCCAACCGACCGCTGAATGTTTACAAAAGTTGGACGGGTGCGCCGGCGGGATACGGCCAGCCCATCCGGAACCAATTCAATTGAATTGAATTGAATTGAATTGAATTGAATTTTGTTTTGCGATTTTTTTCTAAAATCCATTGCATTTCTTTTTTTTTCTTTCATTACAATATAATACACCAATCAAATCAAATTCAATGGGAAGAAACTACACGCGTTCAGAGGACGGCCTTTATCACATCCTCGGCAAGAAGTACGAATTCATTCGCGGGTCTCGCGCGCAAGTGTTTCACGGCACCGCGTACAAGACCGACGGCACCCCCGGTCTCACTAAGGAAAAACTGCTCATGAACAAGAACGGCCGCATCGTGAGCGCCAAGAAGCACGCCACCGCGAAACGGGAGAAGCGGTTGGAAAAGCACGGCTGGACCGCCAAGAAGGGCAAGTTCGGCGCCGTTCGCATCTCCGACCTTAAGAAGACGCGGCGGAGCCGCAAGCACCGAAAGCATTGAGACAGTGAACCCATCAAATATTAATAGATTTCCTAATAATTTATTAATAATTTATCAATGATTTATCAATGATTTATCAATAATTTCATTTCGAATGAAGTGTTCCATGTCGCATCGTGCGCACGTGCTTGCGTTTGCCCTTGTTGGGTGTCTTGCGACGGGTCTTATCGCGTCGGGTCGCCCGTAAGGGTGTGCCCCTGGATCTAATGGTTGCATGCGCACGCAGCCATCGGCAATGACGGCGTCGTTTCCGGGTATGACTTCTTCCTCCGCCGCCCTGCATTTTCAGTTCGGCGAGTGCGTAATACTCCAGCAGGATGCGCCCAATCTCTTCTTTTACCGCATCGTCGTACCGGTCGTACTCGTTTTGTTCATCCAATGCGGGATTGTGCTCCATTTCTTTCGGCAGGAAGATGTATTTCACCAGGGTTGGAAACACGCGACGCTTGGTCTCGGCGTCGTATATTTCATCCTGCACACCCACAAAGTGCGCCGTCGGAACCACCCCGCCCGTGTTGGCAACGTGCAGCTTAATCGGAGGCAACAACAAATCGGACAACAACGCATTCGTTCGTTGGAGGCTGGATTGCGGATGCACGCCCTTCAGCGCGTCGTGCAAACGAAGCATGGTGTGCGACCGAACCGGCATGTGCGCGAATCCAATGGTTTGATTCCTGTCCGGATCGGCGTCCACGATTTGCATCATTTTGGACCGGAAAAAATCTTCCGTGTCTCTCGGGAATTGTATCCGTTCAAACACCTTGTCCAACCATACATCGCATTTGAATTTATCGTGCGCGTGAACCAACCCCCGCATGTGCACGGCCATGTTGAACCGGCATTTCATGCTGCTGCCTTGCTTGAAAAACTTGATGAGATGATCGCCCGTGGCCGATTGAAACTGCGTCGGAACCCGTTCCCCCATCGGGTCCGGAAACGCCACGATTTGCCGCCCAATGCTGCGAAGCTGCTTCAAAAAATCGGCGCGGTCTGCCCCGATTTGCGCCGCGGTGTCAACATTGATTGCCGCAATGTTGCCCTGCTCCAAATAATACTTTGCATTCAACGCGTCCATCGTTTCGCGCAACGTCCCGACCGCATCAATGAATCCGGCCTTATCAAATCCTTCGGGGTTGTACCGCAGCAGCTGCAGCAAATACACGTCCAAGAATGCGCGCAGACGGACAAAGTCCTTCGGGTTTTTGCGCGCCATGAAGATGCGGATAAACAGCGACTTGCCTTCGTCGCATAAAATGCACACGAGGTCCAGCATCGTGGTTTTCATGGACACCATGTTGTCGGACGTGTACTGGCGCGCAATCATGGCGTCCAAATCGGCCGGAGGGTCAACCGCGTCGGGTTGATAGAGAGCGACTCGGTACAAATCCGCAAATTCTTGGAGCTCCTTCTTCACCAAATCAATGGGCTGCATGTGATAGCTGTCCTCCTTGCACATACCGGCGCACACGGGGTGCATGATCTGCGAAAAGCATTTGGTTTCTTGCGTCACCAGCTGCACCTTGGGGTTCTTCTGCAGCCGTTTGCTGATGAGCTGGGTGTTGGCGTCCTTCTTGCGATTGCCGTACATGAACAGCTCAATGTGGTCGTCCGGAAACGACGGGGACAGCAGGAACCGGATTTTTTTAACCTGCGACGCAAGCGCGTCCGGCTTGTTGTAGCGCAGCGGGCGCTCAAAGAAATTGTCGTATAGAATCATCATGTAGAGAGAAAACAGCAGCAAAAATTGTCGCGACACGTCGCCGAACACGAAACAGTCAATGTCGTTCATCCGAATTTTGTCGCACCTTTCTTTCAGTTGCTCCATGTTTGCACCCGACTCCGCGATCACTTCCTCCGTGAACAGCTGCGCGTCGGCGTCCTGCCGAAAGCTTTGCAAGTAATGAGACACCGCCGCCCCACCGCTGGCCACAATGTGGCCGCCGCCGCCGTGCGCGCGCATGGCTTGGTTAACTGCCGTGAGCGCCGCGACAATCACGTCGGTTCGTTTCACCGGAAAACGGGTTTTGTCCGGCATTACCGCTTCCAGCGCGCCGGTTGCATTGGCGCTGTCACACCGGTGCGCGACTTCATTGAAATACGCGCCGTATTGGCCGCTCGGAAAAATGTCCGAGAACCGCAGCTGGTCTGCCGTTTGCACGGCCGGATTCTGCATGATCGCAACGAGCGCCTGCTTCTTTACGGCGGTTTGAATGCTTTCTGCGATGAGCAATTCGGCGAACCCGTCGCACGTGCGCTGAATGATGGCGTTCGGACTTTCGCTTGGATTGCTTGGCGCTTGTGCGCTTGGCGCTTGTACGCTTGGATTGCTTGGCGCTTGTACGCTTGGATTGCTTGGCGCTTGTACGCTTGGCGCTTGTTCGATGGTTTTCATGCACACCTCGTTCATGCCTCGCGCAACCAGCGCGTTGACTTGCGCGTACGGCTCCGCATCCGAATGCAGCATCAGTTCCATGATCAAATCCAGCCGGTTGTAGGGACCGATTGGCTTGGCATTGTACGTGAACGGAACGGACTCAATTTGCGCCATGACGCTCGGCAATTTGGACAAGGCAACCACGCGATCCAGGAAATGCACCGTGATGACCGGAACATTGAACACAGCTCCAATGTGCAAACGGAGAGAAATTCGGGGGCCGGCAGTCATCTTCACTTTCAATTCATACCCGTCCTTTATTCCCGTTTTTGAAATTAGGACAGCGTGCACTGCGTCCATCATTGCAACCAACTCGGGCTGCGCAACTTCCGTGAAAATGAACACGTTGTGATGAGGGACGAAATCCGACAGTCCGCCGAGCGACATGTTGCAGTACGACACCGTGACCGGGCCTTTGATTTCATCCAGCGACGAGGAGGGTGTCAATTTTATGAACGGAACATCGATTGAAAACGCGGCGTCAATGTCGTGCATGTGCGCTTCCATCTGCAGTGACTGGTTGAATTGTTGTATACCTTTTTCAATCATCTCTCTGTCGTTCATTTCAAATTCCATTTCGGCGGTTAGAATGTCCTTCCCTATTTCTAAAGTTGCTGCATTTGCATTTGCATTTGCTGTTGCTGCATTTGCGTCTGTTGCTGCATTTGCATCTGTTGCATTTGCTGTTGCAGCTGTCACGGCTGTTGTTGCAGCTGTCACGGCTGTTGTTGCAGCTGTCACGGCTGTTGTTGCAGCTGTTAACGCCGCAGCTGCCGTGGTACTTACTGCGTCAGACAACGCGCCGGCAACATTGGTTTGAACGGTGGACACGACATCGTCAAGTTTATCAAATACAGAGGATCCTTGGCTCGCAGTCGTTCCACTTGGTGCTTCGCTTATCGGCGTTTCACTTATTGCTTCACTTCCCGTTTCACTTCCACTTATTCCCGTTTCACTTCCACTTATTCCCGTTTCACTTCCACTTGGTGCTTCGCTAACAACAGTAGGTGCTTCGCTTGGACCACTTGGTGCTTCGCTAACAACAGTAGGTGCTTCGCTAACACTTGGTGCTTCACTAACACTTGGTGCTTCGCCAACACTTGGTGCTTCGCTAACACTTGGTGCTTCGCTAACACTTGGTGCTTCGCTAACAACAGTTGGTGCTTTGCTTGATCCACTTATTGCTTCGCTTATCGGTGCTTCGCTAACACTTGGTCCAGACGTTCCTTCGTCATCATCCGCACGAGGAACAAGGGTGTTCGCTAAAGACATTGTTTTGCAACGGGGGGTACATTATTCAGATATTTTAAAACCCATTATCGTTGCATATTTTCTCAAAATACTTTTTGCTCACTATCAAATGGTGCACGTTTGAAGCGTGGTTTTTGGCCCGCTGTTGGTGGCAGTACAATTCGTACGCTTTATACACGGATGCCGCGGCCAATAGCTGCGTTTCTTCCACAGCGGAAAGAACTTCGCCCCGTTTGTCCCACATGGTGCACCGCACGTGCATCAAGTACTTGTCGTTTTCAATCACCACATCGGGGCAAAAATGCCGAATCAAGCCCAAGAACGCGGCGTCCGTGTGATTGTGGCTCTGCAGCTGGTGGTGGTGGCGCTTGAACAGCGCCGTGAATTCGTCAATTTCCAGCTCGTCGTCGTCGTCATTCGCGTTCACCACGATGTGGTGCGTCCAAAAATCGTTGAACCGCGTGACCAGCGGCAGGTGCTTGCTCGTGATCTGCAAAAATGAATCGGTCGTTTCAGAATAAGTGGACAAATGGTCAATGAGCCGCGCCTTCAGCGCTTGCGCGAAAAACACGTTCGGAATTCTCTCCTCGTCAATGAACACTTTCCAGAGGTACAGCATGTTTTTCCATGAAATGCTCACGCTGTTTTGCGGGGTTTGCGGGGACGCTTCCAGGCACGTTGACACAAATTTGGCAATGAGCCGGTCCTCCGGGTGGTGCTTCAAATACAGCACGCGCTCGTGGGTCACCGTGTCCTTGCACTGCGTGTTCAAGAAATTCTCCGCATTTTCATAGCGCTGCGAATAATGCGCCGCAACGCAGAAAATGTCAATCATCCGATGCTTGAACGGCTCCGAATACGCGTCCAGTGCCACGTCGTTCATGTCCAACAAGCGGCACTCGCTGAAACCGTACTCGTAAAATTTGAATTTGAATGCCGTCAACAGCGTCGTGCTGAACAACGTGGCGCACTCCTGGCTCAGCCCCTTCATGAACTGCCGCGCCCTCGGCGCCGCAATGTAAATGGGTTCCACCCCGTCGTTTATTGCAACCGTTTTTTTCAGCAACACGTCGCCAATCACCGTCAAAAAATACTTGGCGCAGTCCCGCGTGCGGAACAGGGTGGGGCACAGCATGTTCAGCGTGCGCTGAATGGTCTGCGACTCCGGAATGGACGTCAGCAAACAGCGGTCCTTGATGCGGCGCAGCACTTGGTTCTTGATTTTGTACTTCCACGGCATGAGCTCCCGGTTCCGGCTGATTTGGGTTAAAATGGGATACAGAATGTCGTCCTCGTTAATTACGCTGTAATTTCTCTCGGCGTCGGCATTGTACACAAAAAACAGCTCCACGTTGGCGTTGTAGTAGTAGTGCGGCGACTCGTTCAGAAACTGCTCAATGAAATCGTCCGACGCGGTAATCAGCGTTTGCTTGCGCTGCTCCTTGTCGTTTCGCACGAGTTGGGCGGCGTCCAGCAGTGCTGGCAGGTGCGCCACGTGCGCCACCAGTTTCCCCAGCATGAACTCGTCCCCCGCGTATTTGGCGTGCAGCTGCCGGATGATGCTGCACAAGTCGTCCTCAACCGTTGTCATTGCGATTAGCTGTTGTAGTGGTTGTAGTGGTTGTGGTGGTATTAAATACTTGAACTTATGTCCAAGTGTTTAAATCGTTTTATTCATGTTTCAGGTGCGGACGGCGGGCAGTCCGGGCTAGCCGCGAGGGGCGCGACCTCTGCGTGTGCTGGCGCGAATGGCGGCGCGCTTCGTTCAGTCCGAACAGCGTCCACGGCTGCGGCGGGCGGTCGTGCAGATACGGGCGGTACGTGTCCCAAATCATGTTGCGGTCGCAAAACGCGTCCTTGTAGAACCCAATGCCGCACGAGCTGCCCCAGCGCCCCCACAGCTGCATGCGCTTGGCCGTCTCCGTGTCGATCGCCATGCCGTCCACCGCCCCGCGCGGCTGGAACGGTTTCGGACGATCGGCCTGCGACATGAACTCGCGCGCGTCCAGGTCGTAGTGCGAGCACGCCGTGCGCGAGCACGGGTTGACCTTGTTCAAATACACGTCGTAGTGGTCGCCGATGAGCCGCATGGCGGTTTCCACGTCCAGGCGCCCCTTGTGCTCCTCCATCATTTGTTGCAGGCGCACCCGGCGCGCGCCCTGGTGGCGGCGCAAGTCGTCCCACCCCGTGTTGGTCGATTCCAGGTTCCGGATGCGCGGGTCGTACGCCACGTTGAAGCCGATGAAGTAGCCGTTCTTGGTGCGCTCCACGTTCACGTATTTCAGCCCCAGCTCCAGTCGCATGATTTCGTTCGTGCGCGTGTCGCCGAACATCCACGCGTTGGCGTAGTCGCCCGAGTTGCGCTCGGTCAGCATGGCCACGTAGTCGTCCATGGTGCTGCCGTACTGCATGGCGCGCCGAATGCGGCAGCACACGGGGTCCTTGTTTTCATACGCGTGAAACCCGCCCATGGTGGTCTCCGTTCCAAACAGTCCGCAGCTCGTGACAAACACGTCCGTCCCCGAATGGATGCCGCCCGGGAACGACTGCATGAGGATGCGGTGCCCGCTGCTCGGGCGCAGGTCCATGATCACGCGCGAGTACTGCCCGTTGATGTAGTTGTCAAACGAGTTGTGCGCGCACACGATTTTGCCGTCGGCGGTGTAGTCGCCCACCGCAATGAACGCGCTGCACCGGTCCTGGGCGCCGCCTTCTAATCCGCCGCTCGCCTTTTTAGATGTAGATGCTTCCACAAAATCGGCATAAATGGCCTTGGACTTCAAGTGCGCGTTGTGCGGCTCGTTCAGCACGTCCGACAGGTTCGAAAACATGTAGTCAAAACTGACGAAGCAGTTCCAAAACACGATTTTGGGCAGCGGCTGCTTGGCGCCGTCGGCAATGCCGCGCATCTCCTCATAATACTCGGGGAAATTCGCTTCAATCTGCGGGCGAAAGAAGTCGTCGGCCACTTCGCAGAAAAACGCAAACGTGCGGCCGTACTCCTCGTACAAGAAAAACTCCAACATCTCCATGATTTGCGCGAGTTCGTGCGCCACCAAGTGGCCGTGCGCAAGGCCGCGCCGGTACGGGTCCCCGTGCAGCGAGAGATAAATCCAGCCGTTAATGTCTCTGCGAGCGCCGTTCAGTTTCATTGTTTAAAATCGTCAGGAAGACATACATTTATCCAAATATTCTTTTTTTGGGGAAATGAGTTAAAATAATAACAATATTAACTTGCACGTAAGTTAAATGAGCAGCATCCTCTATTACAGCAATTTTTGCGAAAAGTCCAAATCGCTGTTGCAACGGTTGGCCAAAGGCAAAGTTAAGGAAGGCATCCACTACATGTGCATTGACAAGCGCACGAAGGGGGAGAACGGCGCGTGGTACATCGTGATGGAAGACGGCCAGCAAATCATTCTACCGCCGCACGTGAACCGCGTTCCGGCGCTGCTCTTGCTAAACCAGAACCACGCGGTGCTGTACGGCGACCAAATCACAAACCACTTGAAACCGCTGGACGCGCAGCACAACAACGTGGCCACCGGCTTCAACGGGGAGCCGTCGCCGTTTTCCACCGGCAGCGAGTTCATGGGCGGGTTTGGCGTGATGTCGGACAACTTCAGCTTCCTGGACCAAAGCAGCGAGGACCTGTCCGCAAAAGGCAGCGGCGGCCTGCGCCAGCTGTACAACTACGCCACCATTGACTTCAATGAATCCATCAACTGCCCGGCGATTGAGGAGAAGCAGGCGCGCATCGGCCCCGACATCACATTGGAGAAGTTGGAAAAAGAGAGGAACGAGCAAATCACGTACGCGCAACAGCAGCCACAACAAGGGCATCAACAGCAACAACAACAACAACAGCGCCGCTAAACACCATTAGCACCATTTTTCCGGTTTGAAATGGACGTACATGTTGCAATACGAATCGCCCTCAAACGGTTCCGGGCGGCCGTGCAAACAGGTGGTGGATTCGTACAGCACAATGTCACCGTACTCCATGGTTACGCGGTGCGGCCGAAAATGATGGTCTTCAATGTACAGGTCCCACGGCTTGTCCGCGTCGTCGCCCAAATGAATGATGGCGCTGATGACGTGCGTGTTTTTTTTGTCGTAGTGGTTGGCCAAATGGCTTCCGCGCAAGTATTTGCGCACGCCATAGGTGGCGGTGTGTATCAGCGGCGTCCTGTATTCAATCCATTTTGTAAGAATCTCGCGGAACGTGTCGCGCAACTCATTTAGCAGTTCGGTCGGCGCGGCATCCACATTCAAATGCTTGGACACCATGCCCGATTCAACTTGACGGTTGATGAAGACTTCGTCGGTCCATTGGCTTTCGTCCGCGCCGCGCAACCACTCCTTGACGGCATCCACGCACTCCAGCCGCATGCGCACCTTTTCAAACCCCACCGGGTGAAACACCGGCAAAAAATGATGCTCGCAAATCTCATTCGGCACGCTTGGGTTAATTTCGGTTTCCTTGAACCACTTGGTCAAAATGTATTTTTCGCCCCGAAGGATGGGCATGCCGCAGTGCGACGAGAACGGGTTCTCCCTGCCCCAGTCGCCGGCATTGTCTGTTGATGCCTGCGAATGCAAGTTGTTCCAAACGATGGCGGTTCCCGTTTTTGGCGCGCAGGAACAAAACGCGTGCGGGAACGACGTGTACCCGCCCTCTTCCACGTCATTCAAATAAATCATGAACGTCCACGTGCGCTGGCCGTTGATGGAAGCATCCTTCTTCAACAATTCGGGGTCAAAGTAGTCGGTGTGGAACCGGAATTCTTGGCCCACGGCATACTTCTGCCCCTGGATTTGTTCCGCGTGACGGTTGTCTATGCCGAGCGTTTTGCAAATGCGGCTCTCCACTTCCGCAATCAACGGATTGCTCCCTCCAAAGTAACACGTCTTGCTGGTTCGCTCCACATTCACAATGCGCTCCGTGGGCTTGGACACGTTGTAAGTGGACGACTCCGTCAGCTCCGACGCGTTGATTGTCGCAACGATGTCGGCGCATTCGTGTGCCGTCAAAAACCCGTCCACGCGAAAAATCTCAAGGTTTTTCGCTTGCAGCCGTTGCGCGGTTCTCAACGCAACCAATCCAACGCGCGTCTGGGTTGCCGACGACGATGACAATGACGCCGGAATCGCATAATCAATCCCGATTTTGCGCCGCAATAACGCGTGACTGTATCCCGCATCCAGCGACTTCTGGAACATGATTTGCTTGCAGTTACCCAGGCGCAGGTTCAGGTCAACCCATTCCTCCCAATCCGGCGCGAAGGTGTCCATGGATTATTTGTGGCGGATTGATTGTTTGATTGTTTGATTGTTTGATTGTTTGTAGTGTCCTTTACGCAACATAGTTTAAATGTATTTTTAAGAAATGCATTTAAAATTAGGGCAACAATTATGCATATTGCGCCCATCCCCACACCATGTCCGACCGATCCATTGTGATGAAAGCGTTTTTAAACCAGTTCACGGACTTCGTGGAGGACGTGCACGGCGTGTTTCCCGACAACGCGGACATTGACTCGGCCAAAACGGCGCTGATGCTTATGAAAAAAACGAACCCGCGCATGTTGATGAACGCGTGGGTCACGTGCATTGTGGGACCGTACACCGACAAAATAGAGAAGGGCGACATCGGGTTCTTCCTGGACAAGGACTACACCCAGGATCTGGAGTACATGGGGAACGCGGTCATGCAAAAGGTGGACGCGCTGCGCGGCCCGGTGCGCGAAATGGGCGCCGAAAATCAAGCCAAGTCCATGAAGTACATTCAGAATTTGACCAAGCTGGCGAAGCTGCACGGCGAAGTGGACTGAACTAAACAACTAAACAACTAAACAACACAACAACCCAACTAAACAAATGAACACATTCTATTCAAATGTTTAATAATTGGAATAATAGATCCACAATAAACCAATTGTCCATATGCCTCCGACAATATACATTATCATTTGTAATGCAAAATATATGTAGTAATATGTATTAACATTTAATACATATTTTATAAAATTGCAATACAGTTCAACGTTTCATAGTAAAAATGATATTTTGTTGGTTTGATGTTGCATAATGATTCGGAGTTGCACACGAACGATGTATAAAAATGGTTGGTTTGAATCGCATTGAATCCATTGATTTATTTGACGCGGAGCTAACTACTGTGTCATCACTATTTTCCCGATGTGTGATAGACGGACGTTGCTTTAGATCAATGAACCGAATATCGTATATCAATCCAGCAGATTTAACAAACCCGGACACATGCTCATACACGCTGTAAGTTTTTAAAATGGATGCATTTATCAATGTAAAAAATTCATATAACGTTTCTTTAAATGATTCTGCAACGTCATGGAACGTTGTTGTCAATTCTCCCAAATGCAACGGACGTGTGTTGAACATTGCAATTCCACCATGCCCATGCAATGATTTCACCATATTTTTAAACCGGTGTGAATTGCTCATTAATATGTCACCGGGCATCGTGTGTTGTTTTAATATTTTAATGGCATCATTCATGTGTGAATTATTAACGGATTTATTCTTGAAAAATTCATCATCTCCTAAACGAATGTGTAGAATTGAATATGGAGCCGAAACTTTGTATAATGCATTTTGTTGATTTATGTATTTTGCAAAAGATTCGTTTGGCGTCAATAACGTTTTCATGAACTGTTTGCACTCCACCGAGAGATGTTCATTGCAAAACAGGTTTGTGCAAATCAACAATGGTTCCGGGGTTATTAATGATGCATTGTAAATCGCATTGAAATTGGCGACTTCATACTCGGAATTTGTCATTGGGTTCGTCGTTGTCACGATTTTTATATTATGCATATTTGCATCCACGTATTCATTTTGAGAATCATCATTGCGGCCATGTGGATTCACGACCAAACACTGAGAAATATGATGTCGGCGAATGTCCACTGCAAAATTAAATCCAAATTTAGCAGACATTTGATGCAAAAAAATGGTGCCACGCAATAAATCTCCAAGTCCAAATGATTTCACACTGCCACTTGGGTACGTTCCTGAATCATTTTTGAACCACACCATAATTACGGTTTTGGTCATAGGCACCAAGTTTTAAGTGTTCAATTTGTGAATATAGCCTGTTATAAATACACCCAATATATTAATTTTGCATCATTGATCACGATGACATTATATGAACCAATTCGCATTGTAATTACAATGTAAATGTATTTTGCAAAAAAAACAATTTAAAAAATATAATTAGATATAACATTTATACAACATTACCTTGATTTTCAATGAACATTGTGACGTTTAAAAACAACGAGTACCCCCACTTTCAAACCATTGGCAACGCGTCGCAATTTGCAATACCGTACGCCAAGCATTACTGCAAGGGCGTGGGGTATGATATCGGGTTTTGCAAGGAGGAATGGAAATACCCCGGCGCGATTGGCATTGACATATCGTTGAATGACGGGTTTCACGCCGACCACCTTCCTAATGATGCGGTGGACTACATATACTCCAGCCATTGTTTGGAACACGTGGATCACTGGGTGAACACACTGACGCTTTGGATTTCCAAATTGAAAGCGGGTGGAATACTATTTTTGTATTTGCCCGATTTTTCACAAGTGTACTGGAGACCGTGGCACAACAAAAAGCACAACCATTGTTTTACTCCCGACATCATAAAATCTTTTCTGTCGGACACCGGAATGAGCCGTATTTACTGTTCCGGGGTTGATCTGAATAACAGTTTCATGGTGGTGTGTGAGAAACCATAAGAATAAAAATATAAATCAAACTATGATTAGCGTTTAATTAGTAACGTCAGTATTTAAAATATTTTCTATATACGTATGAATGGAGTTATACACCATTTTATGATAATAATCAAGATTGACACCCAACAATGCGGGATGTATTACAAACGCATTCTTTAGACAATATGCGATTTTTTTGTGATACTTAATGTGCCAATTTATTTCGGTTTCGTCAATTAATCCTCTAGGTATTACGTCGGAATTTACTAACTTTTGCACTTCAAGCCACGTGTCGCTTTTCATAATATACATCTGCGCCTGATAAAACCCCTGCATAGGGTCTAGTTCATAATCATGATGAGCAAATATTCGTTCCACATTATTGATGATATACGTGTTTAATGTTGTAATGGCAGAATTGGAGTGTCTTATGGGATGTTCACCGCCGTTGAAATAATTAGATGATAACATATACTGACGCAATGCATCCGCATTCCAATGACCCATTGTTGTGAAAAAGGTTTTCAATTGGGTTAAATCATCAGTTCCATTTGAATCAGGATATTGTAGATAATCGTATGATGTGAAATCATTATATATTGAATTGCGGATTGCATCATCCTTCACAAAATTCGTGATGAACGCATCTGTTGTAAGTGAGTTAATGCTTGCCGTGGGGAAAATCCAAATGACATCGGGATTCGTTTCTAAAACATCAACGCTATCAATGAGTTGATCTAGCACATGGTGGCTGTAGAAAATATCATCATCGCATTTAATAAAAAAGTGGTAATGCGGAAGTATCGCAAACAGTTTCTTTTTATACCCATACCAACTAGTATCATCTACATTCAGATAATGAATCATGATATTATTGTATCGCGAATCAGCAACTAGGTTCTTTACTTCAGTTACTAACAATTCACTAGATGCGGCTACCCATAAATCAATGCATCTTTTGGGTTTTATTTTAGAAAAAGCACACAGTGTCAATAAAATCCCACATAACCGACTATTAGTATTAACCATCCAAATGAATGCAATTTTTGATGGCATATTTTATTACGACGAATTTTTACATTCAATTGATATAATAAATATATAACGTATAGTACAAAAACGCACACCCCCACATGAACAACACAACTGCATCCATCATAGTGGTGGGCGATGCCATGATTGACGCATACTATTATGCCAATGTCAAAAAGCACGCACCGGAAGCCGTCAATGTTCCCGTACACGATGTGTTTGGCAGCGATTATAAGTTGGGAGGAGCGTGTAATGTCGCCCTAAGTCTCCATAATTTAGGGAGCGATGTTGAATTTGTGGGAGTGGTTGGCGATGACGCGTGCGGACGTCAACTTGAAACCATGCTGCGCGGTTCAACCCTAAAACACAAATTGTTCGTGGATAACGCCCGAAAAACCACGCAAAAAAATCGGGTTTTGCACAATGATGAATTGGCCTGTAGATTTGACATTGAGGACACATGCGATATAACAATGTCCCTGCAAAATGATATTTTAAACTACATTGCTAGCAATGCCAATGTTAGATGTATCGTGATTTCGGATTACAGCAAGGGTGTAATTACGACCGACTTGTGCCAGTCTATTATAAGTTACGCAAATCGCAACGGGGTGCCAACATTTGTTGACCCAAAAGTCAGCAACTGGCATAAATACAAGCATTGTTTTTTGTTCAAACCCAATGCAGTTGAGTCCGAACAAATCACGAATGAAACGGCGATTGACCGCATCGTGAACGAGATTCATGCCCGGATAGAATGCAAAAATGTGTTAATCACACTGGGTGAAAACGGCATGATTTTTTCGGAAAAAAATGATATAGAGAATGTAGTAACCACGCGCGCCATTCGCCATGATGGATTGATACACAAAAAAGATGTCACTGGCGCGGGCGACATTGTGTTGTCTGTTCTAGTGCACATGTACGAAAAATCAAACAATTTAATGGAAGCGTGTCGCGTGGCGAATTACATTGCCGGGAAAAGCGTTGGCGTGGTTGGAAATTACATCGTCGGTCCTCATGACATTGATCACTATTACAAAAATAAAAATTCGGCCGGCCAAACCAACACTGACTGTAAAATAATGTATGATTATGAATGCGACAAAATCACGGAGTTGTCCAATCGCAAAGGCGTGGTGTTTACAAACGGTTGTTTTGACATATTGCATTCCGCGCACATCAAGTGTTTAAAATACTGCAAGAGTCAGGGCGACGTCCTGGTTGTAGGATTGAATGACGACACCTCTATAAAAACAATTAAAGGTCCAGAAAGACCCATAAATAACGTGGATGAACGGGCCACCATGCTATCATTGTTTGATTTTGTGGATTACATCATTATTTTTTCAGATGAAACCCCGCACAGCGTACTTAAATTACTAAAACCATTGAAACTAATAAAAGGAGGGGATTACAAGGTGGAAACCATTGTTGGCGCGGAGTATGCAAATGAAGTGTTGCTATTTGACTATATAAACAACAAAAGTACGTCAAATGTTGTAAATAAAATTAAAAATACATTATAAAAATGAACAATTTCAATTTCAAAATGAATTTGACATTAAAAACTCCACGTAACATCCGATCTACTAGAACCCAGCATCACCCCCATCACATTCATAATAATAATAATTCCAGAGTGTATTTTTTGCACGAGTCACACGGCATTGGAGATAGTGTTTTCAATTTGATATTTTTCAATTTGATAGAAGAGCGCATCATTGCAAATAACATATTGTTTTGTTATTTTGCGAAAAATGAATACATACAACAATTGACGCAATTTATTAACCCCAGGTTGATCAATAATGTGAAACTATTTTCATTGGATAAAAAACCACAACAATCAATTGAAATGTGGATTAACAATCCACATTTTGGTTACACATTTGATTGTAGTCTAAACTCGCAATGTAGCGTGGATTACAATAATTTTTATTTGAATTATTTCAAGCATGTATTGCAGAGACTAACAATAAATGCAAATATACAATCCATTCTATATTCGGACAATGAACTGTTGATCAGAGCCAATGCGATACCTCCCGAATACAAGTCCGTTGATATTTTAATACTCAATTCAGTGCCGTATTCGGGTCAATACAATTACAATAAAGACGTTTGGGACAACTATATCATGCAGCTTAATTCTAAATTCAACATAGCAACAACCACAAAAGTGGACGGTGTTTTGTGCACGTTTGACAAAAACCTGACAATTAAGGACATAGCTGCGCTTTCAACTCATGCAAAAGTGATAATTGCCATAAATTCGGGTGTTTTTCCCGGTCTATTAAATGTTCACACAATGGAAACAGTAAAACAATTCTTTATTTTTGACAACCGATGTCATTATTCTTTTCCAAGATTTCAAAACAAGTGTTGCATTACCGAAATCAGCATGAATGACCTTAATTATTATGTAACCATGTAACCATGTAACCATCTGACTCTAATTCCCTTTCCAAATTCGGTAACTGTCGCTGTCCACGTGATGGGTGGACACTTCAAAAATGTCCGCATCTTCCAATGCAATGAGCTGGTGCGGTTCGCCTCTTTCGTTTGTGATCACATCCCCTACTTCCAGATACTCGCTGTGTTTGGTTCCAGTTGTCGTGTCTATCCATATAAACACAAATCTGCCTTTGGAAACATACCAAGTTTCCTTTTTTAATAAATGATAGTGCATTGAAAACTTTTTCCCTTTTTCAAACGATAATATTTTGCCGCAGTATTCATCATTGTTCACAAACACAATTTCTTTCCCCCATCCTTTGACAACGACTTCGCTTTTAATTTTTTTCACAGAGGTGGATCCGGAATCTGGGGGTGGAATGCACCAATAGTCATCCACATTGAACGATTTGTCGTCTATGCAGCAGTCGTACGATGGCTTTCCCATCACCAGCTCATCATATGGGACATTCCATTCCGCGAGTTGTTTTTTGGTAAGTTCCGAATGATCCAATCCGGAAGACGACCCTCTTGCGGTCCATATCGTGACATGGTGACCATTTTTTTTCAAATCGTGCAGGTAGTTAATCCTTTCCACAATCGGTTTTGAATTATTGTAATCGTTCGTCTGTGTGTTACACAGTGTGTTGTCTAAATCAATGAAATATTTCATTTCTCTACGGTCATATTACATTCATTATATTTTTATACATTAAATATAACGAATCAATTCGCAACCATTGCACATAAACTAATTGTGCCGGATATTGATTTAAACGAAAGTATTTAAATGAATTAAAAAATGTCCATGAATCCACCACCTGCTCCCGAGTTCAAGAAGATCATCTCCGATTTCGTGGCCGACATTGCCACCGTGTTCCCCGAGCACGGCGAAGCATGCGCCGCGATCCATAGCATGGACACGGCGGCCGTGTTTGACCACTGCAAGCGCACGTACGCGCCCCAGTTCTTCAACATTCTGTATCGCAACGACACCGTGCTGTTTGCGGAGCCCATTGAGCTGTTGCCCGGCCTGAACTTCAAAGCGCTGTGGGAAACGCCCGATGTGAGCGACGCCACCAAGGAAGCCATCTGGAAGTACCTGCAGCTGGTCATGTTTTCGGTGGTGTCGGACTTGTCGGACACGTCCACCTTCGGCGATGCCGCCAAGCTGTTTGAGGCCATTGACGAGAACGTGCTGAAATCCAAGCTGGAAGAGGTGATGGAGCAGATGCAGGACATGTTCAAGACTGAGGGTTCCGCGAATGCTACTGCCGATGGCGCTACTGCGGCTGATGCGGCTGATGGTGCGGATGGTGCGGATGGTGCTACTGGTGCCGATGGTGCGCCGGAAGGCGCGTTTGACCCGAATTCCATGCACGAGCACTTGAGCGGGCTGCTCGGCGGCAAAATCGGCAACCTGGCCAAAGAAATCGCGGAAGAAACCGCCGCCGAGCTGAATCTGGACCCCACGGATGAAGCGTCGGTGCAGTCCGTGTTTCAAAACCTGTTCAAGAACCCGGGCAAGCTGATGGGCATTGTGAAAACCGTGGGACAGAAGTTGGACGCCAAGCTGAAATCCGGAGAGATCAAAGAAAGCGAAATCATGCAGGAAGCCAGCGACCTCATGAAAAAAATGAAGAAAATGCCGGGGGTGAACAACATGGCCGATTTGCTGAAAAAGATGGGCGGGATAGGCGGGATGGGCGGCATGGGCGGCATGGGTGACATGGGCGACTTTGCAAAGATGGCCGCCAGCATGGGCATGGGAGGAAAAGGCGGCAAATTAAACATGGGCGCCATGCAGAGCCACCTGAATCAGAACATAAAAACGGCGCAGACCAAGGAGCGCCTGCAGCAGAAACTGGAGCAGCGCCGAGCTGCAATGGTGGCACAAGCGCAAGCGGCCGTACAAGCGCAAAAAGCTGTGGCGCAATCGGCCGCACAACAAGCGCCTCTCGTTTTTAGCACTGGTGAAAAGGTGGAACGCACGCCAAGGGGTGCAACGGCCCCAAGTGCAACGGCCCCAAGCCCAAGTGAAACGGCCCCAAGTGCAACGGCCTCAAGTGAAACGGCATCCAAAAAATCCAAAAAGAACAAGAAATAAATGATTAATGTGTCGTTATATATAAATAATAGTTTCGGATTTATATATATATATAGCCCAATTTACGACGATGACTGCATTCTGGTTACAGGATCCCACGGTGTTGTTCAACAATGCAGGCATCACGCAAATCATTCCCACGTCGGACATGGACCGGGACGCCCGGCTGAATGCCATGAGCCGGCTCATCATTGTGCTAACCCTGTTGGGGTATTTGATCACGATGTCGTACAGCGTCCTCCTGCTCGGAGTGATTTCTTTAGCGGGGATTGCGATTTTAAGCACCGCGACCCAAAGCGCCGCGACCAACCCCACTGGCAAAGCCGACGCCAAAGAAGGGTTTTCCAACTACGCCAACTACAACACGGGGCGCCGACGCAAGAACAACAGCAACAACAGCAACAACAGCAACAGTGCCATGGCACCGGCGCCCTCGCCATCCGGCCTCACGTTTCAGGCCCCCACCCCGCAAGACCCGCTCATGAACGTGCTGCTCACCGACATCCAAGACCGGCCGAACCGCCCCGCGGCCGAACCCGCCTTCAACCCCGACGTGGAGCGCGACATCAACCAATCCACCAAAACGTTTGCGGTGAACGACATGGACGGAAACACCGCCAATTTTGAAGACCGGCTGTTTCGCGATTTAGGCGACAACTACGAATTTAGCAACTCCATGCGCAACTACTTTGCCACCCCCAACACCCGGATTCCGAATGATCAGCACGCCTTTGCCGAATTCTGCTACGGCTCCATGATTTCGTGCAAGGAGGGCAACATGATGGCGTGCGCGCGGGCCAACCCCGTGCTCGGGTCCATCACGGGCGCCCAGTAGTTGGGCCAGGGCCCAAGGGGCCAACAAAAAAATACAAATTTATCGGATTAATTATATATTGCACATATATACATATACACGAAATGTGCGCATTTGTGAGCGACTACACTTTCAACAACCTCTCCCGCATCGGCGAAGACGGCTGCAGTTTAGGGCAACGCAGCATTCAAAACGTGGGGGCCTCCAACTACATGCTGCAAAACTTCTTCTCGGACGACTGCACCATGAAGCGCCCCATTGAATTCGCCACCAGCCAGCCCAGCATCAACTTCACCGGCGGGCACCAAGTCGGCGCCGGCGGCTGCAACATTGACACCAACTCGCAGCTGCTCATCGGCGGCAGCGCGCTGACCCATCCCCGTTGCCGCATCAGCTTGTTCCAGCGCCCCTTTGCCACCGTGCCGTTCCTGGGACGCGGGCAGTCCAACCCGTACTTGGAATCGCAGCTGCAGCAGGGCGACTACCTCACCAACAAGCGCAGCATCAACCTGCTGTCCGAGCAAACCATGTCGTCCAACTACCCGCTCATTCCCTCCATTGCGTCCACCGTGACGAATCCCGCCAATTTGGTGGAAGGCGTGGCACAAGACGGCTGGGTGCGCGGCGGTGCGCCCACGCGCGACATGTTCTACGGCGACGGTCAGTGCAACAAGTGATAAACCCAATAAAAATGATTTAAAACAAATGGTCTATCCATTTGTATTAAATTGATAAATTGACATGTACATCACCAATTTCGTGTGCACATACAAACTGTTTGAAGACATAGAAGACGATGAAGTGAATTCGGACATGCTGTATCAAGCGCAATTCCTCCAAGTGTTTGGGATCACGGAATACAACGACACTGCAATAAGCGCCGGGTTGGAACTGATTAAGGCAACGGCGGACAAAGTACCGGAACTGAAGGCGCTCATACTGCAGCACCCACATGGCAATGGCAATGACACCACGCCCAATTTTGACGAGCTGCTGCCGCTCATGTTTGCTTACCCGTTGCTGGACGTGTTCCACTTGTGCCTGATTGACGCCGTTGTAACCGGGAGCGTGTCCCCCGCGTGCCAGGACAGGGTGTTGCACGTGTATTCCTCATTGTAGAGATACATAAATAATAAAATATAAAATATATGGGTGTAATAATAATAATAACAAATAAATAACAAATCAATACGTCAATGGCATCCACACGAAACAAAAACACGTGCTCCAATTATTGTTTGGAGCAGCGCATTATCACGCAGTCGCTGAAGTACTCCGAATTCCGAAACGGCGCTTCGGGGGCGGCGTACAGCCCCGCCATTCCGTGCGTGGGCATCATGCCGAGCCAAATGCCGCGCGAAGCGTTCTCCCGCAACTCGATAGACATTGAGTCCGCCCTGTTCGGCATCAACTCCACGAATTTAGTGGAAACGCAGCAGCCCGTGGTTCCTCAACTGACCCAGCTGCCGGAAGTCTCCTTTTTCGGGCGCATGCAGCTCGTCATGCCGGACCCGTTAGTGGTGGAAAAATCGCAGCGGCCGTTCCCAGTGCCTAACTAATGCGAACGCGACGATGATAAAATTATATATGATAATTTTATAATCGCACACGATGTCAATTGGTTTCAATCAACTGAATGGAGTAAACGTGAGTGACGCCAGCGGAAACACGACGCTGGGAACGTTAAGCTCGCAGGGTGCCGAGTTTCAGCGCGGGTTGAATAACACGGCCGTGGGATACGGGGCGTTGCGAACCAATGCGCCGTCGTCGCAGCACAACACCGCCGTCGGGTTGAACGCGCTTTCAAACAACACGGGCAGCAACAATTTGGCCATCGGAGAGAACGCGCTGTACAATTTTCTGAATCCATCCCCACCCCAGTCCGGCAATTCCAACGTGGCCATCGGCAACAATGCTCTTAACAAATACACTACGATTACTCCTAGCGGCAACAACAATGTCGGCATTGGACACGAAGTGAATGCGAACGGATACAGCTCCTGCATTTTGCTGGGAAACGGCGCAGTTACAAATGAAAATGCCACGATTGGGCTGGGAGGGTTGAACGTGATAGGCGCCACAGGCGCATCCAGCACGGTTTCATTTTTGAAGACCACTCTGAACGGAGGAAACACCGGAGGGGTGTATTACCTTCCGGTGTGTAGCACCAATGCTTTAGGCGGCGGCAATCCCACAATAAATACCGAAAACTCCAATAACACATATTATCCAGTGTTTGCTGGGGGGACTGGTGCACAGCAGCTATTGGTTGACAATGGCTCAACAAACCCAATTTCACTTAACCCTAGCAATGGTAATTTTAATGTAGTGGACACTTTGAAACTCACGCAAGACGCTGTGGGGATCGGCAAATCGGCTGGCAATGCAGGTCAACAACCATATGCAATTGCAATGGGTTATCAAGCCGGACAAACAAATCAACAAATAAATGCCGTTGCGATTGGAGTTAATGCTGGACAAACAACTCAAGCAGCACATACGGTTGCACTGGGTGATGGTTCTGGCAATGTAGGTCAACAAGAATACGCCGTTGCAATGGGTTATCAAGCCGGACAAACAAATCAAGGAGTAAATGCCGTTGCGATTGGAGTTAGTGCTGGACAAACAACTCAAGGAGTACATGCTGTTGCAGTGGGTGATGGTTCTGGCAATGTAGGTCAACAACCATACGCCGTTGCACTGGGTTATCAAGCCGGACAAACAATTCAAGGACAATATGCAGTTGCAATGGGTTATCAAGCCGGTAATACAGGTCAAGGAGTAAACGCCGTTGCACTGGGTTTTCAAGCCGGATATACACAAGGACCAAATACAGTTGCACTGGGTGTTCAAGCCGGACAAAACAATCAAAGCGACAGTGCAGTTGCGGTTGGCCGAGGGGCTGGCAGCAATGGTCAAGGAATAAATGCAGTTGCGGTTGGTGCAATTGCTGGTCAATTTGGTCAACAAACGAACGCAGTTGCGATTGGATATGAAGCCGGTAATACAGGTCAACAACCAAACGCCGTTGCGATTGGCAACGGTGCTGGCACAAGAGGTCAAGGTTCTAGCGCAATTGCGATTGGCTATGGTGCTGGCGCAAACAATCAAGGGACTGGGGGGATTGCAATTGGCACTGCAATTGATCAACAAACGGGTAGTCAAACAATTGCAATTGGCAATGACGCAGTGTCTATTGCTCCGCAAAATCAGGGTGCAATTGCAATCGGATTCCAAGCATGCAAACAAGGACAAGGCAACTATTCCATTCACATTGGTTACCGAGACCCGCAACCAGTTATTCAACCTGCAAATAGCATTTTATTGAACGCAACTGGTGACGCTGGGTCAGGTGGGTTAGGTAGTGTATTTCAAAGCGTAGCGAACGGTTTTTGTGTGGCACCGGTGAGGAATGCACCGGGTGCGAGTGGCGGTGGCGGTGTTTATTATAATAATACGGGAAAGGAATTCACATGGGATGCGGGCAAAACGTTCATCATTGACCACCCCCTTGATCCCGTCAACAAACATTTGGTCCATGTTTGTCTGGAAGGACCCGAGGCCGGCGTTTATTACAGAGGCAAGGGTGAAATTGTGAACGGATCGTTCGTCGAAGTTCAGCTGCCTTCGTATGTGGGGGCATTGTGCACCGACCTCACGGTTCAAATCACCCACATTTATGACGGCTCCGTCAAAGTGTTCAGTGCGAGTGAAGTGGACACGGCAGCCAACACGTTCACGGTGCACGGCGAGAACGGCCGGTTCAACTGGTTGGTGCACGGAAAGCGCGGCGACGTCACGGTGGAACCCAACAAGGCCGATGTGACCGTTCGCGGCGACGGCCCTTACAAATACATTGCATGAGCGCAACTATTTCATTGGATTAATTATCTCATGCATAATTAATTAAATATCTACATAAATATAGCACCAATCACAACCATACATCCACATTGACGACATGGCATTCACCCGCATTCACGACGATTATTGCCGCATTGCCAAGGAAGTGCAGGAATCCACCGGCGCGGGTCGCTACACGCTCAACGTGCCCGGCAACGGCGACAAGCCCTGCTACATGGAAGACCCCTGCATCCGACTTCAAATGTGGGGCGGCAACTTAAGGACCAACGCAGTGGAACTGGAGAACGACCTGCGCGGGCTCAGCCGGCCGCTGTCGCGTGACTGCACTAATTATAAAACCGGTGCCGCAAAAGTGGGCGACGCCCCCATTCAGTACCCCACGTGCACGCCGTTCGTGGAGCAGCCGCGCGCCACCCATCCCGCGTGGACCGCGCGCGATTTAGAGCAGCCGAATTTTTCGTACTTGCCGCTGAACCCGCAAGAAAACGTGTGCATCCCGTTTCAGAACAACTTGAGCACGCGCATTCTGGAAAAGGACTACTGGGTCCCATGCCCCTCGGGTACACGCGAGACACAACCTCCTTCCATCCCCAAAAACGTCTTCACTGCACCGGCTTAGTAAAACAAATTTTCACAATGTATTTTCACAATGTATTATATCAATTGTCACAATAATTGATTTTATGCTATGAACGCGTTGTCAAACCCATTTCTAACGACGCGCACGTCAATGCACCCCCGGACTCGCAGACGCGCCCGACGCCTGCCGTTGTTGAAAAACACGCACGTTTGCGGGAAGACGCATGAAAGGACGCTCGGAAACGAACTGTCCGTGTCCATGGACACCGTGTTTGAATTGAACGCGTTGACGCTTCCGTTTTTCATTTCAAAATTCAGTTACGACACCGGCACGTGGTTCAAATTCATAGTAGTGAACCACAATGGTCGTCATCACGTGTTTGTGTGCAATGGGTCGCTGGTCACGCGACACTCCGTCATTTACATTGACGCAATGATGGACTTGATTAAGAGACGCCGGCAAGACGCTCGTCCTGAATACGACCGGTTGGTGGAACTGTACGATTACATCGTGGCATGCAAAACATCCAAAAAGGGGCTCAGCGGTTGTCCCGACATCAAACTCGCGCAGGCCAAGTTCAGCGCGGAGTTCAAAAAGCACTTCAACTGCATGGAGGTGCTGTCGGCCGGGTCGGGCACCGTGTTTTACGACATGGCTGATTCCAAAATAACCATATGTTTGAACACCAAATCCGGACATTATCGGCCCACCCTGAAACACGCGGATTTAGCAAAAGAGGTGGTGGAAAACATTGTTGCCAACGCCCGCTTTTCAGGGCGGTTGGGCAAGTATGAAATTGTAGTGGTGGCCCAATACAAACCCCGGAACAGCACGCTGAAGCGCGTATTTGGCGCAACCAACGCGCACAAGCTGGGCATGTGCATCCCGACCGAATAAATCTATGACCATAATCTATAATCTATAATCTATAATCTATAATGGCGTGCAAAAACATCACCGTGCGCAAGCGTGCCGGGAAGCAATACCTCATTCATTTTGCGGGCGGGGCGGCATTCGTCGTGCGCGTGTTTGGCAAAGTGCTCACCGTTTACACCAGCAAATACGCCCCGGATATTACTGCCGGGAAGCGGGTGCACCGCACGAACATCAAGAAGCTGTTTGTGCCGTCCAGCTTGAAGCCGGGGGTCAGGTTGCCCGCTCGCACATTGAGCGGAAAACCGTTGAAGCACGTGTGCGACATTGGTTTAGCCGGAAACTCGCTGCTCGCCCAACTGGATGGCGACAACAAATACCTTTACATCGGCCACGACGTCGCGGAAGTCACCCTGGACGAGCCCGTGGAACAGTACTATTCGGAACTGGTGGAGGGGTTTGCCGGCAACCCGTATTTGAAGGTGGCGGCCGATGCGCCGCTGGCGTACGCGGTCACCAAGAATTACGTGTACTTCTTTCACACCATGCAGCGGTATGCGCGCGACGCTTTTCCGAGCCTGCGAGACGTCGTACCCCCCCTCAACCCGGCAACCGACCGTTCGCCCGCCGTGAAGACCGCCATGCGAAAGACGGCGAAGCGAATCATTAAGAAGATCCTGGTTCCGTTCTCAAGTTATTAGTCAGTTGAAATGCAAATAAAAAGTATATTCATATATTAGTATTTATCATTACATAATATATTTCACACAAGGCTCATTCATGGCTGAACTCGCAATCCCTCTCATTGGTCTGGCCAGCGCGTATCTGTTGTCCAACCAAAAAAAGAATTACGTGACCCCGAATTCGCAGCCTTTAGCCGCCTCCCATTTGAAAGAGGGTTACGTGAACATGGGCAAGCCCGTGAATGCCATGCCCAACGTGTCGGTTCCACCCGACAACTACCCCGTGTTCAAGCCCAAGACGGGCTACGACGCCAACGAGTACTCCAACTTCCCGAACCCCAACGCCGCCACGGACAAGTACTACGAGCAGTCCGTGTTTGAGAATGTGGCAAACGGCGGGCCCGACTTCGGCGGCAAGACGCAGTTCGGCGACACGTACCAGCAGCGCCGCCAGGTGATGTCGCTGACGGGCAAGCCCATGGACGCCGCCGAGTTTAAGCACAACAACATGGCGCCCTTCTTCGGCGCCAAAATCCGCGGTCGCACCGCCGACGCCGACGTGCAGGAGTCCGTGCTGGACACCATGAACGGCGCGGGATCGCAGTGGGTGAGCAAGTCCGAGACCGCCCCGCTGTTCAAGCCGCAGGAGAACTACAACTACGTGTACGGCACGCCGAACACCAGCGACTTCATGCAGTCCCGCCAAATGCCGTCCAGCAAGATGGCCAACGTGAAGCCGTGGGACGAGGTGCACGTGGCGCCGGGTTTAGACAAGGGGTTCACCGACGTGGGCAGCGGCGGCTTCAACTCCGGCATGGACGCGCGCGACAAGTGGGTGGACCGCAACGTGGACGAGCTGCGCGTGAAGACGAACCCCAAGCTCACGTTCGGGCTGGAGACGCACGAGGGGCCGGCGTACTACTACATTCAGAACGCGCCCACCGCCGCCACGCAGGGCAAGGTGGAGAAGTACTTGCCCGACACGTACTACTTGAACACGCCCGACCGCTGGCTGACCACCACGGGGTTGGAGAAGGCGCAAACCGCGCGCGCCATTCAGGCCGACCGCTTCGTGAACCGCCCCTCCACCACGGCGGAGTACTTCGGCGCGGGGGCCGAGCAAAACGGCGCGGCCACTTACGCCGCACCCGCGGTGGAGCCGTCCAAACGGCAGCAAGTGGACCCCAGCAAGCACCACGCCATCAACATGGCGGCGTCGGACCAGCGGCCCGCGTCGGTTGCGGACCACGGGCGGCTGGGGTACAAGGTGCTGCACAACAACCGCAGCACCACCGCAAACGCGGTGCCGATGGGGGGCGTCTTTGGCGCCATTCGCGCCGTGGTTGCGCCGCTCCTGGAAGTGGTGCGCCCGTCGCGCAAGGAGAACGTCATCGGCAACCTGCGCGCCTACGCGAATGCGGGGACGACGGTTCCGGCGGGTACGGTGTTCAACCCCGCCGACCGCCTGCCCACCACGATTAAGGAAACCACGACCACGTTGCTGGATTTCAACCATCTGAACTTTGAGCGCCAGACGAACGCGGGCTACCAGGTGGCGGACCAGCAGCCCGTGGAGAACCAGCGCGACTCCACCACCGACGTGGAGTACATGGGGTCGGCCGGCGGCGCGGGGGCGCACATGGGCAACCAAGTGTACAACGCCGCCTACAACCAGCGCAACAACTGCAACAAGGTGCAGACGTCGTGGACAAACCAGGGCAACATGAACCTCATGAGTCACGACGCGAATGTGAGCGTGCGCAAACAAAACGTCAACGTGAACAACTACATGGGCGCCGCTGCGCCGGGGCCGAACACGGTCAACATGCCGCCGTCCGTGGAAACGTACGGCAAGGCGCGCATGCCGCAGAACTACCCGCGCAACGCCATTGAGTGCGAGAGAATTAACCCCGACATTTTGGACGCTTTCCGCAACAACCCGTACACGCAGAGCCTGCACAGCTACTGCTGCAGATAGGGGGGGGAACCAAGGTTCCCCCAAACCCCTCCTTCCCCCAAACCCCTCCTTATGGGGGAACCAAGGCACTAAGCCCAACCCCTCATTAAAAATAATTATATTCGCAAATATATAATTATATAATAGGATTGTCTCCGAAACATGAATTACGTTGTGTTGTTTAGCGTGCTTTTGATTGCTGCGTGCGTGGTGATCTTATTGGTCCCTTCCCCGGGTCCCAACGCAGAAGAAGGGTTCGCCACGCATAAAATGCCGCGCAGAAATCACCCGGATTCAGACCCATCCGCCGCGGGGCAGCGCAACGCCTCTAGCCACGCTGGCAACGCCGATGGCACGTCGGACCATGACCATTTGCTGGACACCCTGCTCCTGAAACACGACAAACTGGCCGAGGGGTTTGAAAACCGCAAAAAACCGAGCAAAGTGTCGTCGACGACCACGAAAAAGAAGGGCATCGCATCCACGGGCGGCTCCTACAAGGGCGATGAAGTGACGATTCCTGTGGCGGGTTGCAACAGTGACAAGTGCGTGGAAATTGGAAAAATGCAACCCGTGTTTGACCCCATGGCAGCAATTGACGGCAACTGCGTCAACCCTACCCTGCAAAATGGCGACCCCGACTACAGCGTAAAATACTGCGCTGCGTTTCGTCCAAAGGATGACATGATGGATGCCCAAGAGTGTTTGACATGCGGTTACTACACATACGCGGCCGATTGCTTAAAGTATGCGGATCCAAAAGACCCCGACAAATGCACCCAGTACGGTAACTACACTTTTCAACAACCAACCGGGACCAGTGAAAATTACTTGACATGCGACGCGGACGACACCGTGTGCAATATGTTGGCACAACAAGCTGGCGGTGGTCAAGGCCAAGGCCAAGGCTCATCCGGACCCATTTGTTCAGCAAGCACATGTGGACAAAAAACGGTGACAGTTGACGGCACACAATGCATTATTCCAGGATGCGTGTCGAATGATGGCGGCATGATGCCGTATCCAAATGATTTTTACGGCAACATAACCACAAATCCGTGCTATCCAATCAAGGACAGCACAGGCGCAACGAATGGGTTCATGTGTCCTGCAATCACATCTGGGGAAATGTATGACATGGGAGGCGGGTCTACTGATCTGTGCTACACCACAAACGGGGTCGTGGATCATTCCAAATTTTTTAAAATAGACACGGTGTGCTCCAACGACAAGCCGAAATCCAAACAACAATTCAAACCGGAAAATGTGGACGGCAACGATGGCGGCAACAAACGCAAACGAACCGCCGCATCCAAAACGGGCACCGCCATCAGTCACCAGCACCAGCACGGGGGCGCGGTAAACGTGTTTCACCACCACATGTACTCATCCGGCAGCAAAAACACGAAGGACGGCAAAAACGGCAATAAGGGAAACAATGGAAACAAGACCCAGGGATACATGGAACCCGAAGCAGGGGCCGGTGTTCTTGGATTTTTGTAACTTATCGCATCGTGCCTTATCGTTCCTTATCGTTCCTTAGTGCATGAGTTCCAGCATGTCCGCCTTGTTGATGTGCGTCTCCTTCGCAATGATCTTCAGGATTTTGCGGTGCGCGGCATCGTCCTTCTCAATGTTCTTGTACAGCTCCTTGCAAATGCTCTGATACTCCATGTGCATTTTCTCCTTGTTCTCCCACCCGGGATGGGCTTCCATCCAATCCTGTATGACGCGTGTCTGATAGCACGACGTCATGTAAATGAACTTCTTCACCTGCTCGTGCATGTCGTCCTTCATCCACTCGTCGCTTTTTATGTACATGGTTTCGCGCTTGGCGTCCGTGCAATGGATCGGCCGCTTGTGCACGTCCATACCCTTCAAATTATTCACGATAATGGAGCCCACGCCCTCCACGATGCCGTTCGTCTTCGTGAATTCCAGATCCTGCAGCGTGATTTTCAGCGTTTTCACAAAGTCGCTCAGCTTGACCGCATCCTTGCACTCCGTGTTCAAAAACACCTGCACGTTGAACTGATTGTTATGGTTAATCGTATTATTTGTGTGCGTGACATGCGCCACTTGTGCGGGGTTTTCTTTCATTGTTTCCACAAACGTGGTCAGCATATCCTTGTGCATTTTTATCATGGATTCCATAAAATCTTTCAAATCGTTCATGGGTGCGTTATCCGTTTGACTGATGCGCTTGTGCTTTTCGGTTTCATAATGCTGCTTTAAATTACTTTTTTTACTGCAATAATATTGACACTGTTTGCATCCGTGCTTTTTCTTCTTGTTTGCATCAGTTTCTGAATTTGGATTCGGGTTCGGGTTCATGGGTGTGTGTTATATGTTATGTGTTATGCATATATTATAATTTATGCTCTAACCGTTTTTATAAATATATATATAAACATTGCTTGATTAACCTAGCCGGCTTATTTTGGCTTATAAAATAATCCATCGCCTAGGCAAAACGGCTTATTTTGGCTTATAAAATAAGCCGTTTTGCCAAAGCATCGCCCCCCAAATGCACGTGTTTTGGTGCCTTTTTTTAAGTTTTTTTTTGGCCAAAAAATCGTCCGCCGTGGTGCCTTTTTTTAAGCGCTGCATTATGCTCTCGTTTTTTACCATTTTATACATGGTTTAATTTTGTTATATTTCGATTCGAATTTGCACAAGAGTCGAAAAAGTTTTGAGAAATGGACATGAAAAGTATGTCCAAAAATGAGATCGACGAAACACTTTTGGGAAAATTCGACGCGCACTAGGTGTTTTGCGGAACTTTTTTGGACGCATGTGCGCGAGACCATTCATGCAGTGGTGATTGTGAAAATGTGGTTTTTAATATTTTCGTCTAGAGAGAAATTGTACCATTTATTGCCCGGATTATTGTGGAAATATCTCTCGTTTGTAATATAAGAGGAATGAATTCACGCACAAAACGACGCAGTTTGTGTGCATGTGTGCCTCCAAACCGGGCGGAGTTCCCGAAAGCGTTGTATGCATTCTCCAGTCCCAAACAAGCGCAGAAGATGGCGCGCGCGTATTTAGGTGCATCGGCCCAGCTGTATCCTGCCATCAACCCTGCGAAGAAATACCGAATATGTGATCCAAAGTTGAACAAGTGGGTCAATTTTGGTCAAATGGGGTATCAAGATTACACCCGGCATAAAAACAAAACGCGCAGAAAGAATTACTTGACGCGCACGGCTGGCATGCTGGGTAACTGGAAACGCAACAAATACTCGGCAAACAACTTGAGCCGTCACATTTTGTGGTAACGTGATGCCGTGGTGCCTTTTTTTAAGCTCGGCATGCGACGACGATATCTTTTACCTCCGATGCTCTTGTTTGTATTGCTTGTATTGCTTGTCTTGCTTCTCGTGCGTTTGCGCATCCTGTTCTGATAAATGGATCCAGTTGGACCCAATTCCATGAAAACCCGACCCATGTTTGTGTTTTTAACAATGTTCTGCTTATCCTGCTTGTACTTGTCAAGATGCGCAAAATAATACCGTTGAATTATCGAACATTCTTTCGCGTCAAATAGGGCTGGGTTAAAAACAACCGTATACTCAACGGAATCAAGATCGCCATCGTTTAGAGTTTTCCAAAATTCAGGAGGCAATAACCGGTGGGGTGGTATTCCCAACCAGTTGGGTTCCCAATATTTTAAATATGCACGAGTGAATTCAAATGCTTTTGCATTGTATTCATTTATTTTTATTTTCATTATTGTTTCATGCAATACACATAGATTTAAAATTCATGAAATTTCATTCCCAGATGATGACGGGGCCGCCGGAGGGCCACGCGGCGTACGGGATCGCCTTGCTGGTGGACTGTTTTAACTCAAGTAGTTTTTGCAGCGCGGATTTGCGGCGTTCCAGCGGCGTCTGCGTGGCACTGGACGGCTCCCGGCGCGTGAGCTGCTTGAACCGCCATTCGAACTGTAGCGCGGCTTGCCAGGTGGGGAAGCCAGTCACGTGACATGCGCGGCGCCACGTTTGGCCGCGGGCCACTCGGGCCCCGGTTGCATGCGCTCCGCCACTAATTTCTTTATTATGTTGTCTGAGACGGCGTTCCAGGTTCACGGTGGCGCCCACATAGGTGGCGCGCTTGCACGACGACTCTAGCAAATACACGAAGAATTCTTTGGCTTCTTCGGCTTCTTCGGCCTCTTTGGCTTCTTGGGCATCTGGGGCATCTAGTGCCTCTGGTTCTACTTCAATTGTGTTCATTGTATTCAGTATGTCAATCATGTATTTATGTATTTATAAATAAATGAACATGAAAAAATAATGAATATTTTTGGGGTGTAGTATTTTTCTATATTTTGAATTTTTATATAAAATAATATTTGGTTAAACTATATTTTATTTTTTAAAATCATGGAGGAGGTTAAACCATGTTATGTGTGTATGGAAAAACATAAACAATACGGGTGGGCAATAAAACCTGCGATGTACCATGGGCTGTGTGAAGACCACCGCCGTTTGACCACCGCTGAAGCTCACCCTTATGCGTCTCCATCTAGCGCCCCCTCCGCCATTAAGTTTATAACATCTTTGTCACAAAGATTACACAAGAGGGGACTTCTAACCTTTCCAATTTTTGAGCTTCCAGTTGTGGGCCTTGAAATGATATTACCAAAACCACACCCACCCGGATTGGAACGTGACCCAATATCTAAAAAATACAAATACACACCGCCAACAGGCAAGTTCAAGATACGCGAAGAAATAATACTAGCGGCATATCACCCTAATGTGCTTGAAAGGCCAATCATATTTTTGGTGAATTCTGTAACCACCGGTCGTAATGGAAAGGAGTACCCGCACACTGGGATATACGTATTAAATGCGGGAGTTGTGCATTCATGTGGGTATGGGTTTGCCTCCAATCAACTAGATCTCGCAACCGTTGCTCAGGCGACTGGTGAAAGGTTGTCTGTTCTAGGTGTAATAAATTCACCGGATATACAAATATCGTCAGATTTTAATGAGAGATCGGTTATATTATGGGTTGGAATACTAACCCCATTTCACCTAAAAAGACTGCAAGATGAACTGAATCTAGTGACGCATGTTACATTTTACACCAATGATGTAACTATTGTATCTGATGACGAGAAAGCATCCACAGAGGTTGTGGAGGTTGTGGACACAATTAACTCCGCTCGCACAGTTAAATTTGTAACGCCAACAAGAGAGTATCAAGGGGATGCAGCAGACACTCCAGACCTACGTGCATGGAATTGCCACAAATGGGCGCTATACATTTTATTTGGCGATATTTCTTCATTATTTGACCCAGCCGATCCCGACCAAATTCATGCAAATCTTCAGCATTTTGATGTTGAACATGATACTCTTCTTCATTGGTATAATGCAATATACAGTGTGGGTGCCAAGGATGTTTCCACTGAAGACGTCATGAAACAGACAATTGCCACCTTCAATTTTTCATATTGGTTTAAGATACCAAGTTTTTTACAAGAATGTATGCAATACGCTGTATTTTTTGATGGATATTGCAGAACGGTGACACTTGAAAAATTCAAACATGTTATCAATCATTTGGAAAATTTGGATGATTTCAATTTGTATTGTCGTGAAATGAGCCAACAATCCAGCGGAGGAAGTAAAAAAAATCCCAAAAGAGGAACTAAAAAAACCCGCAAAAGAGGAACTAAAAATCATCGCAAAAGAGGAACTAAAAATCATCGCAAAAGAGGAACTAAAAATCACTGCAAATACATAAAATAATAATGGCAACGTCCATTTTCAATAAATGAACATGAAAAAAAGTTAATATTTTTCCAAGTTTTATATTTTTCTAGATTTGGGTTTTGATTGTGGTTTGATTGTGTGGGGTTTCATTGACTTGAACTCCAAGTTCTGCTTGGCACGCTGTCGTCGCATTCAAAGTTGTCGGAAACAAATGCGTCAGAGGATGCGGGTTGGTCACATCGTTGCAGATGCGGCGTTTCCGACAGCAAGATGTCGTCGTCATTGAATTCGGTGCTTTGCGTGTCGCCACTGATACAGCGGCCTAGTGCGCGACTGCACACATGGTACGCGACCGGCGTGTTTTCGGAGTCGTGCTGAATGGAGTGAATGCGGTCAAGTCCCATGCCGCTGGCATTGCGCTTGGTTGATGGATCCGAACCAATGAAGAGAATGGAATGCATCGGGTTCTTTTTCTTGTTTTCGGCAATCATTTCGTTGATGGTTGGTTGCGTGTATTGGGTGGAATCGTTGTTGTCGCCGTCTGAGAAGATGTAGGTGGTTGCGGGAACGCCGGCGCTCTCCTCGTTCATGAGTTTGATTGCGACGCCGACGGCATCCCAGAACGCCGTCATGCCGTCGCACACCAAATCGTCAATGCGCATGGGTTGGACGTCGTGCACTGAAATCGCATCTCCCACGTGGATGCGGTTACGCGACGAGAATTTGATGACGCGGAAACTTGCGGTGTGGGGGCACGGCGACTTGTAGCGAGACTTCATTTCGCCGATGATTTCATTCATGCCGGTCACGACCGAACGGCGCTGGTCTTCCATGGAACCGCTGACGTCTTGCACGATGGTGACATGCATGTCCTTGACCGCGAGGACATCGTCGTGCTGTTGTTCTTGGATTTCTTCAACGAGAATGGGAATAGAGATTTCGGTAGTGGCGGCCATTTGTAGTTGTGTTGATGTGTTGTTGTTCTAAACTGGTTTTCATGTAGGCACTTGAACCCAGCTTTCAATTTTTTTTTAAATGTCTGCCAAAATGTTGAAAACTAAAAATAAACATAAATGTTGATGCGTGGGTGTTGTGGTTTTCAATTTTTTTTACGTTATTTCCTTGCGTTGTGGTAATTTTGAACAAACCACTGCACTGTTTCCCGAATGCCTTGGCGAATAGGCGTGAATGCAAACGGCGCATCGTCACCATAGAGGCGCTTGAATTTGGAATTGTCCGCCGTTTTTCTGAACTGGCCGTCGGCCTGGGTGGCATCGTATACGTTGTCGTTGTCCAGTCCGATGGCCTCGGTGATGTGTTGCACCACTTGCGCGATGCTGACTTCATCGGCGGGATCCACCGATAGAATGAGCGTGCCTCCTTCATCCTTGTCCACGGTTGCGTCATAGTGCTCTAGCACCCATATGAGCAGCAGCGCCAGGTCGCGCGAATAAATGAATTGCCGCAGCGGCGCGCCGCTCCCAGCCACCACCAGCGGCAACCCGTCCCGCTTGGCCAGATAGCACTTGTGCACCAGCGCGGGAATGACGTGCGCATCGTCCAGGCAAAAGTTGTCGTGCGGACCGTAAATGTTGGTGGGTATCACGCACACGAAATTGCGGCCGTGCTGTTCCCGGTAGCACCGCGACTGCACTTCCAGCATGCGCTTGGCGTGCGCATATGCGGCATTGGATGCGTGCGGCGCCCCCTCGTGCAGCATCGTCTCGTCAATGGGACCATATTTTGTTTTTTCATCCGGGAAAATGCACGTGGAGAGGCAGCTCACCACCTTGTGCACGCCCAGCTCGTGGCACACCCGCAGCACGTTCAGGTTGATGCGCACGTTCGTCTCAAACATGTCCACCTTGCACCGCATGTTTTTGAAGAGGCCGCCCACCGCCGCCGCCAAATGAATGACCGCGTGGGGCGCAACCGTGCGAAAATATCGCAGCGTGGCATCGTAATCGGTCAAGTCGCAGTCGCGCGAAGACGCAAACACGAACCGATGCGTCAAATCGGGTCCGCACATGTCACGCAGCGCGGAACCGACGAGCCCGGAACCGCCGGTAACTAACACTGGCATTTGCTTAGAGAATTTATTTTAAATGATTTACACTCAAATCATTTAAATAGTATTATTTCATATCTTAAAGATAGACGCAATGAGTCAACATATTGCATTCATCACCGGCATTACCGGCCAAGACGGGTCCTACTTAGCCGAGCTGCTGCTGGACAAGGGGTATTTTGTGCACGGCTTGATCCGGCGCTCGTCCACGATCAACACGGCGCGCATTGAGCACTTGTTTCACAGTCCCTCGCTGAAGTTGCACTACGGCGACATGACGGACGGCGCCTGCCTCTACAAGATTCTGAACGCCATTAAGTCGGCGCACCCGACGATGGAGCGCCTGGAGATTTACAACCTGGCCGCGCAGTCGCACGTGAAAATATCGTTTGAGATGCCGGAATACACGGCGGACACGGACGCGTTCGGCACGCTGAAGCTGCTGGAAGCGATCCGCAATAACAACCTGGACTCCGTCGCCCGGCTGTATCAAGCGTCCACCAGCGAGCTGTACGGCAAGGTGCAGGAGATGCCGCAGCGCGAAACCACGCCGTTTTATCCGCGCTCGCCGTACGCGGTGGGCAAGCTGTACGCGTACTGGATCGTCAAAAACTACCGCGAGGCGTACGGCATGCACGCGTCCAACGGCATCCTGTTCAACCACGGCGGCGTGCGCCGCGGCCACAATTTCGTGGAGCGCAAAATCACGCTGGGGCTCGGCAAAATTCTGCGCGGCGAGACGGACCGGCTGGTTATGGGCAACATTGATTCGCAGCGCGACCTGGGCAGCGCGCAGGATTACGTGGAGGGCATGTGGCTCATGCTGCAGCAGGACGCGCCGGACGACTACGTGCTGGCCACGGGCGAAACGCACAGCGTGCGCGAAATGATTGAGCTGGCGTTCGGCATGGTCAATATAAAGTTGAAGTGGCGCGGCGCGGGCGCCGACGAGGTGGGGTACGACGAGGTCACCGGCAAAGACCTCGTTTTCATTGACCCGAAGTACTACCGGCCCACGGAGGTGGACGTGCTGTGGGGCGACGCGTCCAAGGCGGCGCAAGTGCTTGGATGGCGCCCGCGCACCTCGTTCCGGCAGCTCATTGCGGAGATGGTGCAGCAGGACACGCAAACCGTGTGTAAGATGATTTAGCGATGACCCCTAACCTGACTGACAACTTTTTTTTTATTTATTTCATTATTATAAACTCATGTCATCGGTGGGTGGACAACTATTGAATGGGGTGGAACATTGTTATGTCATTGCAAATGAAACAAACCATAAACCGAATGTCATAATGTTGATTGGTGAAGCCCACGGTAGACAAACGTGTGGAGACAGCGACTACGTGTCCGCGTACAAAACATTTTTGCAGTATAATGAAGCGAACACCAAGGTGCCAATTGACATTTTAATAGAAGCTGCAAACTACAATGTTGTTGTCGAACGTGAACCCGACATGTGGATACATGAATTGCGGAATGCGTTTCAAGATTGTTATGTCTTTAATAATAGAGATACTGGCAAGTGTGTTTTCCGACATGCACGATTTCATTGGGCGGACCCCGTGTGGGACATTCCTGAATGGATATTGGATTTGCACGATATACCCTCTCACGAATTTTTTCAGGACTCGCCGACTGCCCGAACGGGCATGGACAAATATAAAAAAATAGTGCAAAAAATAAAGTCGGAAGACGAACTGCAAAAAATAATTTTTCAAAATCCACACATAATAAAACAAGGCGAGAAATGCAACATAGATGGCTGGCGAAGGTTCATTCTTGAACAATACAATGTATTATATAATCAATGGAAAACCGAGTTTGATACAAAATACCCGCCTTTACGAGGCGAATACTGGTGGAAAGGTGGCATGTATGACACACTGCGCTTTGCGATGGACGTGTATGCATTTTTGCGAATGTTTAGAAAAAAAGAGCAACAGCACCGAAGATGGACCGCCGCAAATCGGTTTGAAAACATCATTTATCATGCAGGAACGTTTCATATAAACAATATCAAGCAACTGCTGCTGAGTTTGAACGATAAAAAGATGCAATACATTGTGGTAAAAGAAACGCACGCCGATGACACAGTCAATTCTTGCAATGCTTGCTGCCGTGTGGATTTCATGGATTTTTTAAAAATTTGTCAAGACAAAAAATCTATGCGAAGCAGATTTCATGGATTTTTCAAAAAAAAAACAGCAAAAGGCTTATCCCCGATTATACCAACAATGACATTGAAATCATTTCTATCACCAACCAAAGGTGGTTCCAATTCAAAACCCAGAAGAATAACCCGAAAAAAAAAACGAGGAAAACGAAGCAGAGATTGACGTAGTAACTTACATTATATTTGTGGGGAATTGTTTCACGCGCACAATTTTTACATTTATGCAAAAATTGAATTAGATGCATGCCAGATGATGAAAATAAAAGCATCATTCCAGTCGTAATTGCAATGGACGACATTTTGAATAAGAAGCATGCGCTCACCCGTTTAACGGACGCGGAGTTTGAGGTGTTGTTGCCGAAGCTGGCTGCCGAGCTGGAATCCAATGGCGTGCTGCGTGAAACGTACACGGACGCCGAAATACAGAAGGACTGGACCTTGCTCCAAAAAAAAGATGCAACAATTAATCCGATGAACATATCGGCCACGGAGGTGGCGGGCATGAAGGTGCTGCGAAAGCACATGCGGCACTTCCACGCCGTGCGAAATTACAAGGGGCACTCCGTGGAGTCGCTTTGGACGCAGCCGTGCCTGGAAAAGGCGCTGCGATTCAACCGCGCGCAGCACTCCACGCCCTACGTATCCGAAATCATTCGGTCGCTGTCGTTCGCAAACGGGCTGGGCAAGGTGACCATGTACCGCCCGCTCATGGCGAAAAAGGTGGTGGCCTACTTGGCGGACAAAGGTAACCTAAAAGAGGTGCGCGTATTGGACGCGTGCGCGGGATGGGGCGGCCGAATGATCGGTGCCAAAAGCGTAGAAGGAGGGGGAGGAGCTCTGAAGGTGCACTACACGGGCATTGACCCCTGTGCAAAAACGTATGAGGCGCTGCGCGCCATTCGCGACGAGCTCGGGCTCACCAACGTCACCCTTATTAACAAGCCCGCCGAAGTGGCGCTTCAAGAGCTGGATCCAAGTTCAAAGTACGACATTGCGCTCACCAGCCCGCCGTACTACAACCTGGAACTTTACTCGGACGAACCCACGCAGAGCGTTGCAACAAAGGATGCGGGGTACCAAGTATGGCTGAACACGTTTTTAAAACCGGTCATTCAGGGCGTGATTCGGCTCGGCGTGAAATACAGCTGCTGGAGCGTGAAGAACTTCAAGACCGACAAGAAGTACGACCTGCTGGACGATGTAATAAAGATTCACGGCGAGCACGGATGGCACCTTTTAGACGACACGGTGTTCACGATGGCCAACAGCCGGCGTCCGGGACAAAAGGCCACCCCCAGTGAAGATGCCGCCGCCCCGAAAAAAACGGAGGAGTGCACTTACGTGTTTGTTCGCGTCACGTAATACACAATCATCAATGCAATGTAAAAAAGAAATAATTCCAAAATGATCATTGTTATCGGTTGAATTGTATTATCCCGTCATCTTTATATTTATTTTGGAAGCGTGTTGACAAATTTGCGCAAGCACTCCAGTCCGTGGATCGGTGTGAGATGCGGCATGATGGCCGATTTCAGCGTCCACCAGCCCTGCTTGCCTTGGAACGTCACCACCTTTTTTTCGCGCAGCTCGCCCATGAGATGCGCCTTGGGGACGCACCACACCTTCCATCTGTGGAAATCCAGGAGGGCCAACATCGCAAATTCGTAGTCGTGCTCAGGTTCCAGGTGCTGCCATCGGCACTCGTCTTTCCCGGCCCAGTAACGGGCGCACTTGATTTCGCATTTGTGACCCTCAAACACGCCGTCATGCTGGCTGGACGTTCTTGGCGCCATTTGAAACAATTCGCCGAGAATTGTTTCGCAGACGGAGCCAAACGGCTTGGAGTCCAGGCTCACCAGTTCAACCACTTCGGGCGCGGCGCTCATGCGAACGTAATACTGCGTCTGCGTTTCCCTTCTGGTATTATTCATGAATGACTTGCTGTGTTTCCAACTGTCAACGGAAAGCAGCTGTTGTTTTGATGTTTTGCCTTTGTCTTCGTCTTCATTCGTTTCATTCGTTCCATTCGTTGCCTTGTCGTGCGTGTCATCCAATGCGGGATTAATCCCTCCGTAAAATAAGGATGCCCACGAAGTCATTGTTGTGATAATGCATAAGAGAAATTCACCCCTTAATTCTAAATCAATTTTTATAACATTAATTCGCGATTTCAAAGGGATTAAAGGCATGGACCCAGTGTTTAATTAATTGGAGAAGATGAATCATTTGGATGTTTTACCCGCGGCCCCGAAAGCGCCCAAGCGCGTGCGTGTGATTAAGAAGTCCAAGCCCGTGTCAGAGCAGCTGGACATCCACGGCGACATTTGGCAAAAGTTGCAGTACTTTATCACGCAAAAAAAAATCCCCAACCTCATCTTTCACGGCGTGTCGGGGTGCGGCAAAAACACGCTGGTGTGGAAGTTCATTCGCAGCATTTACGGCAATGACCGGGGGGCGCTGAAGGACTACGTCATGCACGTGAACTGCGCGCACGGCAAGGGTATCCGGTTCATTCGCGAGGACTTGAAGTTCTTTGCCAAAACCAACGTGGACTTGAAGGACGGCGAGATATTCAAGAGCGTGGTGCTGCTGAATGCGGACAAGCTGACCACGGACGCGCAGTCGGCGCTGCGCCGGTGCATTGAGCTCTTCAACCACTCCACGCGGTTCTTCATCGTGGTGGAGGACAAATGCAAGCTGCTGCGCCCCATTCTGTCGCGGTTCTGCGAAATCCACGTGCCGGAACCCGTGATCGGCGGGCATCAGACGAATTTGCACACGCATTTGCTTCGGAACACGTTTGCGGGCGCGGCCTTGGACAAATTAAGGCAGCAGCGCGCCGAATGGTTGGAGAAGGCGGTGACGTTTCATCAACCGCGCGACGCGGACGCCGTGATTCGGTTGGCGAACGAGCTGTACGAGCGGGCCTACAGCAGCACGGATTTGATGCAGTGGTTGGAGGCCCGGCCCGAGTCCGACCTGCCCGCGAATCAAAAGTGCGAGAAGCTCATCGCCTTCCAAAAAGTGCGCCACGAATTTAGGAACGAACGGCTGTTGATGCTGTTCATGCTGCATTTTATGCTTTTTCGTTCCAATGATGGTTTAGAAAATATATCATTCATGTAAACCCCGCGCGGACACAAAAAATGGACGATTTCTCTCTTTCCAACTTGCACGAATCGCGCAACGAATGGTGCGCCCGTTTGGTGAACATTTTGGCGCCCATGATGTCCGAAGGGTTCCGCTCCATTTTTGACGAGGCGTGGAAGCTGTGCGAACAAAACAACGAGACGGGCAAATACTTGATGACGTTTCAGAACTTTCTCTCGCGCGTGCCGAAGTGGAACGCCACGATTATTGAGCAGGAGACGCAGCGCATCGTGGATCGCAGCGGGTGCGGGTATTTGGCGGATTTGGTGACGTGCGTGCACATCGTTCAGCTCAAGAGCTTGACCTGCATGCGGGTGGGCAGCAAGCAGAAGAAGGTGGACATCAACGTGCCGCAGCTGAACGACTTCATTCACAAGGTGTACGTGCATTGCGCGCGCCGGGTGTACACCAACGTGTACCTGTTTGAGCGCGGCATTCCGCCCCTGACGGTGCAGAAAAACGGGCGGGAGTTGGAGATCATCATTAAGGAGTGCATTTTGGACAGCATTCGGGAGAGCATTCCGCTGGAACTGATTCTCAAGACCTACATGGACGAAACCATTGAAGACCACACGGAAATCCAAATTAAGGAGGAAATCGTGTCGCAAGAGCCGGTGCACGCGCAAGACGCGCAACATTCCTCCCCCTCGGCAAACAATGATGCGAATGATGCAAATCATGCAAATGATGCCGCCGTCATCGCGGCCGGAATTGAGCCGAGTCCGGACGCGTTTCCCTCAACCAACGCGTCAATCAACGCAACCAGTGCAACCAGTGCAACCAGTGCAATCAACGCGTCCACCATCAAGTTCAACGACGTGGACAGCGCCATTGACACAAATAATAATGAACACGCAATTCACGCCCCCAAAACGGAGGACCGGTTGGAACAAATCAGCAACGAGAGATACATGCAGCGCAAACTGCAAGAGGAGGACGACGACGAGGATGCCGGGCAGGACCGAATCAAGATCGGCGAAGACGTGCAGCTGGATGTGTTTGACGTGCACTCCATGGAGGAACCGTCGCGCAAGTTGAATTTTGACGCGCCCGATCTGGACGACATTGAAATCTTGGCCTAAAAGCTTGCTTGACCGAAAAGCTTGACCGAAAAGCTTGACCGAAAAGCTTGACCGAAAAGCTTGACCGAAATTCGTACAAATGCTCATTTGTTTCGTTTTGGTTAGTATATACTTTAGCAAACATCTCCAAACGAATGAACAACAGCGCCTACGTTGTCAGCGGCATAATTGCCTTTGTGTTTCTGGTGGCCAAGTTTATTGAAATGCGGTTCATTATTAAATCCGACGAAGAGAATGAAGCAGTTAAGCCCTTGAAGCTGTTGATGCGCGATGCACTGCTGGTCTACGTGTCGTCGCTGCTCGGCTTCTTCCTGGTCACACAGTTTGAAGAGCACGCTGCGGTTGGGTCTTCCGCGGCCAAAGAAGTGGCGGCATTCACGGGCGGGCCGGACTTCTGAATCAGAAAACCTACGGACCGGGGAACTACGTTCCCCGCACCCCTCTTCCGAACCTTTCCCTTCAGAATTTGTGTTCGGGGCGATGAGGCACGTAGTTCCCCGTTTTAATTATAAAATGAACGAACTTATAATTAAAAGCAACGACATACAAAACAAACAATACATATACTTCCATATAATCTGCATGAATACCCCGGCGTGGTCACAATATTTGCGGCTGTTTGCGGACATGGGCGCCGATGCATTCCAGCACGTGCAGCCCAAGCACGCCGTGCGCAAGTTCTGCGTGATTGTGGAGCCGCGCCAGCATCCGAACCTGATTCCCGTAATCAAGAACTTCATGTTCCTGCTGCAGCACACGGGGTGGGGTCTGATCGTGTATCACGGCCCCGACAACGAGAGGTTTGTCAAGGACGGCCTGCGGGACGCCATTTCGGATGACTGCGTGCACTACGTGCGCATGATCCCGCGCAATTTAACCACGGGCGAATACAGCGCCATGCTGGGCGACCCCTTATTCTGGCAGTGCTTGCTGGACGGCTTCAAATGCGAACACGCGCTCATTTTCCAGTGCGACACGCTGCTGCTCAAGGGCGGCGACGCCATAGATGCGTTCCTGAAATACGACTACGTGGGTGCGCCGTGGCCGGACCCGGGCATGCGTGCAACCATTGCCAACCGCAGCCTGCAATTCAGGGTCGGAAACGGCGGACTGTCGCTGCGCAACGTGCGCGTCATGCTGGCCATCACGCGCAGGCATCCGTACCCGTACAACCACGAAATGTCCATTCCCGAAGACGTTTATTTCGCGTACTGGCTCAAGGCGAACGAAGAAGTGTATTGGACCCCCAGCAGCGAAGAAGCCAGCGCGTTTGCAATGGAGCACGTTTACAACCCGGATGCGGCGGGATTACACGCGCCGTCGCCTGAATTTAATGAAGAATGTGGCGCAATGATTCAGGCGGCCAGAACCAGGCGCCATTAAAGCAGCGCGCGCTGAAACAGGAACCACACGTCGTATTTGCCGCCCTCTTCCCGACAAATGTGGAAATGGGATTGCGTGTCTTTTGAAAACACACAATCCACAATGATTTGTTGGTCGTCTTTCACGGTGCGTCCTTGAGACAGCTGACGGTGCAGTTTAGCATCATATGTGACGGCCCACCACTCCGCCTTAGTTTTGTGCAGCATGAAAAACCCGCCGGCGATGAAATTCAGGCGCGGATCCACCACCCCTTTGGTTTGATTGTTTTGATTGGATTGATTATTTTGATTTATGGTTTTGATGCAGTGCTCAATTTGCGTCCAGTCGTTGTTCACGCAGCCGTAGTAAATTTTGTCAGGGTTAAGTACCGCAATTTTATCGGGATTCGGCCATCCGTGCAGCTGCGACATGGTCAAGTCTCGCAACGGACCCGTGGTGCGCCCCCGGAAGTACCCAATGTCGCACCACCCGTAGTACTCCGTGTCAAAATACTTTTGAGTCACAGTCTCATTCACAAAGTGCACTTTCTCGGACCACAGCGCGTTCACGCGCCAGTCCACCCACTTATTCAGCAACGCGTTTTTCTCATGGTTGGTGATCCACACGTCTTTTAGCGCGTAATTGCGGAAGGATTCAAACGGTTTCACAACGACGCGAATGCGCGGATTGACGGCGGCATAAGAGTCAAAATTGAAGGAAGCTCGGCCCGCTTCATCCGTGTAAATGACGAGGTTGTACGTGCGCACGTTGGACAGCATGTTGCGGATCCATTGCGCATACACGGCGAAATCAAACTTGGCCTTGAACGGGTACCAGCACGTGGAAAACGTGATGTTTACAGACATTTCATAAGTTGTTTTATCTACGCATACTACATCCAATATATAAACCATTTAAATTCATATTGAACCGAAATGTTTGCGGTTTACAAAAAAATAATAAGTCCGGAATCCAGTCCTATTTTGGGTCCTGCATCTCCTAACTTAGCGCCCACCAATGTAAATGCAACCAATGTAAATGCAAACAATGTAAATGTAAACAATGTAAATGCAAACAACGCTATGGAATCGTTGTCCTTGTGCAATTGCTGCTGCAGTCCTAGGAACAAACTAAAAAATGATGATGCACCCACAGCGCAGCAAGACCCAATACAAGACCCAATACAAGACCCAATGCAAGACCCAATAAAAAGCAAGTATGAATTCGGCCACGCCACACACTATGCATATGGTGTAACCACTCCGCGACTGCTGTGTGATTTTGAATAACATTATAATTTCACTTTCAGAATTAAAATTATCTGCATAAATAATAAATAAGTGATCATGAAATCAAAACGTAAGTCAAACAGAAAATCAAAAACAATTAATGGAGGAATGCATTCATCCAGAAGGAGGCCATCAAATCATCGTCTGACCGATGAAGAAAAAGCATTGAAAACAGCAGAAGCGGCAGCGCAAGGAATAGCATGCGCACAAACGGCAGAACACGCAAGAGAACAGGCAAGAGAACAGGCAAGGTTAGCAGTAGCGGCAGCAACAATGGCTACTGGATTAAGTGAAGAGGTAGACAGAGTTTTAAGCAAGTTAAAGGAACTAGTGAAAGCAGAAAGTGCTACTGGCGTAGATAGAGATAGCGTTGTACGCAAGTTAAGGGACGAATGCGCAGCTGCTGGATTGGGGAAACTCGCGTTGTCGAACAACTACTATTCGCGCGGTAACTATTACGGTCAAGTTCAAAATGGCAAACCCCATGGATTAGGAACTTTATTCCATGAAAATGATCTCTTTGTGTATAAAGGAAATTTTGTTGATGGCAAAATGGATGGATTGGGAACAATGTACACTGAGGAGGATGAACCATTTTATGAAGGTGAATGGAAAAATGATAATCCACATGGAGTTGGAAGAAATACGCATGAGGATGCATTTTATATTTATGAAGGTCAAATGAAAGATGGTGAAATGCATGGACGAGGAACATGCAAATACGGAAAACACCCGCAAGAGGTTTATGAGGGTGACTGGAAAAATGATGACTTTGATGGATTTGGAGTTAATACCCTTGAAGGCGGAAGTGTTTATAAAGGTGAATTCGCACATGATTCAATAAATGGACATGGCACGTTTGAAAATAGAACAAGATCAACAACCTATAGTGGATATTTTGAGAATGATCATTTGGTTCGTGGAAAGGGAACGACGCCTATGCCAGGTGGCGTTTACACGGGTGATATGACATTTAAAAAGAAACGTTTGATTGCATCTGGAAATGGAATATTAAACTACAACAATGGAGACATGTATGCAGGTAACTTCCGAAATAATAAAAAATATGGAAGAGGCACACTTACTACACTGGCACCTGACACTGTGCAAACTGGCATGTGGTTTGATAATAAGATGCATGGCACAATCACTTATCCAGATGGAACCACCACTGCTCGTGGTGAATTCGTTGATGGAGTGCCTCTGGCGCTTCTGAATGTATACTCTGACCTATCTGACGATTTCACAGATAGATAATTTTGAAATTTTCCTGTCATTTTTTAAGTTGCATCTGCATCTTTGCGTGTTCCAGCTGCCGTCGCATGAGCTGCTCCTTGTCCAAATCCAGCATCAAGTGCCCGTAGTTCGTCACGCGTTGCTCAATGTCGCTGTAGTCCTCGCGCTGCACCACGCTCAGCGGCGTGATCAAGAACCAGCGGTCCCGTCGCTGCAGTTCAAACCAGTGGCGGTCAATGGCATAATTGATTTTTTGCGCGGGGTTGCGCATCAACAAATTTATGCCGGCGCGGTAATTCGCAATGAGCACGTCGTAGTAGTGCGCCCGCACAATGTAGGCCGTCGTGGTCTGGCAGCTGCCGACTTGAACGCACGCGTCGTTCACGACCCGGTATGGCGGGATGTTGTTGCCGGCCAGCAGCAGCACGTCCCAGTGCGGGACTGCGGCCATGCATTTAGATAATTGTGTTAAAAACAGCGGCACGTTTGTGAACAGCACGTCGTCCTCGCAAACCAGCACGTGGTCCCAGCCGCGCGCTTTGGCCAGCTGAATGCAGCGCAAGTGGCTCATGCTGCAGCCGATCGCGCCGCTCGTGGCGTGTTTGATGGCGTTGAACCTCTCGGCTACCAAGTTCGGCATCCCGTTTCTGCAATTTTTGAGCGCGGACAGCTGCGCTTCCACGTGCGCGCGCCGGTCCGCGCGTGACTCCAGATTGATGTAGAGCGCGTGCTGTATATTCATGATGATGCGATGAAGATGACAGGTGATAGTGACAGTGATATACAGTGAATTGTACTATTTAAATTTGAATAATTGAAATAATACTAAAAATTGATTTTAAAGTTAATGTGTAAATGTAACCCACACCTAGACAATAATAACCATGCACGCCATGTTCTTTGACGGCTGCAGCAAGGGCAACCCCGGTCGCGCGGGCGCAGGCGCGGTGCTGTACGACGCTTCCGGCAACGAAGTGTTTGCGGAATCGGTGTTTGCCGGGCACAGCACAACCAACAACGAAGCGGAATACACGGGGCTCATATTGGGGTTGAATTCGGCACTGAAACAGGGAATCACGGAGCTGCAGGTGCGCGGCGACAGCCAGCTCGTCATCCGGCAAATGCAGGGCAAATACAAGGTGAACTCGCCCAAACTGGCGCCGCTGCACAAATGCGCGACCACCCTGGCAGCCAAATTCGCGAAAATTGAGTACGAGCACGTGTATCGGGACAAAAACCAGCGCGCAGATGCGCTGTCGAATGAGGGGGAGCAAGGGGACCGGGGAACGTAGTTCCCCGCACCCCTCCTCAGTAGGTTTTCTGAGGAGGTTTTCTGAAGAGGAGGTCAGGAACCTTTGGTTCGCTACGGTTTTCTGAGGAGGGAAAGGTTCGGAAAACCGTAGGTTTTCTGAGGAGGAGGGTTTACGGGAACCTAAGGTTCCCGTTCCCGTACCATTTTTTATCAACTTGCGTCATGGTGTCGCTGTAATCCACGTGCTGCCCGGAAACGTCGCTGTAATCGGGGCGCTGAATCACCGAAATGGGCACAATCAGATACCAGCGATCCACGCGCTGCAGCAGTTTCCAGTACTGATCAATCGCGTAGCTGGGCTGCTCGGACGGTGCCGCAACCAAGTTTTTCAGCCCCTGGCGGAAATTGGCCAGCAGCCGTTCAAAATAGGGGCGCCGCACCAAATACGCCGTAGTGGTTTGGCAGTTGGCCACGCGCACAGCTTCGGGCGAGACTTGTTGGAAGGGCTGGTAGTTGTTGCCGGCTAGTAGCACCACATCCCACGAATCCTTAAACCGGGCCAAAAATTGATTGAACTGGTGCACCAGTTGTCCCGGGTTGGTGATTGTGGCGTCGTCTTCGCACACGAGCACGTGGTCCCAGCCGTTTTTGATCGCCAGCTCCATGCACGCCACGTGGCTCATGCTGCATCCGATGGCGCCGTCCGCATTCCGAATGGCCGCAAAGCGCTGCGGCTGAAGCCCAATTTTTCGGAACTGCGATTCAAAATGGGTGCGGCGATCAATTCGCGAATCCAGGTTGATGTAGACCACGTTGGTTATGTCGTGAAACCGGTGAACGGGCATGTATGTGTCTATGTGTGTGTGTGTGTGTGTGTTTTACATATATTGCAATACTTAAATTACGTAAACTCCGCAAAATCCAATCAATCCAATCAATCCCATTTTATTCCGTGATAATTCAAAAAGTGGATAAAGTGCTTGTTTTCGGAAAATTTATTGGCGACCAGTGCAATATTAAGGTCCGTCATTGCAATTCGCGGCGGGTACTGCTTTAAAAAGTGCTGCCGTTTCACAATGCCCGTGGCCTGCAACACGGCGGACCATTTGAAACACGTGGTGTTTAAAGGAACCGGCATTTCTTCGTTGGACACCATCGCAAACGGCTTGAACCCCCGGGCCATGAGGTGCGGCGTGATGCCAAGTTCGTACACGGAAATGGCGACATGATGATTCATGGGCAGTCCATGCGCGTTGAAATAATCCATGACCGCGCCCACCGTGCCGGCATTGTTGAAACACATGAAGTACGACTGCAAATGGTAGCCGTTCTCGTAACTGCCGGTGATGCCCATGAAATCACACGTCGGCGACGCTTGATCAAACATGCGGCGCATGCACCGGTCAAATGCCGCCACATCCACCACAACAAAGGAGTCGTTCATCAAACACACTTGCGCGGCGCGTTTCAACTGCGGTTCGGCCTGCGCAATGAACACGCCGTAGTTCCGAAAGTCGCTCTTGAAATTGTAACCGAGCATGTGGTACTTGTTGTAATCCGGCGCGGCAAACTGCCACTGGTTCGGGCAATTCGTCAGCACAACGATGTAATCAAACCGGTGTCCCATTCGCTCCAGCGTCAAATAATTGTAGCTCTCCACTTCTTCGCGCTCGGAGTAGTGCGAATAAATCAACACGCGCTTCTCGGTGAAATCCATATGGTGGCAAATCATGCGCATGTGCGCGTAATTGGCGGCAACGGCGCGGGACACATGCGAGAACGAAACCGCCTTCATTATTTGCAGGGCGTGATTTCGGACATGGTCTTCAAACCGGTTGTCGGCGGCCACCAACCGCCCGGCGCAGTCCTCCAGGCTGCGTTTCAATGCGACCAATTCAACAAAATTGGTTTGATTTTGGGCTGCCACTTCTTGTTGGATCTGCTTCTGCATTGCTTCGGCCCGCGTCGCCATGGTCTGGCGTTCGCGCTGCACGGTCTCCATCATTTCGCGGTGTGCCGTTTGAAGCGCATGGCACTGTTTCAACATTGCATCGGTTTTAGCGGCATGGAGTTCGGCTTCTTGTTTTGCCCTCGTGCGCAAACGGGCGCATTCCGCCTCCAGCGCCGCATGTTTAGCAATCATCTCCGCATTCGCGCGGTTCATGCGGTGCAGTTCCAGCTGCATGGTGCGTTCTTCTTTGGCCGTCATTCAAACCCGAATAAAACGAACGAAACGAATCAAATGAAACAATGAATTATAGCATGCGCTTATTTTTATATGATGTTTTCAACTCAAACATTACCATTACCATTACATGATGACATACGACTTCAAGTAGTCGTCCGCTTTCAGGACGTCCATGTAAAAAAACAGTCGCTTGCGCCGCGCAACCGCGTAACTGTTTGCACCATCGCACTCAAACAACACGATGTCCTGTATTAAGTCCGCCTTGCGGGACTTGCATTTCAACCCGTAGTACGCCGCAACGTGCTTCAGCTGCTTGAGCGTGTAATTCGTTTCATAGTCCAGCATGATGGCCGCAGTTGCGCCGAAATCGACGTCTTCAAACTCCTCATCCAGATGCGCGCTGCGGTTCAATTCATCGTGCAACGTCTGCATCATGCTGTCGTACGACGACGCGGACGATTCCAGCGAATCCGCTGGATTGGAGGCAGTTATGCACAACTCCACCTGATTTTCCATCATTGCGGCCTAATTCCTCTAAACTTCCTAAACATAAACCCAATGCTTGCATTGTTTTTATGTTGGTTCACTCACGCATTCGTTTTTTTGAATTCGTCCAAAATGTCCATGTGCCTGAAAATGGTTTTGTTGGTGATGCTGGGATGCGTCGCAGTCTTCGGCTTCAGCTTGCTGTTGGATTCCACCTCCGCCACAACCCGGGCCCATTCCTCGGCGTGATCCCTCTTCAAATGGTGGCGCGCGTCCTTCAAAAGGATGAACACGTTTTCGGTCAGTTCTTCCACCTCGTTGGAGTGATTGGATTGGCGCAAATGCTCTTGAATGAGCGTCTGCAGTTGCTGCACAATGTCCATGATTTGCAGCGTCGTTATGACGCCTTGTTTCATTAAATTGATGATGAACAAACTCATGGCGCGCCGCTTGTCGTTCGTCTTGTTCACCTCGCAAAACCGGGCGTAATCCTTTTTGGAATCCGCGTGCTCTATGCTCTTAAACAGCGCCATGAACTGCTCAAAATTGGTCTGAAACACCGCGTGGAACACTTCGTCGTATTTTTCCAGCAGCTGGCGAAACAAGCGCGCGTACACCGCCGAAAAAAAGTGGTTGGAACTGGCCGTGTTGAAAATCGCAGCGCCCACCGTCTGCAAATGGCTCGCGTCGGTCTCGTCCTTCAGCTCGTCAATGCGCGCGCACAGCGCGGCAAACACCTCGTCAAACGTCTTGTCCGTGATCTTGTTCAAGTCGGATCGGATGCAGTCCAAATGCGCGTCAATGCCCTCCCGCTTTTTCAGTTCGGTCGCCTGAAACCGGCGAATGCTTTCCCAATCGTCTTCCGTGATTTCGCTCACGGTGCTGCGCGGTTTTTTTTGCAGGGACGGCTCGTCCGCGTCCCCCCGTTCTCGTTTGGGAAAAATGGGCGTCTTCACGTACGAAGGCGCTCCCACCTGGTCCGCAATCCGCGAAACCAACTGTATCACGTCTGCCGGTAACTCCATGTCAAATCCGTTCCATTTAATTGCGTCAAAATCCGCGAGCAGATACACGGGCGTTATCTGCACCGCATCTGTTGCGGTTACTGCCGTCATTATGGGTGTCTGGGTTGTGCAATGGCAATGAAACTATGTATATTCAATGTGTTTTATTTATATTCATTTGCATTCATATTTTCATATTTTCATAGTTTCAATTGCGCGATTGCAACACAACACAACACATAATATAAACCACTAAAGGATCATAAAAATAAATTTGAAAACGGCTTAAATACACGCCCTCATTGTAACCCAGCGCACGCAATTATGACCGCACCACAACCACCACCCCCATCCTCCACCCCTGTCCGGGAATTCGAGGCGTGGGAAGACATTTCCGACTTGAACCCGCAGCTGATGCGCGGGTTGTACGGCTACGGCTTTGAGAAGCCCAGCCCCATTCAACAAAAATCCATTCTTTCCATCATGGAGGGACGAGACGTGATTGCCCAGGCGCAGTCCGGCAGCGGCAAAACCGGCGCATTCGCAACCGGCGCATTGAACCGCGTGCGCTTGGACGTGAAGCAGCCGCAGGCGCTCATCATCGCCCCCACGCGCGAGTTGGCCACTCAAATACATGACGTGGTGCAGAATTTGGGCACGCAAATGGTCGGGCTCAGCGCGCAACTGCTGATCGGCGGCACTTCCACCGAGGACGACGTGGCGGACCTGAAAGCCAACGGACCGCAGATCATCATCGGGTGTCCGGGCCGCGTGCACGACATCCTGCGGCGTCAGCCCGCCGTTGGACGCGGAATACAGTTGCTCGTGCTGGACGAAGCGGACGAAATGCTGTCGGCGGGGTTCAACGAGCAAATTTACAACATTTTTCAACAGCTGAACACCAACGTGCAGGTGTGTTTGTTCAGCGCCACCATGCCGCCCGAGCTGCACTCGCTGTCGGACCGGTTCATGCGCAACCCCGTGCGCATTCTGGTGAAAAGCGAGATGCTGACGCTGGAGGGCATCAGCCAGTTCCACGTGGCGTTGGAGACGGATCACGACAAGTACGCCACGCTGAAGGATTTGTTCACGCGCATTTCCGTGTCGCAGTGCATCATTTACTGCAACAGCATTCGGCGCGTGAGCGATTTGGCGGAGGCGATGGTGAACGACGGGTTCCCCGTGTGCTGCATTCACAGCGGCATGGAGAAGGACCTGCGAAACAAGGCGTACAACGAGTTTCGCGGCGGGCAGCACCGCGTGCTCATTTCGTCGGACGTGACCGCGCGCGGCATCGACATCCAGCAAGTGAGCACGGTGATCAACTTTGACATGCCGCGGGACGTGCACAAGTATTTGCACCGCATCGGGCGTTCGGGGCGCTGGGGGCGCAAGGGCAACGGCGTCAATTTTGTGACGCGCCGCGATTATCGCAAGTTGAAGGAGATTGAGTCGTATTACGGCACCACCATTCCCGAGCTGCCCGCGAATTTCGGGCTGTTGAACTGAACGTTGCTGGTATTATTATCCTCATGTACCATCACCGCCATCCATTGGAATTATTAAATTCATTTAATATAAATTGAATTTAGTTTATTTATAATTTAGTGTTTCATGCCTCTCATGTTGTTGCTGCCATTTTTTCCGTTGGCCACCGTGCTCATGGGCATGGTTGTGATCACGTCGGTCAAATGCACCGAGTTTGAATGCACCGACATTGTGCAAGACTGTTTGGATTGTGACGTGTGTTGGTGCTATGAAAATGGCGGGTGCGCATGCTGCTGCTGCACGGCGTGCCATGATCCCGACGCGGATAACGACGATTACGACGATTCGTCCGAATCATTTTATGCCTACGCCAAAAAATCGTGAAACAGCTTGTCCACATACATGGGCTGCAGCTGGGGGTTGTACAAGTAGCAGTTGCACTTGCCGTCCGCATGATAACTGCCGTAATGACCGCCGCCGCAGTTGCAGTACCCCGGCGCGGGCTGCATCGGGTCCGGCGTAAACCTGCACCAATCTTTCGGGTAGCCTTGCTCCACGCACGCCGACCAGTTTTCATACCCCTCCACATGCGACGACCCCCGTTGTTTGTAGTTGTGCCGCGCAATGATGTAAATCAGCATGACGAACAAGCCCCATTTCATCCAGTGATCCGGAATGCTGGGCCACATGTATTGTGTTGTCTGTATAAATGTGTATAAATGTATGCATTACTGCAATATATTTATTTTTATTTTATCGTTTCACTTTTTTCTCGCTTTCGTAGTATTGTTTGAACGCAACGTAGTTGTACTTGTGGTTCGGCAATTGAACCGCCAGCCGGCTGTTGTATTTTTGCAGGACGTCATACACCGCGTCGTACAATATGGGTTGCCCTCCGCCGCAATGCAATCCAGGAATGTGAAGAAAATACGCCGAATGTCCGAACAGCTCGCCAAACGACGGACTGTCGTCGCACTGCACTTGCGCGTGCAGCCCAAAATTCACGCCCGACGTGCACGTGTGCAGAAACCGCGTGTCCATGTCCAGGTGCACGTCGCCCGGGTGCGCGTTGGCGTATGCGGCCGTCGCCTTTTGATCGTCCGTGTACCCCTTTTCAAACATCCACGTGATCAAATGCAGCAGATTCCGGGCGTACCCGCACATCAACCCGCTGTTTGCGTATTTTTTAACGTGGTCGGTGGCCGTCACGCGCATGCCGTGGTGCTCAAAGTAGGGCCCCAGCCACTCCACCTGCGCATACTCGTATGCAGGATCGTAGTTGATTCGGCCCTCCGCGAAAAACTCCGTGCTAATGACCAACGGCTTGTTCAGCGCCTTGAATTCGTCCATAAAGTAGTGCGCGTTGCGCAAACAATACACGTCGTGCGCGTCGCTAATGACGACCACCTGTTCGGGCGGCAGCGTCTCCAAATGTCGGCGGTATGCCGTCATTTTGGTCATGTAATTCACCCACGTTTCACCGTCGCCCAGCACCGCATGGGCCCAGTCATTATTTTGCAGCGTTTCCACAAACCGCCGCGTGTTTTCATGGTTCGTCTCTTTGAACTTGTTGCAATACGTTATCACCAACGGATTCATTTTTTATTGTTTTGTTGCATTGTTTTGGACACATGAATTTAAGTTATTATTTTGAACAAGTTATTGATAATCGTATTTTTAGCCTTCTTTGCCTTCTTTTTCTTGGTTGCCTTCTTTGTCTTGATTGCCTTCTTTGTCTTGGGTGCCTTCTTAGTTGAAATGTTTGAAAGCTTTTTCGGGCTAAGCGACTGGCTAAGCGACTGGCTAAGCGACTGCGACTGGCTAAGCGACTGGCTAAGCGACTGCGAACGCGACGGGCTCTTTTTTGCGTTCGGGGACCGTTTCACGGTGAGTTTGTGTTTTTTGGGATTGTACGTGTGCTCAAAATACTCCATGGGCGCATACTTCAGGAACCATTCCTCGTATTCCGGGTCGTCGTGTTTCAGCTCTTGATATTTCTCCGCTTTCGTGGCTTTTATGTCGTCCAGCGTTTCCTGCTTGCCGTAGCACGTGATTCCAAACCGCCGCAGCAACCCCGTCTGTTTCAGCCGGTTCCGCTGCTGAATGTCGTACAGGCACTTGCACATGCACAAAATGCGCGTGACGTCGTAGTACGGCTTGTCCGTGTAAATCATGGCCAAGTACAGGCTCAGCATGGTGTCCGTGCTGGCAATGCGCACCCGCCGTTTGCCCACTTGGGTCACGTTGTAGCTGTGGCACGCCACCGGGTTGTAAATGAACGCAACCGGTTTTCCATCGTTGTGCTTGCCCGCCCTGATTTCGTAGTGCTCCGGCACGATCTCGCCAATGCCCGAGTGCTTGGTCACAATTACACCCTTGAAGTCGTTGTCTTCCAACCGCTCCTTCACTTTGGCCGCGCTGGCCTCGGGATCCACCGACAGCACGTCAAAGTGCGGGATTTGCGCAAACAGCGCCTTCTCCGACTTCGGCAAGTGCCGCGCGTAGTGCGAAATGGCGTACCCCCCGAAAAACACCAAGTCTTCGTCTATGAACGCGTTGCGCACCGTGCGAAACAGGCGCACATCTTCGGGCTCGTCATTGTTATCCGCTTGATCAATTTCATCCGCAGTGAGGCTGCCCTTAAAATGCTTAAATTGTTTCAAATGCTTCGGCGTTTGAAACGGCGCCGCCATTTTTTCCGGCACGCAGCCCTCCGCCTTGAGCGGATGGTACTTGTTCAATAGCGTCAGCCGCTTGCTCACCTTTTCCCAGCGCGACACGTCGCCCTCCGGGCGCGACAGCTCCAAATACATGCCCATGCGCAACAGGTTCGGCGGCGCGTACAGGATGCCGTCCACCTTGATCGCATCCGCGCGGATGTTCTTGAACAGCGTCGGGTCCAGCTGCGTGATGTCCGCGATGCCCACGAAGTTCACAAACACCTTGTACGTGCCGTGGTGCATGCCCGACTTGGCCTCCACCTCCGAAAACCCGTTCTCGTAAAACTCGTCGGCCAATTCCTTCGCGTGCTCCAGCGCATTCGCCGAATAAAAATCGTAATCGGGGATCTCCGTTTTTTTGTTGTAGAACTGCACCTCTTCCGGCAGAATGTTGTTGATCGCCGTGCCGCCGTAACACACCAGCTCGTGCTTCTTTATGAAACGCTCCACGGTGGCAATAATGTCCTTCATTTTAGGATCGTTCGTTTTTTTGGCGCCGATCTTGGCCTCAATGTTTTCAACCGCCCGCTTCACCAGCACTTGTTCTAAATCATCCAGTTCCGGCATTGATTATGCTTATGGTTGCTGGTTGCTATATTATGCAACCACAATAAAATAATTAAATTTCTCATGATCATGCATGTGCAATATGGAAATCGTGTATAGTTCCACTGAATTACTTAAAATACGCAAAACAACCACTGTAAACGGCAACGATTGTTATGAAATTGAAGTTAAGGATAAAGAATGTTCCTTTAAACACAAGTTTGTGTTTACACCGCACTCCACCGTGTTCATCGCCGTGAAACATGCCGGCAAAATTCACATTTTCAACGTAAAGAATGACGGCGATTTTCCGAGTGCATTCAAGGATTACATTGATGAAATCACACCAACGTTGATGAAATTTTGTGATGAACACGCTAGAGTCAGAGAATTAGTTGAAATATCCAACAAAATAAATAACAGTAATCCACATAACTTTGTGATTATACCCCCCCAAAAACTACCGTGCGACGAGTTTATCACACTAGACAATGCAAAAAGCATTGTTCGTGAATTAAATGCTGTTCTCCAACGGAAATGTCCTGATTTTTATTTGAACATTGACTACATCACGTCATTCCCTGCAGATAGCACTGCGTCGTTGTATTCAAATATTCTTTTGAATTCTTACATTCGGCCACCGCTAGTATTGTGTTTGTTCACTGGAAATGATTGCGTTTCATCCATAACAATAAAGCTGATGGGCGAAAGTGGGTTGACAATTGATTCTAGGACGAACGAACGATACGAGGGGCGAAAGTTCAATACGTTGTTGAGAGCAGTTGCAATAATGATATCAAAAAGTCTTAATGAACGGGTTGAAAGATTGACATCTGGTGCATCCAACTGGATATCAGCATTTTTAATGATAAAACGTTTCAACGCAGTTTCCCAAGAAGGGGATATAGACAAATCTACGGAGAATCTTGACACCGCAATCAAAGATTATTTTCATCATCAGGGTGGCATGGTAACCTATGTTGTATTGAATGAGGCAAACCTTGCAAATGCAGCAACCGTCTTTGATGAAACCATCCAAAGAATGAAAATTGTGTATAGTTCCACTGAATTACTTAAAATACGCAAAACAACCACTGTAAACGGTAACGATTGTTATGAATTGCTTACGCATGAACATGATCCAGTGAAATACGTGTTCACGCCACGCTCTACCGTGTTCATCGCCGTGAAACATGCCGGCAACATTCACATTTTCAACTTAAAGAAGGACGGCGTTTTTCCCGACGAGTTTAAAAGGCACATTGACGCAATTGCATCGCCGCAATTGGAACCGTTTTTCAATGAAAACACTTCGGTGCATGAAGTGTTTGATTTGCACAAGGTCATAAATGACAACACGCACCGGTTTGCGGTAATAAACAAAGGGTACAGATGCACTGAAATGATGGACTTGACGGACGCAAAAACAAAAATTGACGAATTGAATGCGGTACTCAAATCCGTGTGCCCGGCATTTTATTTGAACCTTGACTACATCACGGCATTCCCCGAAAACAGCGACGCGTCTTTGTATTTTGACATTTACGTGAACTCGTACTTTTGTCCTAAAATAATGCTTTGTTTGTTCACTGGCATAAAAAAACAAAAATGCGTGTCATCCATTACATTCAATCGCGCAAGTGATGATGAAATGAGCATTGATTCTAGAACCGATTCGTTGTATGAAGGCCGAAAGTTCAACATATTGTTGAGGGCGGTTGCCATAATCGTGGCACGCCGCATCATGCACACCACCCAAATGATAACATCCAATGCAGAAAATGTAATCTCCGCATTGATAATGATAAAATGGTTTAATGCGGTTTCTGTAAGCAACCAAACCGTACCGCCTGATCAACTGTACGATACACTCGCGCGCTATTTCACAACGAATGCTAGATTGGAAACCCACGTGGACTTGAACGAGGTTAATACTGCAAATGCGACAAGAGTGTTTCATGAAACCATCAAAAGAATGAACTGCAAACCACTACATCGTCGTAGTTCCTCCTCCGTTCGCCGGCACAGAAGCGCGTCTCCCTTCCGTTCCCGTTTCCATTCTCATCGTAGTTCACGGCACAGAAGCGCGCCTACTGGCGGAAAAAGAAAAACAATGAAAACAATGATGAAATAATGATGAAACAATGATGAAACCAATGAAACCCATTCAATAACTAGTGTCAGATTAGTGCATGTTTGGCAAATTCAACGCGTTTGTGATTAGCGACGTCACGGCCGTGGATGCCAGCAAAAAGAACGCCGCGCTAAACACGATCGTCCGGTCAAACGCGGTGAACGCCACATCCTTGGTCCACGGATTGAACCGCACCAGTAAAAACCCAATGATGAAATACTTTAACACCGAATTCAGTGTGTCAAAATACGCGGGCGCAACCGTCCAAATGCCCAGCAGTGCCACCGCATATAATGCATACCACGCATACAACACCCCGTAGTAAAACCGCTGAACCCACTCCTTCATCGCTGTCGCGTTTAAACATTCGTAATATTATTTATTTGTAGTGTAATAGGGTGCTGCAAATAAATAGTTTACCACAATGAACCTGGAACTCTCCAAGTTTGACATGCGCTCCATCAGCTTTAGGCCCGACGAGAACAAGGGCCCCGTCATCGTCCTCATCGGCCGCCGTGACACCGGCAAAAGTTTCCTCGTCCAGGACCTCATGTTCCACCACCAAGACATCCCCATCGGCACCGTCATCTCCGGCACCGAAGCCGGCAACGGCTTCTTCGCTGCACACGTCCCCAAGCTCTTCATCCACGACGCTTACAACACCGCCATCATCGAAAACATCCTCAAACGCCAAAAAGCCGTCCTCAAACAAGTGAAAAAAGAGATTGAAAGCTACAAACGCTCCAACATTGACCCCCGCACCTTTGTCGTCCTGGACGACTGCCTCTACGACAACAAATGGACAAAGGACGTCATGATGCGGTTACTTTTTATGAACGGGAGGCATTGGAAGATCATGTTAGTCATCACAATGCAATATCCTCTCGGCATTCCGCCCAATTTGCGCACGAACATTGATTACGTGTTTATCCTGCGCGAACCCTACATTGCCAACCGCAAACGCATCTACGAGAACTACGCGGGCATGTTCCCCACGTTTGAGAGCTTTTGTCAGGTGATGGACCAGTGCACCGAGAATTTTGA